CTCCACCGTCTGTCTGTTCAACAATACCCTCTGTATCAGTAAATTCAACATTCGCACCTTCAACAGCCCTGATTTCCTCAATGCTGTTGTATTCCTTCTTAACACGGCTTCCGTCAGTATAGATTTCATACTCAACTACCTTAATCGTCGGTTTAACAGCTTCCTCAGAACCCTTTACGGAAATCTGCGGATAAGTGAACTCGGTAATTTCAAGATTACCATAACCGGCAATGTCCTTTTTCTCCTGTTTCAGTGTTGTAGGTTTACTATTTTGCTTACCGTTTGAAATAATAGTAACAGTCACAGTACCTACCTCAGTTTCTTCTTCCGAAGTGTTAGGTGTATTCTTTACTACAACTCCGCTTTTACCGCTTGTAACAAAATCACCGCTGTATGTAACAGTTGCAGACGGGTCATTTGTTATTGTTACGGTTTCTGTATATGCAGGACTTTCTTCTTTATCTTTGTAAATTATATCCTGTTTCCATGATAGTTTAGGCGTGACAGTTCCACCGCTTGAAGGTATGGTGTCATATTCGAATGTTTCAATAGTCACCTCACCATATTCGACAAGTAAACCGTTCTGCCATATTTCAGCAGTACTTGAGTATTCTTCTTCACCCTTTTTAATAGTGACTTTTACGATTCCTGCAAGTCTGATTTCCTTGTTATGGTTGGCATGAATGTTAATAAAACCGGTATCTTCAACATCGACATTATCAGCACCTCTGATGACTTCGTATTCTACACTGTCATAATAATCGGTAATTTCACCATATGTATTACAGATTACAGTTTCCACAGTTCCATCAGTATAGTAGAATGTCTGTTCTATTTCGATGAAAGGTTGGCCGGAAACTTCACCTGGCGGGAAAATGTTGTAACCGGTTTCTTTGTATTTATATGTTATCTTCATATCACTGTAACTGTCAATCTTCTTACCGCTTTGTGAGAAAACAGCATCTACACTCTCTGTTTTATCCTTATATGCCACAACAACAGTTGCCGTACCGTCCTTATCTTCCTCGTTTTCGTTTTTCTCGCTCACGGTTATAACACCCTTATTGTCAATCTGACCCAAAGTAGTCGTGAAATTTATAGTGGCATCTTCAGGTCTGATAGTTCCGGTTGAACCATCTTCATATGTTACATCTACGTAATAGTCAAATACAGGTTTTATGCTATTACTTCCATCCCATTTTATCTTATCAGTATAATTGTATGTGATATGTATATCACCGTATTCAACAATCTTACCGCTTGACTTGAAATTCTCAAGTATCAGAATTGAACTTGAAGGTATAATCTGCATGATAAATTTCAGTATTACGTCTATGAAATACTTCTTGAACATTTCGTTGTCCTTTCCTTTTTTATTTATTATTTTCAGATATTTCCGGTTAAGGTAATATTTTAAGGGTTCATCTTCATTGTTATCCTCAGCACTGCTGTTATCTGCCGTATTATATGTATCTATAAGGTTCATCACCTTACCGTTATATTTTCTTGTGAACTCCTCTTTTAACTCGAAACCTATATTCTCAGCCTCTTCAGCCATGTCATTAGGCAGCAGATATTCATCCAGTGAATACTTGAACGGTTTTTCCATGTACTGTCTGTATTCATTACCACCGTCATATAGTCCATACCCTACATGGGGATTGTTACCTGTATTAGTTGAAATAAGGCTGTTCAGATATCTTGCCTTCTTACTTACAGTACCTTCCTTATCGTTTATATCTACGTTTTCCCACGACTCAGGCAACTGCGGATTATATATACCGCTCTCTGAGATTATCTCATCACCGTCAGTCACTTCCTCCTTAAGATGGAAGAAATGCGAAACATTATCAGGAAGAACGGCTACATATCCTGAATATGTGGATATGTCCGCAACATAATATATGTCACCTTCATTGAGTGAATTAGGATTAAGTGACAGTAAATCACCGAAACTGCTTACAACATGGAGATATGACATTGTTTCCATGTATTCACCTTCAATTACTTTGGTTCCTTCATCCTCTGTTTCGATGACGTTGTTCATCTTACCCCAACCGCCTTTGCTCTCGAATACGAAATCACCGTCGTATTTACGTTTCTGGGTATAATACGGTATTATATAGCGTTTAAGTTCTTTTTCGTCCTCATCATCATCTTTTTTAACCCATATAAAAATGTCATTAAGGGGAATACCGCTGTAAGCATCATCATACTGTCTAGGATAATTCTTAGATGAATTAATCTCAGCTATATTTTCGTAATTATCATCATAACTTATAGGTTTTGTTGTGTAATAGCCTTCCTCAATCTCATAATCCGGTTCATCTTCTTCACTTAATTTCTCATCAGTAAGTCCGAACATACCCATTACCATTTCAATTGACTGTCTCGTACCCTTTGTGTTGAATATTCTGTCAGAACATAACAACAGTTTTTTCATGAAATCTATCTCAGACTTCGTACATGTAAGGTTTTCAGAACTTAACGAACCGAACCACTCCAACTTGTTCTTTTCTCCCTGAAGATTATACCCTTCAATAAAGTTCTTGTCAATCGTAACACCTGTTAAATCAAGGGCAGGATAATACTTCATGAATCTTTCCTTACCTTCTTCCAAATCATTATATTCTGTTTCTGTTAAGAATACAAGGTTTGTTTCATCATAATAGGCGGGTTCATAATTTGCCTGTTCACCGGTGTCAAGTTTACTCCACTCCTCTTCCGTTATCAGAATACGTGTTTCCTTATTAATATAGCCCTGATTATTGTCATTTATATCAGGTATTACAGAGGTTATATCCCATCCGCTTGTTTCGAGTCTGTCTGAAATCTCGGCATCCGGTTCATTGTTGTTACCGTCATAAGTATTGTTTGCCGAAAACTTTATGCCGTCTATATTACGCTTGATATCATCAAAGAAACGTCCGTATACACGTATAAGTTTCTGCATCCTGTTGCCGCCTTCAATATTATCTTCCTCATCGCCCTCATTATATTCCCTTGTATAAGTCCAGTCGAAATTCTTGATAGATTCATGCGTCATGTTCTTATACAGATTGTCGCACCACAATTCATCGAATACACCTGCCATATCCAGGAGTTTTGACAGATATTCAGCATATACTTCAGAACCTATGTCAATAAGGTGATATGTTATTCCCTCAGTCGCGTTCTGTTCTTCTGTATTATATATCACCTCCTTTGAAGGCCATGTGTAGTCGCGGTATACATATTTGTAGGTAAGTTCACCCTCAATAGGAGTAAGGAATGAATTAGAATATACGGGCTTTGAATCAAGCGTAAGCAACTGCTTCTCGAAACCGTCAAGGTTTGAGAAAAACTCGTCAACCATTTCCCTTTTAGGGGTTATTACTGCATTTTCGTTGTCAGTAAGTATAACCTCCTCACCGTCCTTGATATAACCGTAGAATTTATAGGTATCGTTTACAGTTACCTCATATAGTGCCATGTTCTCATTCTTACCCTCCGGTTGTATTTCCTTACTCATAAGTACAGGTACATAACATTCACCGTCAGTACAGTCAGAACAGTCCTTTACATATACATCCCATGAAACAGGTATACTTAATTTAGGCATCCAGTTTGAAGGTTTACAGTCAAGAGGATAACATCCTTGCGGTACACCGTCCTTTGTGCACTGTATGAATGTATATACAGGATAGGTTACATTCTCCTTGTATAACAATACATTAGCGGTTTCATCTGTTATAGTACTTGTTACTAACGCGGAACCGTTCTGAATTAACTTTAAACTATTACCATGCCAGCTTACAACCAAATCTGAATTAACAGTATACGGACTGTCACTTGTTTTATAGCAAGTTGTCGTAAAACCGTATCTTTGTCCGTTTACCTCGAAATAGTACTTCCCGTAATCTGTTATGTCAAGTAATAAACAGGGATGTACTGTAAACGAGTAATCAAAATCTGTATTAGTATGTTCTTTTAAAAAAGAAACTGTAAAATTGTTATTTGTAATGCCTTCAAACCCTAAATAAATACCACTACCGGTAGTATCATTTTCGAATGCAATTGTATTTGAGCCTTGATTGTAATAAACTTCCTTGTTATTAACACGTAATTCCTTTATACCACCAGTGTATGTTCCTTCTGTACTATTCCAAACAATGAATTTATAATTACCCGTAAATGTATATTTGTCACTTCCTATTTTTGTTGAACCATTTGTGTTTATTGCTGTTCTAATGGTTATTGTGTCAGCCGTTTCTCTTTCAGTATCAGGTTGAGTATAACCGTAAAACGTATAATCTTCAACAATTTCATTTATGTCGGCTTTGCTGTCAGGTAATATATTAAATTCTTCATCATAACCTTCAATCTTTAGGTATCTTAAAGGTTTTTCAGGATGAAGCGGGTCAGGATTTATACGTGTATGATATGTCACATGTACAGTTTTTAATACCGGAATAGGCTCTATCCATTTATCCCCAACATAATAGTAGAAATTAGGATTCAATGTGATTTCACCAAGGTCTTGTGACCAATTTGTGTTTCTGGTAACAGATATATCAGTACCGTTATACTGAAGTTCATTAAGAATCCTTCTGAATCCATAACCACTTACAGTATTCTTTACTGCAACACTATGCTCAACTTCACTTATGTCAGGTAAAGTTTTCGTATCACTGTCAATAACTACCTCACCTGTATTTCTGTTGTATGTTTTAACAGTAATATCATCAGTGACATTATCCTTGACATAACTTAATTCAGTTATTTCAACCTTATTGTTAAGCAGTTCAACATTACCGTGCTTAAGGCTTTTAGGTACTATAGTATACCCTATTTCCTCAGTATAGTCCTTATTGAAAGTAAAACTGTCACTTACATACTTTGTAGTAGTTTTATAATCATTACCTCCAACTGAAGTATACACGAACTTCCTTGTAAGTATTTCATATTTCGTAATGGGGTTTCCGTCTATAAGGTAGTTCTCGTATGACTCGGCAAGAAACCTGTCAGGATTGTTCGTTTCCTTTTCCTTATCTGAGAGTGTATGTATGAAATCAAGGTTGAACGGATTATCGACATACTTGTAACTGTCTACCGGTGTAAACCCGCCCTTACCGTCCGGAACAGTAACATTATCCACTGAAATGGAGATACTTGCAGGAAATCTGTTTATAATATCCGAAACAGATGATTTTACCAACTCGACAGCAGAACCATAATAGGCAAAGTCACGGATATCGTTACTTGAGGTATTTACCTTTACCTTGTTTGCCTCTTCCTTTGAATCCTTTACGTCATCGTATATCCAGTGTGCAACCCATTTTCCGAAATTGTGCTTCTTATGATATGACGGGTATGAGTTGTCCGTGAACAGGAAGTTAGTATCGCTGTAATAGGGCTTCTTACCCTTTTCAATCTGATGCTGACTTCCTATTGTAACCCAGTCTCTGAGCCAAATTTTTCCAAGCTTAGTATTCTGATGTACCCTGCTAAGAATATAGTTACTGTGATATTTGCTGTACCTCGCCATATGCTTCTTTTAAACCTGCATCAATTCATTTATGTCCAAACTGTTGTCGATGTTGTTGTCCCTGCTGAACTTAGTCTCTGCAACATTTGTTTTCTTATAGTTGTCCTTAATGGTTGAGAACTCGTACTGTCTGTAGATTTCATTATTGAAGTTGTAGTATGAAACAATACCCTTGTCAAGGTTCCTTACCATATTACCCTCCTGCATGATACTCAGCGTCTCTATGTCATGTTCAACCATTTCAACCTCAAGCATTACAGGGTCAAACTTCGTATTCGTTATGACAATCTCCTGATTAGGCGTTCCTATGTAGGGGACTGAATTACTCTTGAAATCCGGACTTGTAGAAGGTGTTACCGTAATGAAGCACAGGCTTCCGCTTCCGTTGAATCTGTAACCGTTTGAATTCGTGTTGGCAGAAGTAAGGTTCTGTGATACGGGTTCGCACATATTGTTACTCGTAATCAGACGGTAATAGTCCTGTCTCTGAAGTGAAGAACCGGAATATTCAAAGTATTCTATACGGTAGCCTACAAGCTTGTCCTCGGCGAACAGACTCTGGTTGTCAACCGTATTCATGTCAATGACAATACCCTTTATGTCGGGATATGCAGCCAACGAACCTACATCCTTTATTGTGAATCTGTATTCCTTCGGCTTTATGAATATGGTATATATACCCTTCTTGCCGAATATGGAAAGCGGCAAATTTAGGTTATACATACCCGGTAAACGTTTATCTGCTCCATTCTCGTCCGTTTCAAGGCTTGAATTAGTCAGAACCGAATTAACATCCGTTATCTCCCTGAAATTCTTGAACGACGAATCTTCAGAACTCCTGCTGGGTCTGTAATGATAGTAAATCTGCACATCTTGGGCAGGGTCTATAAGTGAACTCCGAACAACTCCGTAAGTACTGTTCATTGACAAATCAGATTTATATTCAATATACCTTATTTTTGATAGTTTTGGAAGCCTTAACTTGTTTTTTGGACATTGAAGAACGAATTATTTGCATAGTTTTCCATATCTTCCATCGTTTTCACCTCTGACAGCTTTATGTGACGCTCAAAAGCAGAATAGTTACCTCTGTCTATCCTTACGTTGTTTTCAACTTCCGGCTTATATGTTATACCGTTAAGATAATCCGTTTTGTAGACTTCTGCAAATAAATAGTCGGCTTCGTTTTTTATAGTTGTCGTAAAATCACTTTTTATATATGAAAATGTCATTTTTTCATCACTTACTGTCCTGTTGTAACTTGTTATTGAATTCGTTGTATTGAATGCAAATTTTCCGAATGTCGTACAGTTGTCGTTAACGTCATTTACATATTCGTCAAATGTGAACTTCTCGACATATTCCTCTTCCTCGTCATTATCTGTGTTAGGAGTTACCGGTTTTCTCTTTACTAATTCATCAAGCTCGCTTCCTTCGTCATAACTGTATGTTTCCGTATATTTTACACCGTGATATCTGTCAGAGGGGTCATATATGAAATCACTGTATCTGTACAGTTCATTACCGTCATCATCCTTCACAATTTCGGTTTTCTCGGCTATCAGATGTGCATTTATAACATATTCAAACGTAATTGTCCTGAGACTCTCGTTTGCTGTTATGGCAGTTATTACATTACCGTATGCTGCAAGTGTTGTAGGACTGCTTATTGCCGGCTGTACTATACCTTCTTCAAGTTTGTCTGCATCAAGTATGTTACCTAAGTCATCCGTTACGGCCTTATACCCGTTTACAGTACCTATTCTGTAATAATAAAGCCAGTCTTCACCATCTTCCGGTGTCTCAACCGTGTCTGAAGCATTAAGGTATGTCTTGAACCTTCTCATTGAGACGAGCTTGCTGTCTGACGAACCTTCAAGCACGAAATCGTCAGCTATTTTCGGATTGTTGTCACTATCATATTCAACAATATTGAATACATTACCGAACCGGTTGTCAGAAGATATTATCCTGCTGTATTTTTCCCACCAAGGCTTATCGTCATTTTCACTGTCATCCGATGTATTGCCCGTACCAATGCGTCTGAAATGTGCGTCATCTTCCACAAACTCAAACCTCATAAGTTCCTTGTTATAGACATCGGTATTGTCCTTTACACATACATAGGTGTTTCCGTTATAAGTGTACAGTTCACCTTCATGATGCAGTTCACCGCCGACCCATTCATTAAGATAGCATGACAGATAACCGATATCATATACCGACTGTCTGAGCATTATGTCAAAATTAAGGGATGATGTACCGGAATCAGCATATCCGTAGTATTCTGTCGCTGTTTCATCTGCAAGGGGTAATAGACTAAACAACCAGTTATATATAATTGTTCCTCCCATTCTGACATACTTTGAACATGTACAGCATATTTCAGGCTCAAGAGTATTTATATCCTTTTTACTCGGAACAAGTTTACCGCCTTCTTCTGTATAGCCGCCCGTATAGTAATCATATACAACCTTTAATTTCTGATAGGTGTTAATCAGATTCCTTACATTTGCAAGGTACACCACAACCGGTAAAAGGTCGTTATCCTCGTCATTAAGCCCAAGTTCAGTGAAATTGACTGCTATCTTACCTATTGCTTTTTCAATGAAAAATATGAAACTGTTATCACCTCCGTTTAGACTGAAGTCATAGTCCTTGTACTGATAATAGTAATTCATAAGTGTACGGTATGAATAAGTACCACCGGACATTAATACCACTTCATTTCCGACATCAAGTTTTACATTTTCGGGAAGTTTTATATTCTCGATAATCTTGCCGTAACAGCCGTCAGATGAATCAGTTGCCTTATGCAGCCTGAATACACCCGCGTCATTTTCCTCCAAATAGGCAAATAAACCGCATATACGTGATTTAAGTTCTTCACGGCATATTGTTTTCTGTATTTTATCCATTTTTTTTTTCAATTTATTTTGGCCTCGTAGAGGTTTATTGTTATAGCATTGTCCTTAAAGTACACGGAATCACCATAAAACTCATCATCAAGGTAATACAGATGCTGTCCTGATACTTTGTCATACTTATACTTGAAATGTATGTATGAATACTTAAGGAATTTCCTTATACCATAACCGGCTTCTTCACCGTTTACTGTATTATCCCAGTCCTTAAGTATTTCCCTGAATGACTTGAAACCCTTTATATCTTCATTGAACGGACACATAAACGGTATCGTCCTTCCGAAACCCGCATGGTTGAATTCAATCTTCATGTACAGGTCCTGGGGATATGTACCAAGGAAATTTTCCTTCCAAAGATACAGGTAGAATCCCTCGCTTGAAGAATCGGAAGAATACTTGTCCCTTACCGTTATCTGTGAACTCAGTCTCACTTCCTCTATTTTGTCCGTATCTGTTCTGTTCGTTATCTTTTCTTCCTGTGAAGTTGAGGTAGGCTCCCTGTCAACCTTTATACCGGTCAAGTCCTTTTTAACAATGTAATTTCCGTCATCCTCGTTTTTCTCTACTGATGTATAGCCTTCCTTCTCAATATACCTTGCGTATTTGCTGAAATACAGTCCGCTGTCAAGGAATACCGTGGAATAAGCCAACAGATTCTGATTTGCCGGATTTACCGAATCGAAAAACATGAGCCTTATAAATGATTTCTTAAGTTTGTTTTTCTGGTACCTTACGTCCTTGTTGTTGAAACCCAGATAATATAGCAAATCCGAATGCAACTCCTCCCTGTTTGTAAAACCTGCTCCGAAATAATCCGTAACGAATTCAGGCTTACCTTCTGCATTGACAGTAACACCGTTCCAAAAAGAATTGTTGTCAGCTATCCAGTCTTCACCCTCATGACATCTGAAATGAAAATTGAATCGTATCTTATATATCCTGTCCTTTATATATCCGTAATTGTCATCAGGTATTTCAGGACTGTCATTTACAGTATACTTTTCCTTTTCTGCCTCAGTAAGGCTGCTGTATTCCTTTTCATTAAGGTAATCCTTGCCGGTTTCACCTGACTTTAACACATATTTGTCCAAAAACATCTCTGTTTTCCATATTACAGGATGATATACATCCTTCTCCATGTCAGGTGAACTGTTTATCGCTTTTCTTATTTCAGCATTCGTAAAATCAGTCCTTATGGCATCATCCTCCATTAAATCAGTTGAAAAAGTACTGCTTAACGGTAATGATAATGAGGTCATCGGCTTGTCGTAGTACAAATCGAACATACCGGTTGTGAAAATGAAGTTGTCACGGAAAAACCTTGCATTTGAGAGATTATACTTCAATACTCCGTTTTCTGTATAGTATAGGGAATTATACAGAAGCGTCGGTGTATCATCCTTAAAAAGGACATCGTATTTTACACGGATAATAGTTCCGGTAAGTACCTCTGCATTTGTATATACACCTTCCTTTACTTCCTTTCCTATCTTATCACTTACATACAGTATTTCAAGGCCGTCAGGAAGAATATTATCTTCATACTCTTCCTCTATGACAGAAGGAAAACCGCCCGGACAGTCGTATGTTATGTATAGTTTGTATATTTCACCGTTTGTAACATCAAACAGATGCTTCCCGTTGAAATACAGAAGCCACCACTTTGTATTTACCGTTTCACCTCCTTCGGTCTCTTCCTCAGTCTCATAGATACCCAACATTCTTATGGCAGTATCATAGAAACGGTCAAAAATCAGTGAAAACGACCTGTTTTCGAAGTTTATACCGGATGGAATGAATGATGTATTGAACCTGTAAGCCGTTCTTGTCAGTGAATTGTCATCAAGTACATCCTGACCGTAACTTGCAAGTAACTTACCCTTTTCACGGAACGGGAGTTCTTCTTTACAGTAGCATGACAGCATCAGTTTTTCTTCATTACCGTCACCGAACAGTCTGCTTACAGTGAAATCGGACAATTCCAACCATGCAAGCCTGTTTTTAACGTCGTTTATGTTAAATCTGTATTTTAGCATACCTTTTCCCTTTCGTCCTTGTATACATAATTAGATTCACGGCTGATATTACCGGAAATGTCATTAGGGAAACTTCCCTTGCACAGTAATCCGTTCCATCCATGAGGGTCTTGCCTTCTCATGAAGAAATTTATCTCATTTGTTATATAGAACGTACCGTTTGAATATGCATATTCCGGCAGATTTACTGTATTATCATCACCGGGATTCAGAACTTCCCTCCAAAGGTATTTGTTGCTTCCTACTTTTTCGGCATATTCCGGAATTTCATTGTTCTTTATCCTGAAGAAAATCTGTGACTGTTCACCTTCTTCCTTCGGTAATGACAGATTGCATATATCCAACCAGTTCATCTTACATTTTTCAAACAGTTCGTGCCATGGATTGTCACTGTCCATATAAGGTATTATGTAAAATGATACAGGACTTTCAATATAAGTTACGGTAAAACTGTATCTGTCATCATTCTTACGGTTGTACATATATACTATATCACCTATGTTGACACCGCTTCTCCTTACGGTTGTCAGTTTCAGATAAATTGAATTAGACTGAACAGGTGTAATTGAAGATAGTATAATATCCTTGTTCTGGTCTTGAAGTATGGTTCCGAACTCCCTTAATGCTATCCTGTAATGCGGCTGGTAATAGTACCCTTCCGAACGGCTTGTAGGTGAAATTATGTCCGTATCAGCTGCTTCTTCCTTTACACTGAACGAACACTTGCTATCATCAACTTCGAAACCGTTAATCAGATTATCCGTATTATCGGGATTCTTGTCAAAGTCATCAGTGTACAGTTCACGCCATCTGAATTTCCTTTCATCGTTCAATTCCCTCTGTGCCGTGTTGAAACGGTGCATAAACGGTTGTATTATCTTTTCAATACACTCGTTCTGATTATATTCGACAATATCACCAAGGAACTCATCATCATTAACCGTTATATCCGTTCCGTAAGGTGAAGAATATTCAGCACGTACCTTATCTGTTCCCTCTTCCTTGTATTTGTAGTTGTAATTGTTGTATATCATCGAGATATCACCGCATGACTGCCTTATATCCCTTATGTATTCATCACTAAGGTCTATATTCGTCTGCGAGAACTGCAAGCCCTCAGATACCTTTCCGAAACAGTGGGAAAATTCTATATCCTTGTCGTTACGTATTATCCTGTCAGGATTCAATCCTTCTTCGGTTATACCGTACCATTTCTCATGACCGTAATTTGTCTTGATAACAGTTACATAAAGTTCGGTTAACGGAAAACCCCTGTCATCCTTAAGGTTTTCTATGTTGATTGAATCAGTAAACGTGACCTGTGTACTTGCATCACTGTAAATTGTTGATTCAAATGCCAACTTGTACTGTTCCTTGTCGAAAAGCACCGTTTTTCCGCGTTTTTCCTCGTCAATGAAATCATCGGGATATTTCGAGTTTTCCTCGATATATTCTTCAATGGTCTTGCTTCCGTCATCCGGAAATTTACTTGTTGCATACTTGAAATTAGGGAGTTTCCTGAAAACCCTTATATAGTACTTTGACGTTACGTTTCCGACAACCCTGCTGAAACGGTAGTCATTGTCATCGACATTATCAGTATTAAGTTCTGAATCCGTATTATTATAGTTTTCGTTCAACAGTCGTATGAAATCCAAATCATTAATATAGAAATAGAAATCCTTTCCGTTGTTCTTCAAGTCACCTGTGTTTCTTACTACAAAATTCTTCTCGTATTGTTTCCAGTTGCCTTCCGTATTACGCTTACGATAATAGAAACGTATGGTATCACCTCCTTTAAGTCCGTGCTTTGTAAGGCTCCTGAATAAAACAACCGTTTCACCGTTAGGTGCTGTTGTCTTGACAGCCGACAATATCATAAGGCCGCTTCTCTCTTCCGTAATCTCAACAGTCTCTTCACCTTCCTTCCTAGTACCTGTAATAACATTAATAGGCTCTACAACCAGATAATCGTTGGTATGTCTGTAAGGGTAGGTAAGTATAACCTCCCAGTTGTATTCCTCCCTATGCTGATATCTGTTGTATTTGGGGTTGAATGAATATAGAGTCCTGTCAGGGTACATATCGACAAATTCACAAGGTTTCCTGTCATTCATCACATAGCCTATGTTAAGTACTGTCGGTTTGACATTAGCACCGATTTGCCTGAATGAATTAGACTGTATTGTTGACCTGTTTATAAAACCGTACCAACCGTCCTCTTCATATAATGCAGCATTTATGGCATCGCCGTTTCCGAATTCCGTTATGTCACCGTGGTTGTACAGATGCTTGTCCCTACCCTTTGAAACCTGACTCTCACCGTTTCCGTCATCACTGAATTCCTCTCTTCTTCTGTACTGTACTATTTTTCCGTCAGCATAGCGCATTTTATCGGCTATAGTGTTGAACAGCGATTTCTCGTTTGCTGACAGTTTTGCCTTTGAGAAATTGACAATCTTGAATGAATTGTTTCTCAGTATGTGATTGTCGAAAATGTCATATCCCGGATGATATACATAATTTTCACCCGTAATCACATTACCGTTTATGTCATAACTGTCATAAGCACAACCGGGACGTGAATATTCAGTATTCATTATCATTTCTATACGGTTAGGCTTCTCATTGTCGCTATAGACAGACTTCTTTATAATCATTGAAGGCTTATCTGTCCTGCCGCTTCCAGATTCCTTACCGTCAAAGAATGATTCACCGTCCACAACACCGTCACAACCCTTGAAATCTGTTGTTCCGTCCTTATATGGGACTGAACCCTCAGCATAAACCATTTCAGTAAACGGATTGAACAGTACATTACTACAGTATGGGTTTATTGTTGTTATCAGACGGTATTTTGTACCGCTGTTACGCTCCTTCTTGAACTGTTCGAGTTTGTCTACTGTTGTTTTTATGTCAGTAAAATGAATCATCTTGGATGTGTTCCTTAACTCCACATCCAAGTAATTCGCTCTGTCAGTTGAATTGACTGAATCTGTCCTGCCTAATCTTATCTTTGTGCTGTCCATGTACGTTCCTGTTTAATCTTGTATTTGCTCGCTCCATACAGCTTTAAATATCTTTGCCCTGTCAATATTCACAGCGTCTCTTCTGTGATTAACAATAGCATCTTCGTTTTCTACTTCCTTCCACCCTTCGAAACGGTATATCGTGGTTCTGTTGTTGGCCTTTACGGGGTCTCTCTTTGGTTCATCACCGAACAGTTCGAATAAAGTAAATGCGGTTTTCCCTTGTCTCGGAATCGGCTCGACATTAACCGACCTTGCTTCCGTATCACTGTTATCAGTCGTATCTTTATAGTTTGGCCAGTAACCCCCCTCAAGTGAACATGTCACATTATACCATTCATGCCCTACATTAGTCGTGACTATAGGTATTACAGCACCCTCCGAAAGGGTTCCACCACCCCATACATGTGTTTCATGAAGTAATCCGGTTACATCCCTTACCTTTACCTTAAGTATGTCATCAAGGTCTTCACCCTTTGCCTCTCTTGTAAATGCACCGTATTCCGTATCATTAAGCTCAAACCATATTCCGTTAAACACTTTCATTGTCTGTATCTCCCTGTCTGAATCAGGTTCCGAACCCTTATGTACTACCCTCTTCTGAGGTGAAACAGTACCGCTTTGGTTTATCGTTCCTGAATCCAACTTACATGTTACCTCCATTTCATAGTCAAAGTAATCAAGGTAATAAAGCGGTCTGCAATTATCCGTAGAATTGAAATCGGGATTACCGTTATCATACACAGTATTAAGTACAAACACAACTGCCGTGCGAGTCAATATTTCCTTCCAGTATGAAATATTTGTTTCTATACCCGTTACAGTGTCTTTTACTGTTTCAGTAACGTATTCCTTGGTTCGTAAAATACCGCATTCAGCTGTTGTGACAACATTGTTGAATGAATATACAGGTGAAACGGCATAGCTTCCGTCCTTGGTCATGGCAACTATATAATATTCACCTGACCATTCATTTTCCCATTTGTTGAAATATCCGGTAGTACCTATTGCAAGTTCATGCAGCTGGTCTTCTATCATATTCCTAATACGTTCATCTCCGCTACCCAAAGTACAGTCTAAACCGAAATATTCACATCTGGTTATTTCTTCATTATTGTCGTTACGGCACGTACTCTTAATATAGCTCGTTGTTGCAAACAGCATATTCCATATGTTTATGTTTGTATCAAACAGCCTCCATCCGTCAAGATTGCAGTTCATAAATGTACCTTCATCGTATTTATTCCGAAGTTCACCTATGTCAAGTACATTGAATGCATTTTCTTTTCCTTCTTCATCAAACCCCTTTATCGGTACGAAGTTCAACGGATAGTTCAGAGTGTCAACACCTGCCTTCTGTCGGCATATAAGATTAATATCTAAATATTTACCATCTTCATTTGAACTATATGCATGATAACCGAAATATACAACACCTTCAGTAGGCCCGCCTGAAATAGTAACACTTAAGATACTTTTATCCTTATGGTCACAGTTATTCACGCTATTGTCACGTAATACAACAGACATACCTCCGTATATTTCCTTTGTCATATTACAGAAACTCGTATCAGTAATGTTCAGTGATACTGTTGCCGGTAGAAGCGGTATGTATTGTCTCGTTTTACCGCCTGCTGATTTTGTATCTGAGAATACATTATTTTCGTCAGTGTAATAGTTATCCCATGAATAATACGATTTATCAGCATTAGTAGAACCCGAAATGAATCTGTAAGTCGGCAGTGAATCCTCGGTATTGTTTATGTCAACCAGTTCTGCTGAGGAAGAAGTCCTGGATTTATAAGTCATAGGAGTTGCTATCTCCATATCGAATCTTCCTACATTCTGTGACTCGAAGAATGTACTGCCTATATTACGACTATTTTCACCGTATACAATAGAACTTATCACTCCGTTGTATATCTTACCTGACAGCAGACCGCACATGTCAACTGTCCTTCCTACCTTGTCAATGTCAGTGACATATTTATCATTTACCGTATTCCTCGGATTATAGTAGGGTATTCCGTTGAATGCAGCCCAACTTATAAGTTTCAGTTCCATTACCTTGTCAATGACATGGAATCCGAAAAGTCTGCTTGTATTTGAATTTGCAGCATTATTCTTAATACCAACCGGTACTGTATCACCGAACGGTATCGGTTCTTCCTTATTTAGTTTGTTCACCCTCTGTTCAGATGAATTTATTACACCTACAAAGAATGCATATTTCTGCTTGTCGCGGAACGGTGAACTGTTATCAAGTGCCAGACAGACATTCGGATAATTGACGGTGTCAACCATGTAGCTGTCTTCTCTGTCTCTATAAGCACCGTAGTTCTTACTTGATGTATAACTGATTGACGGTATTGTTATATTGTCAATGTCACGTTCAAGATTGAATGAATAGGTAAGTGTTCTGGCATCACCGTATTCAAGGGTATTTCCACTACCTTCCTCAACACTCTTTTCAGAACGATGTGCTATATAGAATGCAACCGGCATATCTTCCGTAACTGCCTTGAACTTGACTCTCTTCTCTTCATCAGGACAGGTTTTCCAAAATGCATTCTTCATTTCCGAAATGAATTCTGCCTTTATTTCAAGAATACGTTCACAAGCCTCGATTACTGTGTCACATGTATCTGCAATGTCCCTTGCCTCAATATTCTCGTCATTAGCCAGTGCATTCTTAATCTTATAAAGGAAATCTATAATAGAATCCCTGTTACTGTCAGTTTCACTTATGAATGAAATATGGTCGTTAAGTATGTCATTTGTCAGTATGCCTTCAATGAATACACATGTATTACCGTCACTTAACCTTTTTGTCTTAAGTAACGTATCTGCCATTTCATCCATTCTGTATATATAACGCTTGAAGCCTTCAACATCACGTAGAGGGAAACCTTTGCATGTAAAACCATCTTCATTTACGACTTTAGTCTCGTAATATGCAGGTTCTATTTCATTTCCTGCTTCATCATAGACAGCTTCATGGAATATGCTGTAAGTCTCTATTACCTTGTATTCATAATACTTGTCCACATGACTCTCATTATAATATGCTTTGTATATGACATTAGCATCAGGTATATTATCCAAACTATTGTATTCTTCTGCTGAAACCGTAGCAGGGAATGTGTTATATATCTCCTGTGTTACAGATGAATTAATCTGCTGTATTTGGGGTAATGTCTTAATCTGATATGTTCCGGCATTATAATACTCCTTATATAATGTATCTGCATCAGGTACTGCCTCCTCGAAACCTTCATATGTATCAGGCAGCACTTCCTTTGCAAACATATTATATATAGCATCCGTAACTCTCGGATTAATCTGTTGTATTTCACCTAATGTCTTAATCTTATAAGTGAAATCATCATAGATACCGGAATATAAACCCTCCTTTAATCCGTTGTTTAATGATTTCAGTGCTTTCTGATATGATACCAGTTTATCCCATTTGTACCTGTAAGTATCACCGTTCTTACCGTCAAAATCAGATATGTTAAGCCAGTTATCACTGAATGAATTTCTGTCAAATGAGGACGGTGTGTTATTGCTGACAAGTTTTATCTTTGTTACAGTACCCGTTTTGTCCTTTATATTCTCCAACTTGTAACCGGAACCCCAGTGACTGATAACCTCATAATCGATTATATCGTTTATATACAGTTTGTAGGGAACAACATCACTGACAAATACAGTTTCCGTGTAAGTATTGTTCGTTTTGTAAAACTCAACCGTACCCTGTCCGTTTTCAACAGGACAATACTGTGTAACCGTTACCTTATATCTCTCCTCACCCTTCGGTACGCCGATTATGAACTTGAACTGTGTACCGCTTATCCTTCTTCCGCCTGATTCAGTGTAGTTTTCGGCATTCAGCCAATAATCGGACGGGTTATCCACAGCCCAGGTTTTAGTTTCCGAATCATATCTTACCTCAATGTCCAGAATGAAGTTTTCACCTGTTTCCTCTGTTTCACTTGAACCTGTACTGCTGTTTAGGCCGTTGAACCAGTGTGGTATCTTACTGCTTGATGTGATATTGATGTTATATGACTCCAAAGCCGTGTTTTCAAGACTGTCAACGACATTTTCCAAAGTAATAGTACCACCGATTGTTCTCGTATTCAGTGTTTTTTCAGTCGAATCGACACCGTCCTTGTCTTCGGCTATCTTCTTAAGGTACTGTTCCTCTGTTAATTCACCCTCGTATCTTGTAACAAGCACATTATACGGGAACTTGAACGGTGTGCTTATATATTCGAATTTAAGATAGGGTGACATCAAATCAAAGTCCGCAACGGTAATCTCACCGCTGCTGTCAGTTACGGTCATTGTGTAGTTTCCGTTGTCCAAGGCACACATGCTTCTGAGAATGTCATGCTCATCCTTTGACTGTATGCATTTTCTCGTCCACCCTTCACTGTCCTTGTTTGAGAGTATAATCTTCTCGTTTATTACATTATCGAAATTAATCTGAAATTTGCTGTTCTTGTCCTGTATTATGATATCACACGGACGTTCAATGTTTGACAGGTCTATTTTAACATAGCCGTCATTCTTCTCATTATATATATCCGTGATATCTGCCTCGGAACACCACGTGTTGCCTAATGTCTCAATGGCGATGGGACTTACGGCTTCTTGTGGGTTGTAACACTCAGCGAAAAAGAGGTTGTTGAACTTGTCTATCGCTGTTTTTCCGACTGTTAATCCGAAATAGAAATAGAATGAATTCTCATAACGCGGAAATTTTCTGGCACCGTCATAATAGAACGGTTTCTTACCCATTCTGAAATCATAATAACCGGGACTGAACTCTTCAAGGTTGAAGTTATTACGGTATGAATAATCACCACATCGCTTCTGCCTCATTCTCATTGAATCATACAGTGAATTGTCGAAATTGTCAACATATAGGTGACGGAAATCATACTCCTTCAAACCGTTTTCAATATTCACCTTTGTTTGCAGTTCGTTACCGTTCATCGTAGCGAACATACTGCGTTCATCTATATTATAAAGTTCATCCTTTGAAATATAACCGTCCGGCCTTAAAGTCTCGAATACACTGTCACCGCCGCTTTCCACATAAGCTATATTAGTCGGTATTTCCTTTGATTCATCCAACGATACACCGAATTCACATATTCTTTGAAGATTTATACACGACTTAGGTCTCATTTCAATCGTAGAACATCCTACACTGTAAAACAGACCTGTATCAGGCTCGCCGCACATATCGGCATTACTGTTACCCCAGTCATTACCCGTCATTTCACTCTTGCTGACAAGGTCGTATTCAGTAGACAATGTACCGTCCTCATTGAACTTCTGAATCATGTTATTATCAGCAAACAGCATATTTGTAGGCAGTTTGAATGTTGAGGACTCAAGATGCTTGAAGAACTGTGGAACACCGTTCAAATCACAGTCATTCAGACTTCCCAGTAAAACAATATCCGTTGCAAATAACAGTTTTAACGTACCGTCAACACCGTCTGTCATGAGGTTGTTATTACCCTTCTCGATTTCAAACGGTCTGTAATAGTAAATCGTCTGACCTAACATACTGTCCTTTGACTTTATAAGTCCGTTGTTAAGCCCTACCGTAGTTTTTGTATCATGGCAGTCCCTGTCACACTCAGGATTACTGCCCATGTAGTATGCCGTCTGTGTATTACCTTCGTGCGAAGTATAGGATTTGGATGCATTACGTTTCACACTACACGGTTGGAACAGCCTTAGCAAACCGTTATACGGATGGTCAACAGAACACCACTCATCCTTTGACTTACGCTTTACCAGACCGAAGAAATATGTTTTCTTTGCCTCTACCTTTCTGAACCACATGGGTGCATAAAGTGTACCGTTTATCCAGTCGTTGTGGAAATTGAACGAAGTTACGTCATTGTCGTTTGCAAGCTGTGACTCTACACAGTTGTAAAGTTCACCCTCATTGTTCGTAGGATAGGTTCTGTCTTCTTGCGGAACACTCTCCATATCTTCAAAGTGGTTGTCACGTGTTTTGTCCCATACACATTCAGCCAGAGGGCCAAGTACATAAGCCAAACCCTTCATTCCGCATCCGGGATAGAATGTATAAGGATGCGTAACGTCCTCAGAACAGAATTCTGAAGAAATTGCTATACATGGAGGTGTTAACAGGTCAAACACGGCAGCAGCAGCCTTGAACGGATAACCAAGGAATTTGATAGGCCATATGAAAATACTTGCAATCGCTCTGAAGAATCTTGCTATCTGGCACGGTATTGCACCTAATATCGAAATGATATTGTTCAGGAAGCCGACAAGCATGATGAAAATCGTCACAAGTACACAAATGAATCTGTAAAGGAATGACAGTTTAACACTAAGATTGTTGTACGGCATGGGATTGTTGCTACCGTAATGGTTAATCAGCTTAATTCCGGTATGCTTTCTGTTTGTTATCCTGTTGTTCTTCTGTAACCTCGGAATATAGTTCTTGACAGTATACACCTTATTCCAAAACAGGTCACAGTAGCTTTCCTCCCTCGTATTCGTACCGAATTCATAATCAGGTTCGTGCATCTTATCTGCTGTGAACTCAGGATAAAGTTTCTCATCGAATCTCGGATTGTTAGGTACTAAATACTTACATCTTTTCCTCGCTGCACTGTCAGCAGGATTATCAGACAATGATATTCTGAATCTTACTCTCGTCCTTGTAGGAATACCTTTGTCAGGATTGTCAGTAGGTACAAGGTTTCCGAACTCATCCGTCATGACATAGTCAAGATTCATGGGTATCTGATAGCACCATACACCGTCACCGTCAATTACACGGTTTCCCTTTACCTGAAATTCCTCTACCTTGTTGTCAATCGTCTTACGTATCATTTCGATTGAGCCTTCACCCGAAACCAAATCCGACATCTTACCTGCGTTGTCGGTACTCGAACAGTTCTTTCCGATTGCGTTTGAACCTGTATCGGTAATAATACTTCCCATGAAAATACAGGTAGGCTCAAACTTGTAGTCAATCTGAAAATCACAGCGTGTAACTGCTATGTCATTTGAGTTGTCCGTACTTGTATCACCCCAAAAAGGATATACATATACACTCTTGTCCTGTGACTTTATCTGTGCAAGGCTGTTGAGGTTCGTGTCCTGCTTGAATTTGTTCGGATTCTCGAAAAGATTAATATTATAGCCTTTATAGACCAAATCCCTGGGTTTCTGTGACAGAAAACCGATATCCGACAGGTCTACATCCATGTGCATGGTCTGCTCACCAACCGGAATACCGTACAGCATATAGTCACCGCTGCTGTTTGTTACGGTTGTATATTTCCAGTATTTATCGAAAATCTCTATCACATCCTCATTGTCAAGAACAAGCCTCTTGTTCGGAAACGTACCGACAATCTGATGACATGTCTCATCTATGAAATCAGGCAGAAGATTATATCTTACACTGTCATCGTTCGTATCAGTTACAGACTTATAGGGATATAATATCATATCCTTTATGTCCATTCCGTCCTCGGACTTTATGAATACAGATACCTTTGCATTTGATACACCTACACCGCCGTTAGCCAAAACACGCCCTACAACAACACCCTTTTCGGACTGGTATAACTTATATGCATTTTCCTCTTCTATCTTAAGAGACAGAATCTGAAATTCATCATATGTCTGGTCAAGTTTTACGTTAATGACGTTAGGTGTGTCCTGACCCACATTCGTCCTTATTCTGTAAGATTTACAATTATCTGCCATCAGTTCTTCTTCTTTAACAAGTTCTTAATAGTGAAGTGTGCCTGTCTGCCGGTCATCAAACATATAATGATATACAACAGCATTGGTACTATCATAACTATAATTACAGCACCACAGAAAATTCCGAAGAATAATTGAAGGAAAAACTTCATAATTTTACTGAATATTCCAAGCTTTTCCTTATTATTGCCGGATTCTCCGTTAGAATGATATCCCGTATATTTCTCAAATTTGCTTATTTCACTTTTGCAACCGCATCCCATAAAATTTTATGCTTTTCTGTTTATATTAAATTAGCCCTTTTTCCTTTTTTTGTCAATGAAGGATTATATTATTGCAAATATACTGCTTTATCAGAAAACAACAAACATAAAAAACCGCCCGATTCTCACGAACAGGACGGTAAAAATTAAATGATAATTATTATGATAAAAAAGATTATCTTTGACGTACATTTACTTTTATATCCTTGTTAGGATATCTGATTTCTAGGAGACTGTTTGCATCAGTGAACAGTATATTGTCACTTGCCTTAAGGTCTATACGTCTGTCGAAATTCTCCTGACCTTCATTATATTCCTCATAACAGCAGTCAGTTGCCTCGATAAGCTGCTGTGTCGTTTCATCATCTGAATAACCGTCTCCTACTTTGTTGTATACCTTTATGTCAATAAGGTTCTTTACACCGTCAAGCTTTGATATTTCCTTCATTATATCACCGACATAATACTCATCACCCATTACATGTCTCCTTATATCCATATAGTCGGTAACAAGTTCTATAATCCTCTTTACAACCTCTGACTTCTCATATGTCTTGTCAATGCATACGTCAATTTCAAATGAAATGTTTATTATCTTTCCGGAATGTATTTCAACAAAGTCATTAACCGTTCTGTACATTGACAGATATTCTGTCATGTTTTTTGCAACAAATTCTGACAGTTTGCTCTCCAAATGGCCTTCAGAGTCAAGGCCAAGTGCATAAATGATAATCTTATTATTCTCCTCCACAGCACCGCATCTGAACGGTGTTCCGTACTTCGGAGGCATCTGTGCAATCCGTTCTATATAGTCATGCAGTGTTACACAGCGGTTCTTTGAACCTGAGTTGTATTTTATAATCTGTCTCATTTCCTCTTCAGAAGGCTCGTCCTTACCTCCATATGAAGGTGTTGTGTTGGTAACTCTGATTGAATTTGTAACATCCCTCTTCTTCCTTGCATCTTCACCTTCAATACACAAACTTATATTTATTATGTTCGTAAGGCTGCCGGCTGCTATATTACTCTGTTCGCCGCCGCCTACACGGTAAAGAATGTACATGGTTGAATCACCCGAAGAATCACAACCGGGTAAAACACCCAAATAATCGTTAGCCTCCATACGTGACATGACATATTTTGTAAACGACCTTGCATCATCAGGTATAGTGCCGTATTTGTTCCTTATGCCTGAACCGAATGTAATCTTCAATGAATTATTGTCTGTGAATTCAGTAATAAACTTGTTTTTCAGACGTTTCCACTTTCCGTGTACAACCCTTCTTATATCTAATGTTACAGTTTTCTTGTCATCACCCTCGCCTACTTCATACTGCTCAGTTTCAGTGTACCATTTAGGATTATAAATGCAAGTCTTTTTTTCTTCACCTTCTTCCTGTTCACACTTTTCAGTCTCATACCCGAATCTATACTGGTCAATCAGACTGTCAACTTCAAAGAAACGGCTTGTCTTTACCTGACCCGAAGCCTCGAATTCCTCTTCATCTACACTGTATTCGTAAAGTTGCGGATTGACTGAGAGATTACCTCCTTCCTTGACCAAGATACTCTCTACACCAAGTATGTCATTATCCTGTAACAGTACTGACATAAACGGCTTCAAATCACTGTTACTTATTATTTTCTTATATACCTTGCTCTGTCCTGCAACTGCAATAGCAAGCTTCTTGTATGTATAGCTTATGATGTTTCCGTTTGAATCACGGTTAGGTATTATCTGTCTGTTCGGCATACCGTTCTCATCAAACTGCTCACCAAAATTAACATCGTTCACAAGTTCGAATGTCACAAGTCCGGTTGAGAATAACGCGCCTCTTTTAACGATGGGAGCATAAGCTGTATCGGCTTCACTAAGATTACCGTTCGAATTGTCACCGCTTGCCTTTAAAGGCAGTTCACATGACAGTTCTATCTCGACAATAGCAGCCTTCTTACCCGGTATCTTTATACCGTTATTCCTTGCTATGCTGTTAAGCGAACTTCGCTGTCCTGCTGCTGTTACGGATGTTTCCTGATACGTTCTGTCAATATGATAACTGAGTTCGTCACCCACGCTTGCACATAATTCTATAAGCCACTGACCGACACTCGCATCATTGAAACTGTCAGCCATGTCAGGATAATATTTCCTTGATATGTCAAGAAGTGATTTTCTGTAATCATCATATGTTCTTGCACTGTATTGTATCTTATTCTCAGCCATACTGTTTTTCCTTACAAATTCGTCATTATTTGATACTGCTTTGTCTGTCCGTTGGATGTCACACTGTATTTTATGGAGGCAACCAACCCTAAACCGTCATTAATTTCATATACATTTACGTTGTCAATCGAACAGTTCGGTATGTTTCTTGAAACCATATCCTTTATTTCACTTACGACATCAGACCATGTCTGTCCGTCATTCGGATTGAATATGAACTGAATCAGTTTTGAACCGAACAGCGGCTTTCTTAATCTCTGACCCATAGGAGTGAAGATAAGATGCATTATTTCGGATTTTATGGCTTCTTCCTGTGTACTGTCCAAATCGAAAAACGTTTTCTCGTCACTTGTTATGTTTATCGGAAACTTAATACCGTATTTCTGTGTTTTAGGCATATCAGACAAAAAATCGAATATATATTATAAATATAACCCGACAAGTTTATTATTGAAATAATTAGATAAAAAAAATGCAACCGTTAAGGCTGCATTAAATCGGAAATGACGAATTTACCGTCTTTTTTCTCATATATACACTGATTTACGGAACCCCTGAATGCCAAAGTAACATCCCTTTGTTTTTCTTCATATCTTCCGTCAACGACAAAATCAACGTATTTTAAAATTTCACCGAATCCGTTTTTGTTTATTTCTTCCATAGTATATCCGGTATAAAGCCAAATATCCTTTGTATTACCGAACTTCTCTCGTACTTCTTTAGTAAGTGCAAGAACATCTTCATAACTGTCCAACGGGTCTCCACCTGATAATGTCAGTCCTTTCATATAAGGAAGTGATAGGATTTCGAAGAGTTTTTCCTTATAACCCTCATCAAATACTTTTCCGCAGTTAAAAGACCACGTTTCCTTGTTGTGACACCCTTTGCAGTGATGTGAACAGCCTGAAACCCAAACAGTCGCACGGCATCCTAAACCGTTATTGACATCAGGATACGTTATCTTATGTATTCTCATCTTCAGACCTCCTTTATATGCTTTACTCTGTCATTTGTTTCACACTGTTTTCCGTGGTTAAAGCTTCGGAGGTAGTCACCTGATAGATATCCGGTTACTCTTCTGAGTCTCAGTATGTTATGACTGCCGCAAACAGGACACTCTTCATTTATTTCTCCTGTATATCCGCATTCGCAAAGGTCATTCGGAATATTTATGGCAAAATAAGGTATATCCTTATCCATAGCATAACCGACAATCTCTTCAAGGGCTTCTGTATTGTGGATTACACTACTGTCTAACTCAACATATGTTATACATCCGGCTGATGAATAACCTGTTAATTGTGATTCAATGTCAATCTTTTCAAAAGGTGTTATTTTATGCCATACAGGAACATGCATTGAATTCGTAAAGTATTCTCTGTCAGATACATTTTTTATAACACCATATTTTTCCCTGAATTTCTTCATTGCCGTATAACACAAATTTTCGGCAGGGGTATAATATACACCGAAATTTAACTTGTACTTCTCTTTATATTCAGCACAACGCTTCTTGAACAGCCCCTCTATCTCCTTCGCTAACTCCATACCTTCATCCGTAGTATGGTCTCTATTTATGAGAATCTGAAGTGTTTCTGCGAGACCTAACTGACCTATTACAATAGTACCGTGTTTCAGTGCAGACCTTATACCTTCTTCAGGTACATAACCGGTCATAGTATTATTTTCCCACATGAACTTAGCAGAAGACGGACTTTGTTTGCAAATCCATTCAAACCTTTCAAGTAGCATATCCTTTGCCTCGCCTATCTTCTTGTCAAGAAGTTTCATGAATTCAGTGATAACTTCATCATAATTGTATTTTCTATCCTCCTTAATGGCTCTTTCATTAACTTTTTCCTTAGCTTGCATGGCAAGTGTAGGCATAATAATAGTGACGGGACAAATATTACCTCTTCCATCTTTCTGTTGACCTAACCCATTGATATCCAAACCGTTAATCGTGCGACACCCCATAGACGAGAAATATGTCTTCGGGTCATTCTTATCATATCCGGCATTTCCACTCCAATCACAATTGGCATAGTTAGGATATAGTCTCTTTGAAGTTGACTTAAGTGCAAGTTTGAACAAATCATAGTTCGGCTCACCTTCCTTTCTGTTGACACCATTCATCATTTGGAATATACCGCATGGGAAAATAGGGGTCTTATGCAATTTACCAACACCGGCTATTGACCCTTCAAGCAACGCCTTTGTTACCATACGCCCTTCAGGTAATGTACAAGTACCGTAATTTATCGACGTGAAAGGCAACTGATTTCCACTTCTTGACTGTAATGTGTTAAGATTATGATACATACCCTCAACAGCTTGTTTCAGTTCCTTGTTTGTCATTTTCAGTGCAAATTCATAACACTTCTCACCATATGCCTTGTATTTTTCATCATCAATCTTCATTGAGTCATTATATTCACCCTCATTTACGGTATTGCCTGTAATTGCCTCAACACAATTACTGAAATGCTTATAAAATGACTTCCTGACATATGGAACCATTGTCCAGTCAAGATGTGTTGCACTTACACCGCCGAACTGCTGAAGTGACTGTAACTGAAACAATACTGCTACAAGCTGAAATGCAGTATTTATACTGTTTGCCGGACGGACATCAGTCTGTCTTGTATTGAAACCGTTAGCCAACAGTTCGTCAAACGGAATTGAGAGACAGTTATGCATCCCGGCAGCATAAGAATCCAAGTCATGAATGTAAATCTCATTATTCAAGTGATTGTTACGCGACTTTCTTGACATACAGTACTTTAATGCATAGTCTTTAAGTACAAGTCTGTTAACTTCCCCCATTCTTCCACCGAATGAATGTTCGTCAAGATTCGCATTCTGATTCTGTGCATCATTAGCGAGGAGTTTCTTTGTAATATCCTTGTAAAGCTTATCGTTTGTATCACGTATTACCTTATGTTCGTAACGATAAATTATATATTTCTTGGCTACAGGCGGACACCACTGCATTAAACAATCCTCAACTTCATCCTGTACTTCCTCAACGCTGATAACAGTGTCCGAGTCAACATCGAACTTATTTCTCATACACTCTATAACCCTTTGGTTTACAGGAACATCACACGCATTGAATGCCTTTATTATAGCATTCTCAATTTTTTCAAACAGAAAATCTTCTGTTGTATTGTCTCTTTTCTTAATACGCATAGTTTATAAATGTTTTAGGTATAATATACCTATCATTACAAATTTTAAAAAGGTTGGGTGAAAATATAAAATAACAGAAATAAAACCATAACTGTCTGATAGTCACAGAAGAAAAAAATTAATTTTTTTTCTACTAAAAAATAAGGTTATCTCGCTATTTATAACCTCAATTAACTGTTGTACATCTGCTTTGTTCGTTTGGCGATGTTAAACTGTGCAGACTGATAATCATTCTCATAAGTATTTCCCGTACCGTCATCACATTCAGACATATCGAATCTGCATGTACCGTTATTGAAACTGACATTGAAGAACTTGTTTCTGTCAATACGGCCTGCCCTGAATTTTCCAAGTGAAATATTAAGTTTACCCTGTAATTTCATATTGTCCGTTGCTGCAAAAGTAATGATTACGTGGGCAATCTGTACCTTCTTGATAGAACCGCCTGCCTGCATAAGTCCTACAAGTTCAGCACCGATAGAATCACGTGTACCTTGAACAGGAACCCATATGGCTACGTTGAATTCATGTGCAATAGCCTCTAATTTTCTCATGGTAAGGGCTTCCTTAGACCATTCACTGTCCGTATTGTCACCCTTCTCTGTCTTAAGACATTCAAAGTAGTCGATTATGACAAGGTCAGGCTTGAAACCAAGGGCTATTTCCTTGCGTATCTTGTTCTTAATCTGTGATGCCGTAACCTCACCGCTTATCAGACGCTCGTATTTTATGTTATTACGAAGCATCTTGCGTATTTCAGTGTCCTCATTTAGTTTTTCGAGTACAAGAGGACGTATTTCAGGTAAATGAAGGTCACAGGCATCAAATCCTGTAAGAAAACCATAATATTTACGCTCTATATTGTTCTCCTCATCCTCAAAGAAGTAATGAAGTACGTTATAGCCGTTGAAATTGTTCGCTTCACACTTATATGTAGCCGCATTTGCCGCAAAACCTGTTGTGGCAGACGTTTTACCTGTTCCGCTTGGTGCTATTATAACACCTAATTCACCCTTACCTAACCCACCTCTGAGCGTAGCATCCAGCTTATCTGCACCGGTAGGTATTCTCAGACGTTCATCCTCAGACAAAACAGACTCGACATTCTCAAAAAGCCTTTTTGCACTGTCTTCCTTGGTATTTACCTCAAGTGATTTCTTTATGATATCCTCAATAACATAATAGTTGCTGAAATCACCGTTTTTAACTATATCACGGACTTTATTTATAGCCTTGGTAAGATTCTGCTGCTTGAAGAATTTTTCGGATTCGTCCTCAACCAAATCCATACCTTCCAAACTCATCCCCTTTATCCTTTCTATATAGGCAAGAAGCTGTTCTACGGAAATTGCATCGGAAACCTTGCTTCTTATTATGGTTTCAATTTCGAAATAAGTCGTAACAGTTTCGTTGAAGTTGTACCTGTCCTTCATGAATCCGACAATTCTTCTGAGGTGTTCATTACTGAACATATTCTGGTCAACAATTTCCTCTATTCTTTCAAAAAACTTCCTGTCCTCGAAAAAACACTTTACAAGCTTAACCTGAAATTCCTCGCCAAGATAACCTAAATTACTTCTGTCATTTAAATTTGCTTTAGACATGAAAAATATATATATTTTAAATATTAGACGGAACTTTTTAAAAAAGCCGCCCGGATTATACAGAGCGGCTATAGACAGAATGGAGAATTGAGAATGCTATAAACGGTTCTCAATATAGTCAAATTGTCCGGGTGTCAAACCGAACGTATCGAAATTATTGAAATATTCTCTTGTCTTTTGAAGGCATGACTGTCTTGCGTTGTCAACCCAATCCTTGTTGTAGGTTGAGAGAATATAGTTTCTGTCACTGTACCTGTCTCTCTTGATATACTTGTTGCTGTCCTCGAACTTGTAACTCATAACCTCGCATATCTGTCTGATAATGTGATATACAAGGTCAATCTTGCCAAGGGTCATGTGACGGATAATGGCGTAGGCAAAATGAAGGGAAGAAGGCTCCTTGTCACGGTACATGATATCTGAATTCGTAAGGTCTACACCGTTCCTTACATACTTGGGATATACACCGCCGTCCCAAATTTTCTCATAGACAGTGTGTTCATCCACAACCATCTGAAATTTGAACGTAACTTCCCATTTGGGCAGATTCTCGTTATCCGAATATGAATCCTCCATACCTTCGGGATAACTGAAATATTCCTTTTCAACAGTTTCACCGTCAGACAGTTCCACTTCACCGTCATAGTCAGGTGAAGACAGCATCAATATGTCTGAATCCTTAAGGCCTTCGTACTTATTAACGAAACCGCAAAGCTTCATGGGCTCGTTTCTTGTATACCACATGAAGATTCTGCTCTTAGATACCAGGTCATCCTGAATCATCTTAACAACTTCGTCCATTGTGTTCTTGAACTGAAGTGATTTAAGCGAATCACTGTTATAACCGTTAATTCTGAAGTAACGCTGACAGATAATGTTGTCATTTACCCACAGCAGAAACTGAAATCTCTCCTTATAAGCCTCGTTATCCAAAACTTTAGGCTCTTTCTTAAAGTTGTTGTTGTTTTCTGACATTATTAAAATGTTCTTTAAAAATGGTTAAACAATTTCTTTTTATAGATTTTCTTTTGCAAATATACGTCTTAAACTCAAAACGTCAAAATAAATTCAACAGTTTTTTTTCTCATTTTCTATAAGATATGCATATTCAATGAAAAAATTACTGAATTTCGACGGGTCTGTAAGTTCTTCTATACCTTCATCACAGAGTATTTTGTACAGATTATCAAAACTCCTTCCTTCGGGGTCTATAGGGGAATACATCATAGAATCCATCAGTTCCTTCGCCTCGTCCGTCATTATCGGATTTCTGAGGTCTATAATAATCCTGTTTATCTCATATACTTTATTACCCTGCGAACCGTCCGTTATACCTTCAACTATGTTATAAGCCCACTTCAACGGCTTCTTCCTGTTTGCAGCCCTGTCCTCGTTAATCCTACGGGCCTTCTCTATAACCTCGTCAAGTGTTATCTCCCTCTCCTTTATCTCAGGGAAATTCTTCAATAATGTAACTTCACCGAATCCCTTAATACCCTTTATACTGTCAGAACTGTCACCGCACAGCATTTTCTTGATAAGGACATTCTTGTAATTATAACCTATCTCATCAGTATGGTTCTTCGTGTTTATGAATATTTTCTTCTGCTGTAAGTATATAATCACATCCTCATCTATCAGCTGTGTCAAATCCCTGTCATTCGACATTATGACAATACGCTCGTTCGGTTTCTTGTTCTTTACGTAGTATGCTATAAGGTCATCTGCCTCTACCTTGTCACATACACACTGCCTTACAAACAGTTCCTCAAGACAGTTCATTACAACTTCACGCTGCTCATAGAATATTTCCTTTTCCTTCTTCTCTTCCTCTGTTTTCTCCCTTCTGCGCTTGTTGTAAATGTAATTCTGCATCCTTTTCAGATTCCTGTTGAACTCTATCATGTAATCAGACAAGCCATCCGGTGAAGAATAGTTCTTATCCCTGTTACTTTTGTAGTCCTGACAGAGCCATGAACGGTATTCACCGGAATTGTCACCGTCCCAAAAAACATAGACATATCTGAAATTAGCCTTCTTTAACATTATCTTAAGTTGAAGAAGAAACTGAAATATACCTCCTATCCTCTTACCGCTTGAAGATAATGTCCTGTCACCAAGAGAGGACAGTTCTAATATGTTAGAACCATCCACCAACAGAGTGTTAAATGTCTTTATTCCTAACTCAGGATTACTCTCCTTTATCTTCTTCGGTATCGGTTGTGACCTCATCCTTCAAAAAACATAAAATCTGACCTTTATTCGAAACGTAATAGTTTTTTGAACTGTCAATATTGTGACGTAACGCATTGTGAATGTAATCTTCCTTATTTTCAAACATAATAATCTTCGGAGAAGACGGATTACTGTCCAAATAATCCTCAGGCTCACCTATAAGCATTGAAAAAACACTGTTAGGTATTGCCGTATATTTTTCCTCACTGAAATCAAATTCAGCTTCCTTGATAATTCTTGTTTTCATCTTGTTTTTTATTTTCTTTAATTTATATTATTTAATAGCTTGCTGCTTCTTCCTCTGTCATGAAAAAATGTATACCATTACTGCATTCATTCCACCTGCATTCGTCAAAGGAATCTGGGTAGACATATTCACCTACTTCGTAAACGCACGTAAACATGTTTATGTTAGTTATCTTACGAACTTTTTCATCCAACTCCATGTCCTTTACCTCAAGCACTTTAGCCTTCGAGCAACGGCACTTATTCGTAGTGGATGAACTACGTTTCGCATCCTCAGGTATCTCAAGTTTAACTATGAAACTTCTCTTAAATCCATATTCCTCTGTACAGAATACTTTTTTATATCCGATGAATGTACCTGTCTCAGGGCACGCTATAGGAAAATCCGGCATGATGGTATTATCCAAAATGGTATTATCAAGCTGTGCGTCTTCTATATTTGCACCTTCAAGATTTGCATTTGCGAAGCTTGCATTGTATAATTTAGCACCGTGAAGGTCAGCACCTTTAAGAGTTGCACAACTAAAGTCAGCACGACTTAAACTGATTCCCCGCCTTACCGCTTCCTCTACCGTATCTCTGATAGTGTTGTTCTCCTTGTCTAACTCGAAGATAACTTTATTTGTAAGCCGTTTTTTAATCTGTTCTAACATAACAAACAGTTTTTAAACGATATAATCCAACGCTTCTTCCTCACTAACATTCAGGTTTTTCGTAAAATACACTCTCGTCAATATCACCGTTCCACCATTCACCTTCATGTTCAAGATATTCGTTTTCAAAATCAGTCTCTTCATCCAACTTCTCAGCAATAAACATTGCAGCGGTAGCCAAACCTTCCTTATATGATTCCCTGTCACCTTCAATCAGTTCATAATCCTTTGCTTCCTTGATTTCCTGAATAAGTTCTTTCAGTACATTTTCAACATTTCCCATTTTTATTAAGTAAGTTAATTAATTATTAATATTATTTCTTTTTGCAAATATACTGCTTTAAAATTAACATACCAAATATAAAAAGGAGAAAAATACTGTTAAATAACAGTAAATCAAACAGTTACTAATTTATTCGTTAAGTATTCCGTAAGTTTTTTAACATCCGTAAAATAAATGTCACCATCCGACATATATCCGACATATTTTTTGTCAAGGAAATATATTAACTCGACATTATTCTCCTTACATAACTGTTTTTTACGGGAATCACGTTGCGTTGTCTCTTTAAACAAATTCTTTGAAAATTCAATACCCTTTGATTTAAAAAAGTCATCTTTGAAATGCTGACTACCCTGACATTCTATTCCTATACCACATTCAGGCAGATAGAAATCCAAAGATTGCAAGCCTAACCATTCGAAACGTTTGTATTGTTCAAACTGTATGTTATTCATTAATAAGTCTGCTCTTACAGTTTGTTCTAAATGACTTGAATTACACAACGGACATCCGTTTCCGTTTAATAAGTTACCTGCCTTTACCTTGAATTCACCATGTTTATTTCCGAATCTGTCAGTTTCATTGCATATAACCTTGACATAATCTTCATATTTTGTATAATGTGTTAAACTCCAGTCAAAATTTTTACCGTAATGTATTTTCTTAACCTTATCTAAAAATTCTTCATTACTGATACGACCGTTTAACCCTATATTTACACATGCACATTTAGGGCAAGCATATTTAGAAGAAAATAAACTATGCGGCGTTATTTGGAATTCTCCGTGTTCATTACCATTTTCATCCTTTTCATGACAAATAAGTGTTATTTTACTTTCGGTGTTTTTCGGCTGAACTACTTTACTACAATCAAGTTTATTTCCGAACTTCTCTTTTATACGTGCGATTATTTCATTAACAGTTAAACGTCTTTTGTCACAAATCTTCTCTATTCCGCATTTAGGGCAACATGTATGAGAACCCAATATATTTCCAGGTCTTGGATAAAATGTAACGTTATGTTTATTACATACTATTTCAACCGGTGTAGAAGCATTTACATATCTTATTTTTGAAAAATCATAGTCTTTATCTTCATAAATGACCTTTATCTTTTCTAAAAAGTTCTTCTCTTTGGTTTCTCTTTCCCTTTCCTTACGGCATTTAGGGCAATCTTGCTGTCCCCGTAAAAATAGATTCGGAAATACTGAGAATTTACCGTGTTCAACCCCGTTTTCATCCTTTTTGTGACAATATACTTCAACTTTATGACTTTTGTCAATATATGTACTTTCGGATGCGTCATACTCAGGACGTTCTATCTTAGCCAAAATTCTCCACTCTTCATTTGTGTATTTATGTCCGGTTCTCCTGCATAAATGACATCCGCAACCGTTAATTAAAGATTGTGCCTTTTTAATTAAATCTATGTTATGTACATTACAATGAAAAATGACGTTTTCGTTTAACCCTTTAAATTCTGTTTTAGAAAAATCGTAATCTTCATTTTTGTATATTTCTTTAAGCCTTGAAATAAATTCTTCTTGCATTTTATCTTTCATACATAAATCTTTATTAAGAAGATAAAAAAATTTCCCTATTTGTTAAGGGAAATTTATAATATCTCAATACAAATGTACTATACTTTTTCAATAAAAACAAATAAAATATGTTAATTTTTATTAAAAACACTTTTATTGACTTTATTCATTTACCTCGTCAACTTCAGAAAATTCTATTTCCTTAATGTCATTAATATCAATTTTATTTGTTTCTGCCAGTTTTTGTTTTATTTCCTTTGCATAAGTTTTCTTATATTCGTCAAGTTTATCAGGGTCCCATAACCCATGAACTGTTGAACATATTTCACCGGTGTATGTGATATCTGAAACGTGATTTTTTTCTATCTGAATCTTTGTTTTTACACCGTATTTGTAATCTTTACCACATGAAGTTGCAGTTAATGCCTTAATGCTTGCAGATTCAATACCACCAAGGAAAATACTTACCCTGACACTCCAATCAAGGCTTTCACCGCCCTTTGACATTGCTCTCGGTAAACCCATACTTGTGTTTTGAGTCCATATTTTCTGTACGAAGAACAGTGTATTTATATAAGGTGAATTTACATTACGTGAAGAAGGTATCAAATCATTGACAATTGTATTGAAAGAAGAGGATAATGCCGCCGCAAACCACATCTGGTTACTTGAGTTGTTGATAGCTGCACGGTAACACTCGCCAACGCCTATACTATCGATTACGAAAATCATATCAAAGGGAAGTTCACCTTCTTTCTGTTTTTTTATTAAATCCCTAATACATTTGGCAACATCTTCAATAACATAATTTTCACGATTCGGTTTACTTAGCCATTTGCCGTGTTCGTGGTCGAATTTACCATATAGTTCGTACAATTTTGATGTATCATAGTATAGAATATCTTCACCGGGGCCATATGAAATTTCTCCGGTTTCCTCGTCAACAATTTCCTCAACCTCAATACCCATTTCCTTGGCATGAGACCATGCAAAATTATTTTCAAGTTCAAAAACAACAGGTAATATGCCTTGTCTGATTGCAGCCTTTATAACCTCTAACTTAATTGTGCTCTTTCCTGTATTCGACTTACCTCTTACACGAATACAAGTACCTAAAGGTATATTTAATTTTGTTGCTTTAACAAATGCATCCGGCATTATGAGCCACTGTGGTTCTTTTTCTATCGCTTTTTCTATGCCGTTTTTCTCTTTAAACGAACGTAGAAACTCTCTTCTTTCTTGTGAATTAACTGCTTTTTTTATCCCTGCTCCTTTTTTAATCGGTTGTCCCATTTTGATTTAAATTTAAATTTGTTTATTTTTACATTTTATGTCCCTGTTTTTTCAGAAGTTTCCTGTAGCATTTACGGCAAAGTGACACATATCTTTCATTACCGCCTATTTCAATCTGTTCACCGTCTGTAACGATTTGTCCTAACTCGTCGATTCTTGCATTCACAATGGCTTTTCTTCCGCATCCGCATGAAATCTTTATTTCCTCGATATCGTCGGCAATTTCCATGAGTCTCTTCGAACCTTCGAAGAATTCTGTCTTGAAATCTGTTCTCAGTCCATAGCATATTACGTTTATATCCAGATTGTCAACCACATCTGCAAGCTGGTCAATCTGTTCGCTTGTCAGGAACTGACATTCATCGACAAGAATCCACTGTGGTTTGTCAAACCCCTGTACTACGACGTTTACTATGTACTTGTCAATATAGTCATAGAGATTATATGTCGAATCAAATGATATGCATTCCCTTGATATACCGATTCTTGAAGTTATCGTATCTTCGTTTTCCCTGTTGTCAATTGACGGTTTTATACAGAGGAACGGTATGCCTCTTTCATCAAAGGAGTGTGCTGTCATAAGCAGTTGTGCTGATTTGCTGCTTGACATTACACCGTATTTGTAATATAGTTTCATTAATAAAAAAAACCAAAAAATTATTTAACGAACGTTACAGCCATCTGATAAACAGTCAGACGGCCAGTAACATTCTCCTCGCCAAGTTGGGTTTATTTGTTTTCAGAACGGTAAATCATCTTCTGTATCAGATTCACCGGAGTCAATATCCGTATTCATTATATTACCGCCGTTTGCAAGTTCCTTACGTGCTTCATCCGCTGCAATATCACCGGTATTAATAAGTTCCTTGTCAACCCATTTCTGTGCTTCCTTGCTGTAATAGGGAACCTTTCCTTCTGCAATCAGTTCAAGGTAGTCATAGGTTTTAAGTGAATAAAGGTCAGACCATGTTTTCGGGTCATTAATCCATGACAGTGCAAGGTTTATGTCATTTGACAATGGTGTTTCTTTTCCGGCATCATTGATACTGATACTTGTCTTTTTGGTTTTAGGTGAATACTGTAATGTTATGATGAAATCCTTTCCGTTATTCAGGTCGAATACGTTATATGGAATAACGGCACGTTCATTCTCTTCGAGGCTGTTGAATTCATCCGTATCTACCTTTACATATGTTTTCTTGCCCTCATTATCAGTTACAACCTTATAGTATGCATCACCGTTGTCAACTGATTCCTGTGCTCTGTTGTCGAAAATTGAAATAAGGTCATCATATATGCCTGTTCCGTCATTATGTGCATTGAATCGCCAGAACTTAACACCTTCATTTTCATGTCCTCTCTCGATTACACGTACAATGAATGTTTCCTTCGGACGGTACTGCATTCCCTGTTTTACAAGTGCTTTTCTCTCTGCACTGTGCGCTTCATCGTTAGGTATGGAGTTTGCTTCATTGAGAAGTTCGTTTGACTTCTGACATAGAGGGCATCCGCGTCCGTCATTCTTTATTTTCTTCTCATTGAGGCAGATAAATGATTTGTAACCGCTCTTTGAAACCTCTGTCGGAACTTTCATTGAATGCGTGTGCAATATAAGGAAGGTATTAGGGTCATCTGCACTTACAGGTAAAATCCTTACTGTGACCTTTCTCTGTGTCTCGCCTTCCTTTAACCTCAGATTAAGGTAATTCTTTTCATCGAATTCGAATTTCTTCTTCACCAACTGGTTTTCCTTGCTTGCAATGATTTCATTACGTTGCTGTAAAATAGCTTCTGCACTTGTGTTTACATTTAGTTTGATTTTTTCTGACATTTTTTATATAATATAATATGTTTATTTTATGCAAATATACTTTTTTTATCATTAATAGCAAAATTAAAAAGGTAAAAAAACCGGCCATAAAGGAAAAACAGTCCTATTGACCGGTTTAGTATATCAGAAATCCAAGTAGTCACTGAGTTTTGTCGGATAATCAAGTGATTTTGACAAGCCTCTGTCGTCATTACTGTTAATATCACTCTTCCTTATGACATACTCTTTGTCTTCCTTACTTGGGTCTACGTCATTATTGAAAATAACATTATAGTTTGAATTTTCAGCTTTTCTGTCCCAAAAATCCTTCGGACTTTCAGAATATGGTGCTGATGCCTGTGAGCGTATGTTCAGTTTTTCCTCCTGTGAAGGATTGCGACGTTCAAACTCAATCTTCAGGTCATCGATTTTCCTGTTATTCTGGTCAACGGCTTGTATGAACTTTTTCGTTACGGCTAAAAGATTCTGTAACTTGTCATCGACACCGTCAATTTTAGCATCTACCGTTTCCTGTGCGTTTGTGAGTTCGTCAACGTCGATTACCTCATCGCCGTCCTGCATGGTATCTGTATTTTCTTCACCTTCTTCGTCAGTATTGAAATCAACATCCATATCTCCCTCTTCACCGTTTACAGGTGGCATAGGCGGCTGCTGTTGCATATCTGCCGGTTGGTTTCCGTCCATATTACCCATAGGAGCCTGACTGTTGTCAGGTGCAGGATTACTGTTATCTTGAGGCGGCATACCGGAATTGTCCTGTTGAGGCATAGGAGGCTGCTGCTGTCCGTTCATCGGTGGATTTTCTCCGGCAGGCTGTTGCTGCTGATTGTCCTCGTCACCTTCTTCTGACAGTTGCGGTTTGGTGATAAAGGAATATTCACTTATCATCTGAAACCGTTTCTGTGCTTCTTCAAGGTGGTATTTACTGATAAGTTCCTTGTCTGTTCTGTCCATTATGTTCAGTCGTTGAGAAGCATTTTATTTTCCTCTGTCAGTAATATCGTACTGTCTTCAGTACGTTCAAACAGTCCTTTGTCTTTTTTCTCAACCTTTACTTTTCTCTTAGGCAATTTTGCATCGTCACCAACAATGTTCTTAAGTTGTTCAACTGCGTTCATCTCGGTATTTTCTTTAATTTCCTTATTTTCAGTACTTGCAACAACCTTTGTTACATTATGTACCGGATTTACTTCCTTGACTTTCAATGTGTTATGGAATACACTGCTTGAAGGCCTTATTATTCTCCTGTTCGGATTTTTTGTTATGAATTTCTGTGGCATAATATATCACATTAATTATAATTATAAATAGTCACTTATCCGTAAAATAGCAGTATAACGGCAATATATAATGTGTATTACTGCCTATTATGCGTTTCAGGTCATTATTCATGAAGTCTGTTCCGTTAATAAACTCGTTATTTGTATTACTTTTAACATGTTTTATGATTTTATGTTTGTTCAGACCGCAATATTCGCACAATGACAGTGACAGACCGAATACCGTATTGAGTTTTATGTCATATATAAACATGAAACTGCTCCCTCTTGTCAGAAAGCATATCTTACTGTTATCTGAGTATAATATATAGTTTATAAGTTTCTTTATTCTCTTTAAACTGTATTTTATAAAATCGATATATTCATACTTTGTGTTTTTAAGTGCATTTATGATGACATATTCCTGAAAATTCTCAATATCGGTAATATTATCGTCCCTTCTCTCGGTTTTTGAAAAAGTCCACCAGCAGTTCTGTTCCGGATAGTATTTCTTGAGAATTGAAAAATTGTCAATACATTTCCTTGCACTGTCAAGCCCTATATACAGAGTAGGTAAGTTCACGTCTGTATCTTCGCATGAACTTACCACATTATATATTTCAGGAAAACCGTTATTTTTTGAAGGTGTTACGATATTTGCTAATTTTTGCATTATCTGTTTTTATCTTTTTCATCCTTTTTCTTTGTGCAAATATACAGTCAAAAACGTTAAAATACAAATAAAATCATGTTTCTGCCATAATTTATTTGAGACGATTATAAACACTGGGAACCATTTTCGTAAGGATTGTAACGCCGTAGTTGAATCTCTGTTCGTCATTTTCGCCACCGTAGCAGTAGTTGCGCGAATTAAGTCCCTGTAACTGTCTCATAAAGTCAACACCCTTTTTGTTTGAGGTTATGTTATCACCGTAAACCCTTCTTAACATTGCTATTTTCTCGGACGTATAGTTTCCGACATTATCAAATCCTGCCTTCTTGTGCCCGTCTGCATCTGTCATTACATCCTGTTTACAACCGGCTGTATTGTTTATACCTCCGTAATTACTGTACTGTGATAACGTTGAAGTACCCCATCCTGACTCACCTGCATCCTGTGCAACCAGTACAAGTGAAATACGTTTGTTCAGTTCTAATCTTCTGTATGATTTATATAAAGTGACAGTAAATTGTTTTTTTCCTTTATCAGAACTGTCGAACTGTCCTGTATATTCGTTACCCAAATCATATTCTGTAGGTATTGCATCATCATTTATATCATCAATCAACCGGACATTACTCTCATATATGTCCTTGATTTTACCGTACCACTTTTCCGTAAATAAAGCTGAAACATCCATATTCTGGAAATTCGGGAACACGCTATAGAAATTCTTTTCGTTCCTCATGTAATATTTTTTTGCTGTACCCTTGAATTCAGGTAACCGTACCCTACTGTCGAAATACCATTTTCCGTAGTTTCCGTTATCTACATAGAATTGTACGGAAGTTCTGTTTCTTTCCGGTTCTTTTATACCTACATGAAGACATTTCGGCTGGTATTGTTTTGTTTCATGTTCACAGTCCCCTTTGTGGTATTGTTCATAGATAACCTGATATACTTCATCGAAATGCAGTTCATATATCATGTCAATAACAGTGAAATAGTTTGGGTCGGGTTTTTTGTTTTCACCGCTTGAAGGAACCATTTTACCGTCACCGTTTTTATATGATAACTGTAAATCGATTGCATGGCCTGTATAGTGCTGACTTCCCTCGACATGTGAACCTGTTCCTACACTTGAAATACAGATATTCCATTTCATTCCACCTGTTTTTTCCTGCATTGCCTTTATTTCCTCATAGAGGGTATTGTACAGCATAATCAGTGAAGTACTTACAGTATTTCCGCTGTTTGTCTTATATCTTGTTGCGTAGGTATCTTTTTTTACATAATTTTCCTCTTTGTCATAATGGTCATTATCCTTATCGAGCATACCCGCAAACTTAATGTATCTGCTGCTGTCAAGAACAATAGGAACAGTATTACCGGCATATCCTGTACCTCCACCGCTACTACCGTTGTTGCTTCCGCTTCCTCCGTTATATCTGTTTGCTTCATTACTGTCATATCTGTCAGGTGAATAGAAGAACCATGTAGAACTGTATGGTAGAGCATTTCTTGACAGTTTCATACCCCTGAACTTTGTTGTCATGTTACCGGCTGTTATTGAATGAGTCACATTGAAAATCATATATACACCGCTCCACATGGCAACGTTCATCAGTTGGAAATACATAAACGGCTGTATCTGGGCATCACCCATCATTTCAACCTCGCATATATAGGAGTAGTTGCTGTATACCGGATATAAATCCTGTCCCATGAATGCGACTTTGTTGGCATTGTCCGACATGCTCATCGCTATGTTGGTAACGGCAGCAGCAGAAGCAGACGTGACAAGTGGTGAAGAAGTGCTCAGACTGATTGACTTGAACAGGTGATTACCCTGTTTACTGAATGCTATTCCGAACGAAGGTACATAATATCCGTATCTTGTAACGGCATCCTCACCTTCGGATATAGCGGTATGATAGAATACACCCGGTAAATTTTCATCCCATTTTTCTTCACCAACAATAGCAGGATTCCATATCTTGAAATAGTCAGTCTTGAATGAATTGAACTCCATGGGTGTTTCCGACAGTCTCGGATTATATATTATGACGAATCTGTTTTCCTCTGCTATTTCATTCTTGTTTACGAACGGTACTGGTCTGAATATATTCTGTAATTCCTTTATTGCCGTATTGTTGTCAGAAGCACCCATATCTACATAGTCAGGTAATGCAAAGAACAGACAGTTGTGTTTTCTGAGGATATCGCCTATAAACTGAAACAGTGTACTCTTGTCCGAACGTCCCTCGAATATATCCTTGAAGGTTTCGATGTTTATAAGGAAATCCTTGTATATATTACGGTAGAATGCATCTATGAATACGAAACTTGAAAAGAAATTACCGACATCATAGTAGTTTGTGTAAGTTACTGTTCTTCCGTCCTTTGTCTTTGTACCTGTAGATACGAGCCATCTGTCCCATAGTGTTTTAAGGTACAGGTATATTGACAGAAGTAAATCCCTTCTGAGGTTGGTATCAAAATCTATACTTTCATTCTTCGGTACTGCTTCTTTTTCCTCTGCTATGTCACTTAATTTTCCACTGAAGCCTTTCAGATATGACTTGAACAGACTCTGTGCGAATGTTATCTCATTATCATTCGTGATATCGTTGTAATAATGATGGAATCGGGACGAATCCGTTACGACAACGGCCTTTGCATATAAATCCTTTAATGTCTGCTGAAATACAGTGTTTTTTTCATCCATAAGCAATAATATACCCCTTGCATCGTCAGTCTGTACGAAACGGCTGTTTACGAGAATGAATCTGTAAGAGTCGAAGAAACCGTCAAAATATTTCTGGTCGTTTATCATTCTGTATATGAGATAATAATTGTACGGTATGCTTTTTTTGTCAATTATGAAAAACTTCGTTTTTTTGTTTAGGTCATTGAAGTACTGTTTCATATTCATTGCTTCTTTACAGAAATCACTATAAGTATACCGTACAATGTTTCCGTCACTATACCTGTTACGCAATTCAAGTGTATTCATTATTTCAGACCACGGCCCGTCAATGAAATCAAGGAAGAGTGATATGAGTTTATTCGTAACGAGGTTATCCGGCATACATCTGTCATCTTCACCGCCTAACAGTTCTGAAATCTTGACATGACCGGTTGTTTCCTGTTCTGTCTTGAAGGCACACATAACATATTTTCCTCCGTATTTGACGAACAGTGTATCATCACTTGTGATATTACAGTAATACTCAATATTTGATGTTCCTGTCTGTATCGGACTTATTTTTACATACTTACCGTTTTTTAACTCCGTATGTGTATCACTGTATCTTTTCTTCCATAGTAAACCTCCTATCAGTAATGCATAGCCGTATGGTATTGTGTATATACCTCCGCTGTTCTTTGTATGTTTCAGGAATGAAGGTATGTCTGAATAGTTATATGATAACGTATGGAGAAACAGCAAACCCTTTACACGTTTCTGCCTTGTCAGCTGTTCGGATTCAGTTTCCTCGCCTTTTTGTATTTCATCATTCTGTAGATAATAAAACGGGTCGGCAAACAGGTTCTGTCTTGTATATTCACCCTTGCCTAACGAAATATATGAATTGAAATATTTTATGACAAGGTTATTTATATCCAAATCTCCTGAATCGGATTTCCATCCTCCGTTTTCGGTATTGAAACTTACAGCTTTATCTTTAAGCCATTTTCTCTCAAGCGGATTTTTCGGTGCTTTGCCGGTATCGTTCTTACTGTTATTGTCCGGATATAATTCATCATCATCCAAACCTGACCCTTCACTTAGCATGTCATTACCGAAAAACTTACCGTAGTATGAGTTGCTGACATTCCATATCTTATTCAGTATGCTGTCAAGATTTTCCGTATATTCCTCTCCGTTTACTATAAAAGTACCGGTTTTAAGTTCGCTGTACTTTTCCCTTACACCGTCAACTATAATATCAGCCGTATGTATATCAAACATATCATTATTGACATATTTCGTTCCGATATTGTCAATTGTCATTTTATCTATATCATCAGATAGTTCGGCATCAAACAGTGTCATTGAACTTGACTTATGTAGGAACGGTTTGCCTGTCCATTTTTCCTCTGAATTATCATCTGATATAAGTTTGAAATAAGTGCCCTTTTTACTTCCTCTCATTTCAAATGTGTTTGAGTAATTCTTGAATTCCTCCATGGAATCCGGTACAACGGATATTTTTCTGACTGTGTATTCCTCTTCCTTTTCTTTTCTTATTCTCAGATAGTAATGTATGTATTTAAGGTAAATGTCAGCCTCCTGTAACATAGGATGACGTTTGTTCCTGTTATAATCACTGTCTATTGAATATGCTGTCTCAAATGCATATCTGCGTTTATCATTACCCTGATAAGTGGTACAGTATTCGTCTGCATTACTGTTGCATAACGAAATATCATACAGTATATCTTCAAGGCTTCTGTCTGAATCACGGTTAAGTATATGGTTCTTTATGTCAGTCTTAGAACTGACATGTGCGAAATAGTTGAAGGCATCCATCTTGCCTAACGTGTTTGCCATTTCCTCTGTTATATTACCGTCAAGTAATAAACCGAATATCTGTGCAGCACGGAACGAAAGATAGCCTGACAGTGAAGATATATCATTCTTTGTCGCATTTGAAAATATGTCACTGAAATTGTTAATGTCATTAGGCATTACCGGTAATAACGGTATTGAAGAAACCGATTTGTCCATAGTGTCCAAATCCTTTGTGTTTTTCTGTAAACCGTAATACAGTGACCTTACAAGTTTTTCTTCCTCGAAATTGTGACTGAAATCACCTACCCATGCAATAGTTTCAGAACCCTCATCTATAGTACCGCCCTGTTTGTCGGTAAACCCGTTATTGAAAAGTCCCGGCCATGCACCTATTCCGTTCTTAAAATTATAGTTTGACGGATAATCTGTCGAACCCTTCGGTACATTAAGGTATTCATATGTACGCCTGTTGTTCATGCCGTCATCGTCAATTACCCTGTAACACTCCCACATCATATGTATGAATGTTTCAAGGTGACACATGATAATCTTGAAGATGTCACCTATACGTGGGGTGAATCCTAATAAATCACCGGCTGTTTCCTGTACCTTTAACTTTATCTTTCTGTTTATTTCATTACTCTCTGCATTGAGCCTTTCAATACGTGAAGATATGATGTCATTGAATTTGCTGAATTCAAATATATAGGCATATTCCCCGAAATATTTTCCGTTATTCTTGAAATTTTCAGGCCTTGCATCAGCTACAAGTTTTCCGGCTAATTCTACAGACGGACAGATACTGTTGTTTAATACAGTACCGGTTAAACCTTTAACATTCTGTTCTCCACTGTTTCTAAGGAAGGTAACACCTTTATCATCTGTTATGTCACAGAATTTATTGAAAACTAATTCATTACATTCACCGGTAAGTCCGTTTGGAAGAAGTTTCGTATCGAAAATCTCGCCGTCACTTGAATCATTGTACAGATTAAAAGCTTTAATCAGGTTTTTCCATGCATTAACTACATTATCGTTAAGAGTTACGGTTAATTTATCTGTAATCTTCTGATTGTCAGAAGCATCAGAAAATAGAATAAGCTGTTCGTTGACGGAATCTTCACCGCTCTCTACATATACACACTTATTACTGAACTGTGTTGTCAGTGCATTAAGAAAATCATTCAGATGAATTGAAATCGACTCTAAATTGTTCTTTTTTGTATTAAGTTCATTCTTCGTTTTACCGTCTTCATTACTCATAACCTTATGTTCGAGTAAATCACGTTCATTTATAAGGGATTTTGCTTTTTCTATGATTTTAACCAGTGTTACAGGTGGGTTTCCGTCGCTTAATTGCCATTCAGGTGTGTTTATATGGCTTTCCCAATAATCTTTACCGAAATAGTCACAGAACGGTGCGGCTATAATATAACTTAAAGGTATGTCCGTAAGAAGTGAATATGAATATCCTATAAATGTAACAACTGCTTCAAAATTACCGTTATTAGGATTGAATGAAGCCTTGAAATCAGAACATGTAAGCTGATATGTAACACCCTTACCGTAAAAACCCTTAATCTGTAATTTGAATTTGGGGTACGGTATTGTGAAGAATGCACCGAAAACGCTGTTCTGTTTTTCTGATATTTCAGAAGGGTTGTGTATGACTTCTTCTCTTCCGAAAAGTGACGAGCCTCTTACGTCAACGAACTTGATTACAACGGTTGGGGTATAGAAACTCTCAAAAGATACCTCTATACTCTCAATACCCAAACCTTCTACTATGTTTTTCTTTACAACGTCATTATAGTTTATGTCAGTATAATAAGTTGTAAGGAAATTTGTTTTACCGCCTACGTATATCTTCGCATCTTCACCTTGTAAGAATGAAATCCAGTTCTCGTTATTCGGCGTTTCATTGTTTTCATCGGAATGCGGACGTTCAATCCACGTAGCAATTAGCATTGAAGTGGATTCTCCTCCACTCTGTTTTACCCTTGAAACAACCTCTGCTATCAGATTTACTGATATACAATAATCCGAATAGTCCGGTGTCATCGGAACACCGTCTATCTCACCGTATATGTCGTTAGGCTCAACATATAATATACGTCCTTTTTGCCTTACAATATTCTTTTCAGTCTCTGCCATTAAAGAAAAACCCGCAATACTTTAAATATAAGTATTTACGGGTTATTTTTTCAATGCCTATAGTTTATTAAAATTGTTTTCATAAGTTTCCATTCGTCCTTGTATTTACAATACAGTGCTATGTCGTTAAGTGTACCGTCACCGTTGAAATTATTCTCAACACGATATGCTTCATATGAATATCCACTAATAATGCTTATATATTCAATTAAGTTAACGGTTTTTAAATTAAATACGTCTATTGAATACTGAAAATGTTCATCCGTAAAAATATCATATGTATTGCATATAAAAAGAAATACATTAGGGTTTATGTTAAGTGTGTTTTTGTTTTCCGAATATTTTATATTGAAACTCTTGTCACAAAAGTACATATTTCCTTCATACCATCTCAGATTTAAAATATATTCTATATCACGCGGATGATATTGTCCGTCTTCTTCCTTTAAATAAAACTGTTTCTTTATCTCGATAAGTTTACCATATTCATTATATGTATATTCATAATCAGTGAACCGTTCGATTTTATCATTTTTACCCTTCTTTCTTAATGTATGTATTCTCTCTTTTTTCTGATTGTGTATATATGAAGTCACAAATGTATCTCTGTATTCAGGAATAGTTTCATACAAATCACCGATGGCTTTTACCGTTACTTTGTTTGCCCCTGTAATCGTATTACCGGAATATTTATAATAGATGACAGATTTTTCGAAACGCTCTCCGTCTGTATTGTAGTTTATTATAGTCAAATCAGAAACATAGTTTTCTGCAACACAGAGAACGGTAAATAACACTGAAATAACACTTAAGATAATTCTTCTGTACATAATCGTAAACCTTTATTTTATTTTTTGTGTTGCAAAGTTAAAGGTTATTTCTTGAGTACCAAATTATTTCAAGTTAAATATTGTTAATTGTTTTCAGAATTATATTTGTTTATACCTTGTTCGTAACGGTTAACAGCTGTTGACAGCGGATAAGGTATTCTTACGATTGTGCCGTCCTCTATACGATATTCCATAGATGGGATTGAAGGATTTGCCTGTAATATCAGCCATCCGTAGTCAGGGTCTCCGTAGTATTTATAAGAAAGTGTATCTAACCTCATCTTGTTTTTGTCATATACAAGGTATATATCAGATGAAGATTTCTCTATCTCAATCGGTGGTACGACATTAACACCGGTATTTGTCCTGAAATTAGCATATCTGTCATAATAAGCCATATAAAAATATTAATTAATTTTTATTATTTGCCATCTGAACTGTATGGGCATAACTGCTGTTACTATTTACACTACTGTCGTTGCCACCCATTTCTAAATGGCTTCCGTTATACTTTATTCTGTCTGCCCTGTTATCATACAGCCTTGCATTAGCATAATAATTGAACGACATGGCATTCTGAAGCCTCCTTATAGGCCCGCCTAAGTCACCGCCTCCGATAAACTTGAAGTTAATGTCGATTCTTGCCAACATAGGCTGTATACCTACACCTTCCGGATTCAAATCCCACTGCAATCCGTTCGATACGTCAAAACTTGTACTTATAGAATCGATTACGATTGTCTGATAATAGAAATCACCTATTCTAAGTACACAGAACGGAGGTCTTCCGAATGCAAGGTTACTTGCAGTACCGTTATTGTCAGAAGCCGTTATAGTGTTTCCCTGACGTGTACACTGATTAAGGAATGTAAGTCTCTCATTAAACCCTTCAGGTGACATTGAATGGAAAGCAGGGTCAAAATACTTCAGCCTTTTCTTCAATTCCCTTATAATTGCATCATCCTTGGTTTCCAGTTCCTTGTAGAAATGATACTCCTGGTCATAACGGAGATTGTTGTTAGATATTTTATTGTCATTATGCATATAAACAAGTCTGTCAGCTGCCGCATTCCCCTCTATTATTATATCATTATTGTTCTCGTCCTTTTCTCTGTATTTGACGAAAACACCCTTTTCATTTTCCACCCATTTCGAACTGTTACCTAAAATATCATTATAAAGTTCTTTCATTTGCCCTAATACACGTCCTGCCGGATTGTTGGCTATATTTTTATGGATTTCGGAATTGTCGGTATCACTCAGTTTTTCGGTTTTGTTCTTAGTGAACCTTATAGTAACCTTTGCTGAACGGTAGAATTTGGCTTTTCTTGTTGCAATATCACCTGATATCGCTCCATTTTCTGTTTTTGAAGTATTTTCGCTGTTTTCGTTAACGTTTATACCGCCATCAACTTCGGTTTCATATTTTTTCTTTCCTTTAATACCGTATTTTTCAAGCCATTCACCGATTGTATTTGCACGTTCACGTGCTAACTGGTTATTTTTTTCTTCATATCCATGTATGGTAGAAAAACCTTTAATGTGAATATCAGATATGTCCTCAACCCTGTTCTTAAACAAATTCATAAGTTTGGTAAGCCTTTCCTTGAATTCATCATCACCTGATATACAGTTTCCCTTATCATCAAATTTAATCCCTAACTTATTTATAGTGTTAGTGTATTTTTTAATATTCGCAATTACGGCAGCAACTTCAGCCAGTGTATACAGATTATCTGTGCTTGAATCTCCATTAGACAAACCGGATATAGTTTCTTTTACAGAACCGACATTCTTGTTTAATAAAAAACCCTTTAAATCCTTGTAATTCGCCTCAGATATTAATTTTTCGTCATATTTGTTTTTAATTATTTCCGTACCATCAGTTTCTTTAGGTGTTTCATACTTACCGTCAATTCGATAAAACCATTGACGTTTTAAATTAGGTTTATAACTTTCCGGCCATTGGTTAGTTGTATGGTTTATATAATTTATATACCACGGATAATCTGAACCATATATAAAATCGCTTACATGTTTATCATATTTTGTTATACCGCTACCGTCTGACATTTCATAACCTTGTGTCTCTTCTTCACCCGATAGTTCAAACTGTATTTTTATATCTTCACTGCGAACTGTTCTGTTATCTTCACTTATTTCGGTATTTATGTTACAGTTAACACCGAAAAGCAAATAGGCAATAGGGTCAATTACATTATTTTCCCTGTCATATACACCTGAATAGTTATTAGGGTAGAACACATAGAATTCAACCGTACCTTCTTCATCAGGTATTTCATTCTCAGGTGTCGTATCAGGTGCAGACTTTTTATCTTCGAGATTATTATTCTCTACCTGTACTAATTCATCTGTAAGAGGTGTAGGCTTTGCAGCATTTATAAGCGTGTCCTTGTCGCACCCTGCAAAAAACCTCAGTATGTCAGTATCTTTTAAATCATTATCGTCACTTTCATACCAAGTTGCATAGTCGGTTACAGAAGGATGGTCTGTAAGCATGATAAATGACAGTGTACCGCTTCTTACGGTATTGATATATGTATATACATCCTCGCCTCTTCCTATGAATGTATTTGAATTCCAGTTTGCCTGCGTTGTTTCATTGAACGTAAGTCCGTATGGAGGGAACCACATGATTCTTCCACCAAGCGGGCCTCTCTGTTCCCATGACAGTGCCTTTTCGAATGAATAAGGGTCATAGCCCTTCCATGCGAGGTTCTCGATGGAAAACATACAGTCCTTTGTATGTATGTTCTTACCGTCACCGCCTAAATATTTCGGTGTTATGTTGGGAAAACCGTTCTTGTTCAATGAAGAAAGTTCCCATCCGGGGTCATTTCCCTTCCACATATATTCCCTTGTCTCATCCGATTTGGTGAAACTCCCCCACTTATGAAGGTCACTCAGTTTTACAGGATTACCTTCATCATCCACAAACGGACGTATCAGTTTGTTTAGTTTATCATACTGATAATGATGAGTCCATACACGGCAATAAGGGTTATTATAGCCGTTTGTGTTGTATTTAGCTGATTTATCAGCGTTTTCAGCAGCCTTTTTAAGAAGGTTCCTTCCATGTGACATTCCGAATTGAGTAGCGATATCACCGTTACCGGCTACATTTGATTCACCTGCATCTGCTGATGTTGCGAAACGTGAAATAAGCGTATTTATCTTATGCCTTTTAAACAGTTCCTTTGTTTTGTGCAAAATTGAATTCTTGTCAGTAACGTTCCATTTTTCCTTAAAGCCTCCACTGTCAAGGTCATCAGGATAAAGATTCGTAACCTTTTTATATGGTTGTTTATTTGGTATTTCAGCACTTCTTGTTGTGTTTTCACCACCCTTTTCATACCCTGCAACCCTTGAAGCAAATGTGTCTGTATAATTTGCACTGCCTACATAGCTTGGTCTCTGTGCCATTCCGGTTATGGCGTTCGAATCACCGAAAAGATGTGCGTCATCACCTAACATGGACATGGTAGTATTGTGTTCAATGATATTCATACCCATGAATTTACGCATATATTCATAGTTCAAATCATTGAAATCTACCCGTTCGTCAATCTTCATTCCGAGTGTATGGCCTATAAAGTCATCACTCAGTTTTCTGAACTGCCTTGCACCGGAATTTACAATAGTAACTCCATATCCAAAACCCGGTGTTTTATCACGTCTCTCAATCTCTGCCATGTTCGTAAAGCCAAACTGTATATTAATATATATTCTAAAGTTGAATTTTTCTAATGTTAACCCGCATATCTGTTATGGAAAAGTTCATTACGACCCCCGTTTGAGTTGTTGTTGAACTGCAATGTAATCATTTCTGCAATCCTCCTGATATGCATCGGATTGTTCCTTATCTCGTTCATTATGTCAATACTCTGTCCGTTCTGTCCTTCAAGCATCAGTTTTCCGTTGATGTTTATATTCATATCAGACATCTTTATGTTATCAGGTATTACATTTACCGCGTATTCACCTTTCGTTTCATTTGTAATGGGTTCAGTATATCTTACCGGCTCATTAGGCTTTACTTCGGTTTTCCTGTAATTACTGTATGCATTTTCTATCTTTTCAGTAAATGAAGCGGGATTACTGAATGCCTCATATAACATCGATATGGGATTTGAACTGTACAGACTGTTTGAATACGAATTTCTGTTCCCTCCGTTAACTGAAACCTGACTTACATTCTTTTCGGAATTTCTTACAGTACTGTTATTCGTACTTAAATCACCGTATCTGTTGTTTACATTACCTCCACGGCTGTTTGAATTATATGTATTACCACCGGCAAATGAAGTATTACCTCCATAGAACGAACGTATTATATCACCTCCGTTTATGTTTTTTCTGACAAAAATATTACCACCGGTAAACGATGAACTTGATACATCACCATATCTTGTAATGAAACTTCCACTTCTGCTGTTTGTGTTTACAGTGTTACCGCCAACAAAGGATGATGTGTAATTTCTGTAAACATTTCCTCCGCGACTGTTTGAATTATATGTATCACCGCCTGTAAATGATGAAGCGGTTGTATTACCATATCTTGTAATGGAACTTCCACCCCTGATGTTTGAATTATAGGTATTACCACCTACTACTGATGAAGCATAGTTTCTTGTTACATTAACGCCACGGCTGTTTGAATTATATGTATCACCACCGGTAAATGATGTATTACCGTCATATCTGTTTATTACATTTTCATTTCTGTTGACTGAACTTACCGTACTATTACCTACAGATGGTGAATATACATATCTGTTACTTGTATTACCTCCACGGGCGTTTGAATTATATGTATTACCTCCCGCAAAGGAAGTATTACTGTCATATCTGTTTATCGTATTTTCACTTCTCTTTGAATTAACAGTAGTGTTGACATTGTTATTTCTTCTATATAAACTTGTTGCAGTGCTGTTTCTATTTAGTGTATTTGACGTATTATTCCTGTCACTGCTAAGTATTGAAGTATTGTATTCAGATACTATATGATTTCCTCTGTTACCATTTACCGGTACCCTTCCGTTATATGTATAGTAATTGTTCCTCTGTCTTGTAATATTACTGTTTGTATCACCACCGGTCAGTACATTTCTGAAATACTCCAAAGGATGTGAAATGTTTTCAAAAATGTTTTTGCTGAAATTCCTTACAGTACTTCTGTAACTGCTTTCCCTGTTCTGCCTTACACTTCCTATCTTTGAATTTATTTCCTTTAATATGTCAGTTACCTTGTCAAATTTTATGGAATATTCAGTGTTGTTAACAGTTCTGTTTGTCGAATTTACAAAATCACTGTTCGTTGCATAATCATTACTGTAACTGTCCACAACAGTAGAAATTCCATTGTCAGAGTTGGTAATATAAGAATAAGTCTGAGATACTTTGTTGAAAATATTGTCAAACAACTTGTCAAAAGGCCCGCCTGTTTTTGCAAATATAGCACTGTCCTTCGGGTCTGTCTTTGCCAACTTTACAGAACCATCATGTATGGGTGTTACATTCTGTGCCTCAACAGTCATTGAAGTACCGTTTGACGAAGCAACAGCATCTTCGGCTTCATTATTTAGTGATTTTTTTGCAATATATTTTAGAATTTTGCCAGCTATAGCACTACCTATAGTATTGTTACCTACATTATTAGTATATGATGCTAATTTATCAATTTGTCTTTGTTTAATATAATCAGTATCATCTTTTGAACCAACCCAGTATCTACCACCATTTATTTCTTGGTCATATAAAATTTCTTTTTCTTTATCAGTTAATTTTTTACGTGCTTTTGGATTTTTATTTAAGTATTCCGCTGCCTCTTTATCCTCTTTATTACTACCTCTCCATGCTACCGCAGCTGTTTCATCATTTATTTTACCATTTGCTTTTGTTATTTTTTGGTAATTGTCATATTTTTCTCCGGCCTTGCCTATACTTTCTTCAAGTACCTTTAACTGTTCCTTGTTAGCATCTTCCTTATTCCTTGAATATGTCTTTGAGAATTCCTCCTGATATTTCGAAAATGCATTAAGTACATTCTTAGTCTGTTCTTTTGACATATCCTTGAACTTGTCAAATGTCAGCATACCTAACATGGCACTGATTTGCTTTGTATTTGCCTCTATCTCCTCAGCAACGGACAATGTGCTCTCAGCATATTTCACTGCATCACGTTCCTTGTTGTTAGAACGTATTAAACCTAAATCGCGTTCGGTAACCTGTCCTACATTCTTCCTTTGACCGTTAAGCATGGTAACATACCATTCCTTTCTCTCCTTGTCAAACTGTGCCATATTAGCAACAGTATCACGGTCTGCTTCTTTAAGAGGTGAACCGCCCATCTGACGCTTGACAACTTCCTTTTGCCTTGCACCACGTGCCATATCCTTAGCATCCTCAACAGATATACCTAACTGTTCTGATGCTGCACGTATAAGCTGCTGTTCCTGCATATTGAAGGTGGTTTGCCCGGTTTCCTTATTAAAACTTCCCATGGTACTGAACATACTCTGAATACGTTTTGCATAGTCCTCAGGTGAATTATAGGATTCATATAGCATAGCTAACGGATTCGCACCCATTGCAAAGGAGCCTCCTAATACTTGTAGGCCTGCTGACTGCTTCAATAAGCCTTCAATACCTCCGCTCTGCACCTTCTCCAAAGCACCTCCCAGTGAACTTAGGTTAAAACGTGCATTTTCTGCCCATTTTGACAATTCAATGAATCCCTTTATGCCGTTTTTGAAGTCATATTTGTTAGCCAACTTAAGGTTATTTAACACATTAGATACAAGTTTCCTCTGTGAAATACCCATCTTGTTAGCATCGTTGTACATTTCATACATAATTTCGGCAGAATCAGAAACAGACTGAGTGAAAATGTTCATCTGCCCCTCGAAATTCATAAGGTTGTCTTCACCGACAAGTCTTCCGACTGCAAAGTTCTTCTTATATTCTTCATTAGTAAGATTTACATTTCTACCGGCGGTTGCAATGAACTGTGAATGCATCTTTATAGCATCAGCAATTGTTTTATTCAATTTACCGAATGATTCACCTAATGCAAGCATCCTGTTCTCGAATTCTTCTGTCTGAACTGCTGTTAAACCTACTTCAACCTGATACTGATGTACCGATTTGTCCTGTTCCTTGCTGTAATCGTCTATTTTCTTAGAATACTGTAAGAATAAATTCAACTCCTGTTGTGCGAACTTCATTCTTGCTTCCTGCATCTTCTGCTCGCGTTCCAACTGTGCCTCACTATATGCATTGTATTCCTTCCATATAGGAATCCAGTTAGTCCATGTATGGGCCATCTTAAGATTAGCCATTGTGTTGGCATTCTGAGCCTCAATCATAGCCATCTGACTGTCGATTGCAAGTTCCTGTGCAGAATAAGCACCCTGTACAGCGTCTGTCCACGATTCGAGACCGACTTTCATCTTATTCAGTTCAACTCTTGTTGTGGCAGTGAATAGACGTAGCATATTCTCAGTTTCGAGACGTACATACTGTGTAAATTTATCGAATGCAAACTGTATAGCCTTTACAGCAAGGTCAGCAGCTTTAAACCACGGACTGCTTGCAAATTTCGCAATTGAACTTCCGGTTCCTTTGAAAATCGCGTTTAATTTATCGTTTAAATTTTTATTTGCTGTTTTTGCATCACCAGCTGTTCCATCACCAATTTTACTTACGTTAACACCTTTATTGGAAAGTTTTTTCACAATACTTCCCTTTGAAGTTTCAGCCTTTCCTCTTTCTACTTCATATGTATTTTTTAACCTCTCCTTGTCCCCTTTTAATTTTTCCTTTTCTGCCTTCTTAGTAGCATCAGTTTCATTATTAATAGCAGTTTCAAGGTCTCCGATTTCTTTATCTAATTTACCTATTGTTGTATTCAGTGACTCTATATATTCCTCATTATCCTCATACTGTTCTATGAGGCTTCTAACGGCATCAGTATTCTCACTGCTTATCCCTAAAGCTTTTGCAAACTCTTCCAAAGCACTGTTTTTCTGCCCTTCCTTATTTTCTATAACACTGGCAATTCTGTCTAATGATGATAACAAACCGTTCAAATCCATTTATAATAAAAAATAATATTTTCTAATTAATGTCAACCAAATCGTTAAACAAACCTTCGTTCAGATTCAGTCCCAGTGTATCTGACTTAGGCATTCCGTCCTGTATCTGTTTTAGTATATGTCTGCAATATCCGAAATCCAAATTTTTCAGCCATTTCTTGAAATATTTCTTACCGTTTACGGTTACTATCAGATGTTTTAGGATTTCGCCTGAAATCATCATGTAATACTCAATGTCCGTGATATCCTTCTTGTTCTCTGCTTCCTTATTAATCAAAGAAATGGAGTTGTTGAGTATTATTTCCTGTCTGTAATTGACTATACGGTATTTTATGGCATCACCCTTTTCAGTAGTAAGTCCGAAAAAACCGTTTTTGTCACCCTTTAGAGTGAAATCATCAAACTTAACCTTTGACAGGTCTACTGTTCTTTCATTACCCTCATCATCCTTGTATCTGTATTCATCACCGTAGCCGTTTCTCCTGAGCCATAAGAGTATATAGCCTCTGTCAACACTTATCAGACTGTCACAGTCCACATTACTGTCAGTTATCTTGTTTCTGAGCAGAATACTTGACATTGTCCCGTTTATATTATAAAAAGGTGACGTAATTATATTCTCATCGCTTGCTGTAAGCGGTTTTACGTGAACCTCCCTAATCTTGTCAGGATAGCATTCGCCCTTGCTTGGCAATTCAATTGTCTCGTACTTTTCTTTCATGTTTTTTTATAAAAATAAATAGTCCAAACAGTACATTTGACGTACAGTTTCAGACTATTATTCTCAAATTTATTTATTTTGTTTTTGGCTTCCTTATCTTAAGTTTTTCCTTTTGTTTCTCGATTTCCCTGTTATGAATCGTTATGAATGATTTTCTGTCTGCAACTGTCATAGTGTAGATTTCATTCATTGAGAGATTCATGTGTTCATGGCACAGCCACATTTCTGTCTTCAGATTTTTCTCAAATCCGTTATACATAGAAAATAGAATCGTCGAGTCCAAGAAACGTAGTGAAAGAGCCACCTCCATCGCTCTCAGGTACTTCTATCTTAATCGTAAAATCTACTCCCGGTTTATTATTCATGATATAGTCACGGTATTTCCTTGCATCTCCGGCTCTCATGTTCTCAATGAAATTCCTTATATATTCACTGTCAGTATTTCCGTTTATTGATACTGTATGCCTTATCATGCCTTCCGTTACCGTTTTCGGATATGAATCCGCTTTTTCTGATACTGATGAGTTTACAACATTCCTTATTTCTTCAATATCCTCATTAATATATTCCCTGTCCTTGTCGGAAATATCGATTCTTGACAGAGAATCGCTTATAGTATCGATACTGCGGATAATATTCAGTTTGTCACCGTCTGAAATCTGTTTCATCAGTTCCTGTCTCAGTTCATCCTCATCCTTCTTTGTAAGGAACTTGAATTTCAGTACATTCTTGCCTACCGTATATTCAAATAATCCGTTCTCATCACCCTTTAATTCGAACTTGTTGTATTTGAAATCGGACAGGTTAATAGTTGTATCGTATTGTTTTCCGCTTGAAGGATTCGTTGTCGTAATGGGAAACTCAGGCCCGTATGCCGTAGCCCTAAGCCATAACGTTATGGCATCCCTGTCACCTGCAACCAAATCATCTACGTCTATCCTGCTGTCAAGAACCTTGCGTTTAAGTATCACGTCAATAAGTTTACCGTCCCTGTACATATTAGGTGAAGCAATGATATTCTCATCAGAACCGGTAAGATATGCAACAGGTATTCTGTTAATCTTATGTGGATAGCATTCTCCGTTTGAAGGTAACGGTATCACATCATACTGTACATAGTCAGGTATGTCGCTTATGTCGAACTTATAGGATTTGTCATCCGTATTATTACTGATTTTATCTGTTTCCTCCTTTATGTTCACAGGTTCCTGTTTTGCCATTTCAACCGTTTTATCCTGAGTCAACGTAATTTCAGGAGCCTTATCTTCGTAGTATGAATATTCGTTTTCCTCTTCCTTTTTTACATTTCTCGTACGTCTCTGTGATTTACCGGTACCTGTATAATCTTCAATCAGTCCGTCATATGAAGAGTCCTTGCCGTTTACTGCATTTGTCAGTTTCTTTTCATGTATCTGCTCATCCGTAAGGCCCTTCATCTTAAGCCTTCTTTTATACTTCTCGACTGTTATTTTATCCGGCCCGTGATAAGTTGCAGAATCTATCTCCTGTTCAGATGCACCGTACAGTCGTTTACCCATTTCAAGGTTGAACTTCTGTGCTTCCTCAATGGCAGAAATCTTGTCGTTTTTTGACAGTTCCTGTACACCGGAATATTTCTTTAAGTCAATCTCATCTTCATTCAGTGATATAAGATTATTCTTTGCATCCTCCAGCATCTGATTAGAAGCTTTGAGAATGGCTAATTCCTTCTTCCTTCTGTCTGAAAATTCTTCGGGAGTTAACTTTTTGTCATTATCTGTTATGTCCATTATATAACGAAAAAATATCTTTTTTAGGGGTTATTTTATAAAACTATTCCTTCCATTGGAAAACAAAACCGGGGCATATATATTTCTCATCATCATTCTTTGTATTCGCCTTATATGAAAAGGTTATATCCTCTTTTTCGGATATACCGATTAAATATATCAGAAACGAAGAAATTTCAAACAGTAATTCTGAAAATGTATCTGACTTGCATATATGATATGTTTCCGACTTTTTTCCTTTTATTTTCTTTACGGTTTTCCTTAATTCTCTTATAACACCGAACTCCAACGGGTCTGTTTTCTCTTTTTTGAGGATTTTTACCAGTTCTGAAATATTGTCAGTTATTTTCTCCTTCTCGCTCATCACTATCTGTATTTTTCTCCTGTATAAAGTCAATACTTTCAACAAGGAATGCAAATTTGTTCCTTGAAAACACTTCTACCATCTTGCAGTTTTTCAATATTGCGCTTGACTTTGAATCCTTGAATCTTAATTTCAGACTTTTCTTTGACAGACTCTTGAGTTTCTCATCCTCTGTCATTCTGTTCGTCCGGTTTATCTTGTTGCTCTCGCTTGACCATGCCTTTATATCACTCTCAAGTTCACCGCTGTCATCAGCAGAGGAAAGATTAAGCAAGGCTATAATAACTATGAACTGTTCACCGGTTTTATAGAACTGAATCAGCTCGTCGATTTTCTCATCCCTTCCGTCAATATCAAAAACCTTTGCCTCAACAGGCTGATAATAGAACGTCTGCTGATTATACTTGACCTTCTCCTTCATAAACGGATTAACCGCTATGTTACGGCCTAAACCCTTTGTCATGAATACTGTGTCAATACCGTCCTTATGTTCGTTATAATAGTCAACCATTAACTTGGAATAGTCCTTCTGACTTATTTCCTTGTCATACTTGAAACCGTTTCTCGCATCACCGTTACTGTATGGTACATATAGTACAGCTCTCATTTTTATTAAACAAATAATATTTCTTATAAGTTAAGATATTCGGCATTAGTTATACTTTTCAAGAGTTAATGCGGTTTTTTCTTATTTTCCTTAATTATCTGCTTTTTCCTCGCTTTAAGTGAATAGTCACAAATCATGTCCATGACCTTCTTCGGATTGTTCCTTATGTCATGCTCCCATATCCTTAAAAGCGGAATACAATGCATGGCACACCATTCATCCTTTAACTTATCTACGAACTTGTTGTGTTTCTGCATAGGATTCATTTCACTTTCCTTAACTAATAATGGATTTGAATGAAAATAATCACCATCCACCTCAATCATGAAATCAGGTATGAATAACTGTGCATCTTGGTCAATACTGTTAATACCCTCTTTCAGAACATATTTGTAGGGATAATTCTCTATAGCAGTAACAGCAAAATCAAAATACCTTTTTATATCCTTTGCACAATATTCATAAACATACTTCAGTCCTAACTTATCAAGAAAATCATGAGCAAAATCGCACTCTAACTTTGAAGTGCCGTATTCCTGCTTATGTCTCCTCTTACGAAATTGACTTGGATTATTGGAATAACTGCTTTTTTTAGTTTTTATTTTCTTACCACCTTTTACCGGCTGTTTCATATGTAGTGTATTTTCTGTATTTTATAAAAACTGTTCTTTTTCCATGTTACATATTTTTTAGATTTCATCCTATATTTATTATATATAAATTAAAAACGTTTTTAAAGATATGTCAAATAAAAAAAATAATATTATTGAAGAAATGAAACTGATGCTGAGGGATAAAACTCCTTCGCTTACAGTTGAAAGCCTTGTGTTCGGAGAAGATACAGACCCTATGGCAGATGTTGACCAACTTCCACCTGAAGGGGGACATTACGGGGAAGATGAGGAAATGTATTCACAAGGTACACCGTTCGAATCTGAGGAAGATGATAAGATAGCACAGAATGTATCAGAAGTCGATGCTGAAATAAAACCTTTGGTTGACCAGATAAGGGTACTTGCACTTAAAGGTATTGCGAAACTTGCAAATAATCCTACTTCTTCAAGTTATATTATGCTTAAGAAAATTTGGCAGACAGTTGACAAAGCGGCAGAAGAAGCAGTAAAACCTAAGAACAATAACCAGCAATAAACAAATAAAGCGTTCCTTAAATCAGGGACGCTTTTTAATTTTGTTTCTTTTATAATCTCTTATATGCTGAACTCTCCTGTTACTGTAATCGTTCCATTCGTCATCATCCATTGCTGACTTTATATCCCGGTTACCCCGCATTTTTCCATGAAAATTATCATTATTGTGTAAACCGAAATACTGACCGTCTCTACTATAATAATATCTGTCACTGTCATCAACATACCTGTTACTTCTCGTTTTCGGATTCCATCCGTTTGCCCAAATCCTATCTCCTGTTTTCTTTGTCATCTCACCACCCCACGTTGTAGTTGTTTCAACTTTGTTTTTATCCAAACCGACTACAACACTGCTCCCGTCCTTTGCCCTGTAAACAGTATATAACGCTTTATTATCAAATGGCAGGTTACCGTTACCGTATTTGCTTTTAGGATGATTTAAACTCCAACAATAGTTACAAGCATCGTTATAATCATCAAATTCCCTTACTGATAATATATCTTCATCACTGACATCACCCAAACCGTCCTGACGAACCCGTTTATCCTTCAGATAATCATATTCTTCTCCTTCGTAACGGTTCATTACACCGCCGTGTTCTTTAAACCAACTCCTTAAACTGTCTGATTTAAAGGATTCTGAAATGATTTTCCTTAAGTTTTCCTTTATAATTCTGTTTAATTTTTCCTCGTTTAGAAATAACTTCATCATGAATAACATATCTTTATTATAAATATGCTATTTTCTCCAAACATATTTAAGCAAACCACAGTCCCAAACCCTGTCTGCTCCGATTTCATTACACATTTCACTCTCTGTCATATATAACGGTAACTTATATTTCTTGCTGAGTATGTTCTTCCTGTAATTGAACTTGTGTATTCTCTTATATGAGCCGGTCTCAATATATCTGTAATCCGGTGGTAGTATATTATCAAGAACAAAACCTAACTTCGTATAGAGATTATCATTCTGATTAACAGTCCATCTTCTGTCAGCAAATGACTTTATATATAAGGGTCTGTAACACTTTATGAAATACTTAAGTAATTTACCTCCTACCCCGCAACACAACTTTGTTATATCAGTCGCAAACCTCGTAAGTTCCCATTCTGCACCGCCTATCTTCAGTATGTTGAATGACATTACACCTATAAGGCTGTCATTATGATAAGCACCCAAATGCTTTGAGGATATGGCATAACCCTGTATATGATTTCTGTCAAGGAACTCCCTTGCTGTCTCTTTGTCTATTTCCCTTATGGTACACTCTCTTCCGTAAACCTTTTCCTGATACTTGTCAAACCCTAACGTATGCCTTATTTTTGCAAAAACAACTTCCTTGTGGTCTATAAACTCATCCTCGAATATCTGAATAAGGCTAATACCCTTTTCATTTGCACAGTTCAGCTTGTCCACATGATAATTCTTATCCTTTCCGAATTTCTCAGAATGCCATACAACACCGTTGTACTCTATTCCGATTTTTAATGACGGTATGTATATGTCAATCTCCTTACCGTCAAGTATTTCACGGTCATTCCTTATGATATTATCGGAACCGACTAAATTACTTACGAAATCATAGATTTCCTCCTCACCCTTTGAAATAATCTTTCCGCACTTAGGACATCCACAACCCTTTAAATGTGATTCAGGTGTCTGCCAGAACTCTCCATGCTCAGGACATATTATGCATACCTTATTTTTAGAACCTTTATATTCAACCTTTGAGTAACCATACTTGTCACCATGTATTTCCCTTGATTTTCTTATGAATTCCTCTGTGTTTGACTTAGATTTATCTATAGCACATTGCGTACACCCATGTCCATTAAGGTGGTCACAGGCAATTTGTTCAAATTCACCGTGAACAGGACAAACTATCTTAACCTTATCATGTACGTTATCAAATTCCACTTTGTCATAATTATATTTTCCGTTGTGTAATACACTGCACTTCTCCTTGAATTTTTCAACTGTAATCCTTCTGTTTTTATTACTCTTGCTGTTTCCACATTTAGGACAGCCCTGACCTCTGATATGCTTTGCCGGTGTTTGCCAAAACTCTCCATGCTCAGGACATATTATGCAAACCTTGTTGTGCATCTTAGTGAACTCAACCTTACTGTAATCGTAATTGTCATCAGGATGTGCTTCTTTCATCATTCTGATAATTTCATCATTTGTCCTGTAACGTCCTGCACACTTAGGACATCCCTGCCCTTTTACATGCTGCATGGGAATTTGCCAAAAAGAACCATGTTCAGAACATATTATCTCAACAGGTTTCATCATACTTTCATATACAACCTTTGAATAATCATATTTGTCACCATGTGTTTCTTTTGCTCTTTCAATAAATTCTTCCCTATTACCCCTTAATGCATCACCCCTCCTTTTATTTGCACACTTAGGACATGTACCGCCACGTAAATGCGAAGAAGGCTCTTGCCAGAACTCTCCATGCAAAGGACATATTATACATACCTTTGTGGTATTATTTACATAATCTACTTTATCATATATGTAATAGCCCTTATGAACTTTTACAGCCTTTAATTTGAATCTCTCGGTTCTCTCTTCTTTTGTCATTATAGTTTCAGTATTTATAAGTAAATATTAGTTCCTTTTGCAAAAATACTGCAAATACACCGAAAAAACAAGGAAAAAACATAATTTAACATATTTATAATTGAAAAATATTAAAAAGAGAATATAAAAATAAAAAAATATAATTGACTTATTGACATGGGAGATTTAATTTTGAAGATGCCGACGGAGTATGAGCCACTTCGCAAAAACCGATTCTTGCTCAGATTTCCCTCTGACTTAGGCATACAGGAGTGGTGGGTAGCTTCTTGTTCACGTCCAAAACTGAGCCAAAATGAGACTGAAATACAGTTCCTTAATACTTCAAGCTGGGTAGTTGGACGCTATATCTGGGAAAATATAAATGTAACACTTAGAGACCCAATCGGCCCTTCTGCTTCACAGGCAGTAATGGAATGGGTAAGATTACATTCAGAATCTATTACCGGACGACAAGGCTATGCTGCTGCTTATAAGAGAGATTTGATACTGGAAATGCTCGATCCGACAGGAACAGCAGTTTCTCAATGGATTATAAAATCTGCTATGATTACAAATGTAGAATTCGGTGAATTGAGTTATGATGATGATTCTTTGGCTGAAATCACATTGACTATCAGACCTCAGTATTGTATCTTGAGTTTCTAATTCATTTTTTTTACGTACATAAAAATAAGAAGGTAGTTATCTGTTACCTTCTTTTTTTGTTTGATTTGGGAGACATATAGGATTTAACTCAATTATAAAAAGAGGGTGTATCATTAAACACATCCTCTTTTATGAATGCTTGTCTGTACCTACCAACATAAAGTTGTTTAAAGCACTAAGTTGCCTACAAGTATTTTGCAGCACAACCATTTTCATTGGCAGTACGTCTGTAACGAGTTTCGATTGGAGGGCGTGAAAGAAGTAACGACCCTCCTCTTGTTATAAATATAGTTCAATATAGCTTATTTTCATAAATTGTTTTTATAAAAGGTTTAATTGCATTAATTTCCTTAATTTTTGAAACAAGTTCAGAATATGAACCTTCAAAAACAATCTTATTATCAGCAAACAGTTTGATATTTGATTTTCCTTCAATCGGCTTGCTCTCAATTCTCCATGCATTATCACCGAAAGTCACTGTTAAGCAAAAATCATCAGATATGCATGTTTTATTCTCTTTTCTTTTTAGATTACGGAAAAAATCCTTAAATTTCTCAAACATATCTATTTTAATTAAAATTTCTTTTCAAAAACCATCATTCCACAGTCATATATTCTGTATATACCTCTGCCTATCATTATTTCATATTCGCTTTTATTCTTGTCGAAACCTTCTTTTACCAGTACATCCTTACGGTATTTGAATCTGTTTTCCCTTTTCTGTCCTATTACATAGAAATAACCCGGTTTACTGTCCTTTATATGTGTAAAGCCTAATTGTCTATACAGATTACCGTTACTCCATCTTTTGTCGGCATAACTGATAATACGTTCAGGTTTAAGTCTGTCAGTGAAATATTTCAGAAGTTTTGAAGCACCGCCTACAACTGTTGTATCAAGTTTATTACAGAACCTTAACAGTTCGTATTCATTTTCATTACCGTTACTTCCGAGGTTTTTCCTTAGATGTCCGAACGTCATTACAGATACCAGTTCACCTTTATAGTAAAGTCCGTAGTTGTATTTTGAGTTACATTCACCCTGAATATGGTTTTCATTAAGGAATTTTCTTGTATCACTGTAGTTCAGTTCGTTTATCGTACATTTCCTTGCAAATATTCTGTTTTCGGTAACACCCAGTATGTTTTTTATCCTTGATTCGACTATTTTACGCTTAAAAACCCATTCATCTTCGAAGATATGATATAACTGTATACCTTTTTCCATGCATTCGTCTGTTTTTCTTAAATGATAGTTTTTATCCTTTCCGAATTTCTCTGAATGCCATATAAGTCCGTCATATTCAAATGCTATAGGTTTATTTTCAATTAAAATGTCAATTTCTTTTGAATTATCAAGTATTTTACGGTTATTTGTGTATGTTTTTGCATATTTTGATATGAATTCGTTAATATCGGACTCAGGTTTCGATATATTACAGCCACAGAACGGGCATCCCTTGCCTAAAAGGTGATTATGTGGGGTCTGTCTGAATATTTTTCCGCATTTGTTGCATTTTATCTCCGTACTTTCATTGTATGAAACGTATTTTTCACTAAAATAAGTGAATTTATCACCATGAACCGTTTTTGCCTTGGAAATAAACTCATCCGGTGTCATTTTTAGGTTTCCGTTACATTTAGGACAGCCCTGACCGCTCATATGATGTGCCGGTGTCTGATAAAATACGCCGTGTTCAATACCGTATTCATCTTTTTTATGGCATATTATCCTTAAAGGGGTATGATTATTCACATAAACACTCTCAGAATAGTCTAATTCTTCTTCAATAGGGTGTATTTTACGTGCCCTTTCTTCAAATTCCGACTTGAATCTGTTATATTCATCCTCTCTGCACTTTTTGCATCCGCAACCGTTAAGAAACTGCTTTGCATTGACTTCAATATCACCATGTATATTACAGGTAACTATAAGTTTTGCCCTCTGATTTGTGTATTCTGTTTTTTCATAGGTGAATTTATCACCGTATCTTTCCTTTGCCCTTGAAATAAACTCTTCCGTTGTGAGTTTTTTTGTTTTTCCACATACCGGACATCCTCTTCCCATTAAATGCTTGTTAGGGGTCTGATAGAATACATTACCACAAACACGGCATTTCATTTCCATCTTATCAGAACTTCCATGATATGTATCTTTGTTGTATTCATATCTGTCACCGTGTACTTCCCTGAATAACTTTAATGTATCTTCAAATGACCTTTTTTCTCTCATTTGTGCAAAACTACTGCTTTTTCGGATAACTTACAAATAAATAATGTTATTTTTATATAAAAAAGTGGAAGTTATTTACACTCCCACTTTAATAAAGTTATATAAATTACTAATTTTTAGTTAATTAAATATTGTCCCAATTACTCCCTTGCGGGGTGACACTGAAGGAAATATCAATAAATTCTGTATTCGGAATTACTTGAATGTATATCTTTGCAGGAATTTCCATTCTATCCCTTGCTTCCTGACTGTCATCAACTTCAAGTTTCCAATCAGCAATACCACGGTTAGCCATTACATTGTCAAGAACCGGTTTAACGGCACTTTCAAATGACTGCTTTGTATTATTGTCGTTCGGGTCGAAAATAAGTCCGATACAAGCGATTGAGCATAGTTTTCTGATTCTCAGCAGCAAACGTCTCTTTGAGATTCTGTTCATCTGACTCTCATGTACTTGCAGGTTCTTGTCACCCCATACCTTCATGCCTTCCTTTGCAAAGGTGTTAATGAAGTTCAGTCGGTTTGCATAGAGGATATCCTGTTCACCGAGTTTAAGTGACTTCTTAGGCTTTACACCGCTGTCCTCGATTTCACCGCGATACCATCCGGCTGCTGCGAACCATGGATATTTGGTATTGTCGGTATATGCGAAGTTACGTACTACGTCGCGTGTAGGAGGCAGATAGATGAACTTGTTGCTGTCTGCATCGAAATACTTGCACCATGGATAGTAAGTACATGTATAGTTACTGTCGATTTCAGATTCCTCAAGATTCATTACTGCATCAGAAGGCGTGAACATTTCGAACTCCGAATCACTGGCTCCATAAGGCTTGTCAGGTGTTGTAACAACATATACAGAGTCTGCACGTTCCTCCTCAATCATTGTGATAACCTCGCCTACGAGTGAATTCTGATTTACGTAGTCAATACCGGGAGTTGCAAACACGTTAATGTCAATAGCCTTCGGGTTAGCGAACTTGCGGTAAGCTGACAGATATGCATAGTAGTCTGAGTTCAGAATCTTCTCATCCTCGTCGAAACCGTATGCTTCCGGATTATTCAATACTGATACCATAGTACCTTGTCCTGATACCTTGTCAATTGAACCCTTGTACTTGGTATATCTGAAGTCATCACCGTTGCCTCTTGAAGTTCTGTAATAGTCCCAACCGTCGAAACCGCCGTAGAATGCAAATGTGAACTTACGGTATCTCTTATCTTCATAGATTGTCTCTGCTACATCTTCCTCAGTACCCATCTTAGGCATAACACCGTACATGGTCTGATTTCCGATACCTACGGTCTGCCATGTGAAACCGCCTACACCGTCAATAGTGATTTCCTGTGTTTCTGTGGATTCCGAAGATTGTTCTCCTGCTGTAAGAATACGTGAATCAAGGTGGAAGCAGTCAGTGAATGTGTTGTCATCATAAGTCTCAACACCCTTGTACTTCAACAGGTCGGTATCGAAACCGGTAATATTTGAAATACCGAAGTACTGCTTTGTGATTCTTATATCCTCGTCAACATTCGTATTATAGACTACATATGGAATTGAAGGTAAATTTTGTGTAGTCACATTTGGCGTAACAACACCTGTACCGTTATAGTTTCTTACAGGATAACCCATGAAACCGCATGGAATAGAATGTGCTGTCTTTTCGTTCTCGTTGACTTCTACAGTAATAAAACTTGAAACATTCTCATATTCCTCATCATACGAACCGATTCTCAGTGAAATGTAGTTCTTATCACCGGGGATAAGGTTAACACCCTTGAATCTCTCGTAAACAATCTGAGAATCATCTGCATCATAGAAATCACGTACAACAACATCGAACGTACCGTTTGAAACGTCAATATTCTCAATTGAAATCTTAACCTCAGTATTTGAGGAATCACCGTCTGAAATGGTATGGAATCTGAACAGTTTATTAACCTCGATATTCTTGGCATCACCCTTAAGTTCTGACAGTACCCAAGGTGTAGAAGCGAATCTGTACTGCTCCTTATAGTTGTTTGTATCAAGTGTCAAAGGTACAACAATTTCTGAACTTTGAGGTTTAATGTAATAAGAACCGCGTGACAGAACCATTGCAGCCTCTGTGTACAGATGTTCATCTGTATCACTACCGGTAGTCGGTGCTTTTATCTGCTCCTCTTTACCAGCTTCTGTACCATAGTAGTATACACGTTTTCCTTCGGTTGTTGTATAAGCAACGACAGTATATATTACACCGTCAGTACCATAGTCTTTAGTCCATTTTCCGTTTGTACCCTTTATATGGACTTCAAGTTTATCTCCATTTCCGTTAACCGATTCGCTTGTATAAAGCATACGCTTACCTACATCACTGCGTCTGAGCGTATCTTCCTCCTGTAATACAATGTCATCAACATCTGCATGTGAAGGTTTAATGTACTTGTAATCATAGTAAACTAAAGTTGTGTTGATTTGGGTAATGTCACCACTTTCAATCAGTTTACCGAGAGCAACGTCATATACCTCCTCAACATAGATTTCAGCATCACCTATTTCAGGGTCGGTTCCGATTACTTTCTTGATGTAGTCTTTATCACCGGGATTCAATGATACACTGTAATGTTTACTAGCATCTCCTTCATCATCATATCGTTTAACATCAATAGTGAAACGGCCATAGTTGTTGACATTCAAATCTTGCCAATTTCTAGTAGTCGTGATTGTTGCCGTTGGTGTACATTGACTGTCATTTGTAATATCAGAAGGGGCACTTAATGTAACTGATTTGGTATAATATCTGATAGTGTCATATTCATACTCATCAGGACAACCGTCTTGACCTTCTTTCTTGAATGAAGCCTTAAGATGTTCTCCTCTTGAACGAAGTACGAATAAAGGCATATTGTTATATTTCCCTTTACCAACTGCCGTTGCAATCCATACAGGGCCTGCGTTAACACCGGACAGACCTAATACACGTACAACTTCCAACTGATTAGACTGTTTCAAATATGACTGTGCAATATATGGTAACTCATACTTAGGATATTGACTTCCTCTGAACTTCTCAGTGTCCGTACCTCCGAAATACTGCTGGTACTGTCTCCAATTCTCAATTGGAATGGGTTGGAATGCAGGGCCTTTAACAGTTTCACCGGCAAGTCCTAAAGTAGTGATACCAAGGGACTTTGCTGCGTAATTAAGCTCGATTTCTCTTGTATAGACACCGGGGCTTACGTGAGTCCGTCTTGTACTATTATTACTTGTATTTGCCATTATGTTCTTTTATTTAACAAATTATTTTATAATAAATATCAGGCGAAAACCTAAAAGTACGTAAACATGATATTTATCATCCATTTTTTAACGAAAAACAAGAATAGCATATCAGTCGTTCCTTTAAGGCTGTTTTTACCTTTTCTTTTTCTTTTATATATTTTCTTTTTCTTTTGGTATACTTACTAGTACTAGTATTTTTTTATATAATTAAAATATAAAAAAATAAACTTAAGTAAGATATTACTAGTACTAGACCCAGGTCTGGAACGGAAAAAACAAGCACTCTTTCTGATGCTTGCTTTTTTTGACGTTCTGAAGAAAATTTATTCAATAATGATTCTTTCCTCTTTTACGGGTTCGTCGCTTACGTTTTCAGGTACAATTTCCGAGTTGTACACTTCGTTAGGGTTATATCCTTTGAAAACGAGTTCCGATTTATCAGACATGTCGAATCTGTTTATCTTAATCTTCACGTTATCACCGTTCTTCAGACTGAAACCCTTTTCAGTGTAGTACATAGTACCGTTGACGAAAACCCTGAAACTCCTTATATTCGTTTCACTGAATGTTTCTATGTTCACGTCCGTATCTATCACGAATTCAACCTTGTCATGATATTCCTCGAATGATATTGTTATGTCAACAGCACGGTTCCTTAACGGATTTTCAGAGGTGTATTCCTCAATGTCAACCTTTGGTGAAGGTCTCTTTGCATCACCTTCAGACATCATGATTATTCGTTTGGGTCTCTTGTCAATCCTGAAGTCAGTGCTGTTTATTATATAAGCCATGACCTTGATTCCGATTGACTGTACGAAGAATTTACGTTCATCTACACTGTATGAAGTCTCGTCATTGACCTCTTCAACAACCATAGGTATGAAATGACCGTTGGGCCTTATGTAGCACTGTGTTGACTTGAAAAGCTCGTTTATCCTGTTATTGAATCCGTTTATCTTCTCAAAGGTTGAGGTGACGAAATTTATTCTGTATTGTAAATCGACGCTGTAAGGCTGTTTCATTGAGTATATCTCATAGCTTTCAGTACCGTTATCATCAAGAACCGTTTTTACGGACATGGTATAGAATCTGTCACCGGGAATATTTCTTAAGTCTCCCTGATTAGAACCTGGTTTAGGGTTATTGTCCCTGTTCATTGTTATGAAGTTAAGAAGCAGGTTACCTTCCGAGTCGGTATGTTCCCAATTCTGTGAATATTCACTGAAACGCTGGTTACTGTACAGCGTAAATACCGGATATACTTCATTATTGAACTTTGCCACGGATTCCTTTACAAATTCCTCGAACGCATAGTCAATATCCTCATAGTTCAGAGGTTTGGGAAATTCCGTTTCCTTGTACAGTATTTCCTTTGCAAAGTTTCTCCTCCTCTCAGTACCGTATGATTTCCTTCTGAAGTTCATCGGTGTTATAAATTTCTTAGGCTGTCCTTTTCGCATCTCTCACTATTATTTTCCGTTAAATTCATTATCAGGAACAGGTGCACATTCAATCTTAAGCCATGACGGTTTATAGGCTCCGACATAGTTTCTGTTCGAAGTGTTCACTTTTCCGTCATTCACTACCGAGAAATAAACCATTCTTCCGGTATCTATCAGAACACCTATATAGTCACCGCGCCTTATGTCGCATTTGTATTTTTCAAGAATCATAGGCATTGTGTATACAGTAAGATTTCCGTTAACCACGTAAACACCTGTATTTGTTTTTGAGTCATATGTTTTCACGTTTGCTTCCGAAATCTCATACATACACGGTATTTCACGCGGAGCCTTGAATCTTATATGACCGTCCTCAGCTTCCTTGTACACTGCACTTACATTTGTTTTTACTCTGTCAACCTGATATACGACAACCGTCTGATTCAAATCCTCCTCAAGGTATTCCATCAGCAGATTAGTCTCATATTCGAAATCCTCTTCCGAATAGAACTTGTTGTTTCTCGTTATCGGCGCATTTATGTTGTTTGGCATTATAGTGTATGAAAATTCAAATATAAATAGTTTGCACTTTGGAACGAAAGTCGTATATTTGCATATATTCAGAAGGTTTTCCGATGAAAAAGAGTAATATAAGCAAGGCATACAAGTTACTTAGGGAGTATAACGGAACAAACAATCAGATACTCTACTTCAAGAAGATGGATTCACTCAACAAACTGCTTCTAACTGAGGACGGTTTCAGTACTGAATACATTCTGAACAACTATGACTATGTAACGGATGAAGTTAACAGAGTGGTAAAGATAACCGAGGAATTCGGAAAGGAGTTACAGGAGAACTATTCGCTTGACTTCATTCCCGACAGACTGAAGATTATCAAGGTCATAGGTGAAATGGGCAATTCATATCACTGCTATGCACAATACAGAAAATCAGTTCCTCCTACTCTTATGTATATCAATAAGAGAAAACTTCTTACACCACTGCACATTGTGGATTACAAGTCTGTCAAGATAGACTTCAGTCCGTATAACAACAAACTGTCTGAATACGGCATGAAACTTAAGCCTCATCAGGAAGAGGGTGTAAAGTTTCTTACAGCCAACAAAAAGTGTATATTAGCAGACAGTATGGGGGTTGGAAAAACGATGACGGCCTGTGTATCAGCACTTTACGGAGGTTTCGAAAAAATTCTTGTTATAACAACTGCCTCTTTGAAATCTACATGGAAACGTGAAATATCACTGTTTGAAAAACCTGAGAATATTGTTGTCATAAGCGGTTCCAAATGGGACGGTACTACAAGCAAGTTCACGGTAATAAACTATGACATCGTTCAGAACTACTATGAAATACCATACGAGAACGAATACAGAATAGAGGAAATACACGGTAAGAACGGAGAGGTTGAGAAACTTAAGGTTCCTGTAATGGTAAGGGACAAGAAAACCGGACTTATGGTTAACAAGAAAGTCAAGTCAAACCGTAAGGCTGATATCAGAAAAGCACTTCTTAAGAGTCCGTTATTCACTTCCGGTTTCGACTGTGTTATCATAGACGAGGCACAGAAACTGTCAAACAACACTTCAATACGCTACAAGGTCATATATGATTTTCTGAGGAAATCAAAAATAAAGAATGTGTATCTGCTTACCGGAACTCCGCTTACGAATACCCCGATGAATCTTTATCATATTCTCAGACTGATAGATGCGGATGTTACGAATGATTATAACTACTATGTCAAGAAGTACTGCGACGGTAAGGAAATCTACAGTCCGTCAGAACTGTCAAGGATGAAATCACAGGGCTACGCTTGGGACTATATAAGTGAAAACTGTCCTAAGATAATGATACCACAAGGTTCTACGAATCTGAATGAACTGAGGGAGAAGATAAAACACGTCTATATCAGAAGACTTGCCTCAGAAATAGGCGGTATGGTAAACAAATTCTTAGATACACGGTACTATGACCTTGATGAAGCACAGAAGACGGAGTACAACAGACTGTGGGACGAATATGTAAGGGCACAGGAGGAAAACGGTGACAACACAAACGAGGAATACAGACAGTTGGTTGAGGGTTCGCTTGTAAGACAGTTCCTTGCAAAGGAAATGATACCGAATACCATAAAACTTGCGGATGAATACATAGAGGACGGTGAAAAGGTTATCATAGTATGTAACTTTACAAGCGAAATAAACACATTCAAGGAGTATTACGGTAAGAAATGCGTTGTCTATGACGGAAAGATGACACCTAAGCAGAAGGACAAGTCAGAAAAGGAATTCATGGAAAATCCTAAGATTAAGGTATTCATAGGACAGATAGAATCTGCCGGCGTAGGACTGACACTTACTGCTTCACATATAATGATATTCAACAGTTACAGTTGGCTCGAAACATCAAACCGGCAGATGCAGGACAGAATATACAGAATAACACAGAAGGAAGATGCCTTATGTATTTATCAGCTGTTTACCGATTCCATTTCACAGGATATGTTCGAAAAAGTCATGAGGAAGGGACTTATCATGGACGCAACCATAAAATCAGAGATAAACAAATAAAAACGGATGGACGAGTTTAAGTATGAATATTTATTAGGTAAAAATGTTTCAATAGACCCGATGTTTCCGTTGTGTATCGGATATATATTTACACATCAGTTTACGTTAGGGGAATATGTTGTAACTTTTGAAGATATTTTGCATATTTTCTCTGTATTACTCGACGAAAATGATAAATTGTTCTATAACACAGTTAATAACGAAATTATACTAAGGCTTTTCTTACCGGTAACAAAAGAAGATATCGAAACTGTAAATACGGTATTAAACCGTATAACAACAGACTCCGAAATAAAAATTGACGGGCATTATATTTTAATTAAGATAAACAATTTACTGCATATAACAGAAAATGCGTAAGATAACTGAAAGAGATATAGTAGAATCGGTTAAACATGTGTTGGAATCATCGTTTTCAATACCCCTGTACAGTTTTTTCGAGAAAAGAAAACTCGTTTCAGAAGGACTGACAATGACATATGCTTTTCCGAGGCTAAGAGAGATTATAAGAAGAAGATATAACTTAAACAATATAGGATGTACCTTTGAGGCTTTTGACAAGAACAAGGATAACGATATGCTTATTATGTTCAGAAACAGGTCAAATAAAGCCGATAAAACAACACGTGACAATAATTCATGGTTCGAGGTTACTTTGTTTTTCCGAAACGGTATCAGATGTGATTATGCAACAATTACCGATTTGATTCATACCATGGATGCCTGTGGCTGGTATTATGCAGGATTAATCGATACGAGGAATTATTCAGTATATAATACATTCAATGAAAATCTGTTTAATGATTACAGATACAGACAATGCACTTTAGTATTTTACCCGAAATTCAACGAAGAGTTCAAACCTTCAAGCCTTAACGACTACTGTTATCATATCTGTCCTGTAAGAGTTTTGGATAAGATTATGGAAAAAGGCATAACCCCACACGCTAACGGTAGGGTTGTAGGACATCCTGAAAGGGTTTATCTATTCTTAAACAAACCGGATAAATGGAAAAGAATTGCAAACACATTCAGACAGACAGGTAAAAACGAGAAATATGCACTGCTTATGGTATATATACGTGATATGATTGAAAAAGGAATAAAGTTCTATTTCGATGAAAACACAATGACTGACAACCCTGCTATATATACACTTGAACCTATACCACCTCAGAATATCACAGTCGTGGACAAGGAAGAATAATATATTTACTGAATTTCAATGAGATATGTTGCTTTGGATTTCGAGACACTTGAGCATTGGAGAGCGTCTGTAATTTCTATCGGATGTGTTGTTTTCGAGGACGGCAGAATAACTGACGAGTTCTATTCACTTGTATGTCCTCCAACCAAACTTGAGGAGTACCACTGTGTAATGACACACGGCTTGCACTACAAGGATGTAAAGGATTCACCTACATTTCCGGAAGTTTGGAAAAGAATTGACGAAATGATAGGTGACAGTCCCATAATAGCACATAATGTAGCCTTTGAGAAAAGCTGTATAAATGCATGTAATGAGGAATTCGGTACAAACAATAAGTATATCTATATAGATACACTTAAACTGAGCAGAAAATATCTTAACAATCTTCGCAACCATAAACTTGACAATATATGCAGACATTTGGGTGTAAGGCTTAAAAACCATCATAATGCCTTGGATGATGCAAGGGCTTGCGGTGAAGTATATACTAAGATAAGAGAAAAATATCTGCTTAACGATTAATTATAATAAACCGGAAAAAAAGGATAAAAACCATGTTCGAGGAAATAGAAAACGGATTTACACAGGATAATCTTAAAGTCGTATTCATATTATATGTCGGTACGGACTCAGAAGGAATGAATATATATCATTTTATGCTCTCAGAAGATGATTCAGAGACATTTGCCGAAGGTTGGGCTGAAAAACCGAGCTGTAATGAGAATATATCTTCGCTTATGATAGACGGCAGTATGTATCAGTATATAAAGGAACTTAAGACAGAACTGATATTAGACCTTGCACAGGATAACTGCTGTTACAGTATGCAGGACTGTAGAGACCATATAGTTGCATTAGCATACGAGAATCTTGACAATGCAGAGGAATATCCCGAACCGTGCAGAATAGTCATACATTTCGGAGATTATATAAATGACGTTGAAAAAATGTTTGCACAACGTGACCTGTCCTTAAAATATGTGGAAAAGGAAACCGAATCAGATACCGATGTCTAATATAACAATAACAGGTTTTCCGTTTCTCTGAACCAAGCCCCAGTTCTCAATGATACCCAGTTCCCATGAAGAAACATAACCGTAACTCAACATGTAGTAAAGAAGTGAAAACCAACGGTTATTCCTAATAAGTTCTTTGTATGGTGTTCCGTTTATCGATTTTTCTTCAAATGCATCCAAGAATCCTGTTATAGTCAAGTCATTATTCTGTTCTTTTGAGGGATATTTATTATATGTCATCAAATCTTCTTCCTCATCCCTTATATCCTGACTTGAATAGTAGTCTCCGAATCCGATACCTAATATTTTCTTGAAATCGACATATTTAGCCGGTAAAACACGCTCTGAAACTATCCATAAAGGTCTGATATGGTTTTTGTCAAAGGCAAAAATAACAGGGACAAGTTCCTTTAACTCATCTGATAAATCAGTAAATACATTTACCTCGTATTCATTCTGTCCACAGTCTCCGTTTGCTATTTTCAGAACCAGACCGTCATCCAAAGCATACACAATACGTCCTGCACCTCTTCCTAACATAGTCAAGCCGCAACGCTGACAATAGGCATCCAACTCCCAGCAGTTTTCCCATGAATAATTCTTCAGTATATTAAAGGAAAAATCTTCACGTGTATCATCAAGCAAAGGGTCGTTAACCAACTGTTCGTACTGGTTTTCTGTTATGATAATTGTTTTTGACATGATTCAGATTTATTACAGGTATATAATATAATTATAAATCAAGTCTGAAAACCATTGAGCCACAATCGTAAATTCTGAGAAAACCACGTTCCTTCATTATTTCCTTTTCAGATTTATCAGGGTCAAAACCTTCTTTAACAAGTACATCCTTACGGTATTTGAAACGGTTTTCCCTTTTATGACCAACAATATAATAATAATTCGGTTTACTGTTCCTAATATGTGTAAAGCCTAATTTTGTATATAGATTTCCGTCAGACCATCTTCTGTCTGCATAACTTATTATACACTTCGGTTTAATATCTTCAATAAAATGTTTAAGTAGTTTAGATGCACCGCCTACAACTGTTGTATTTAATTTGTTACAGAACCTTAGCAATTCATATGTATTTTCGGTTTTTTTACTTCCAAGGTTTTTCCTCAAATGACCGAATGACATTACAGAAACAAGTTCTTCGTTATAATATAACCCGTAGCGATATTTTGAATTTGCATTCCCTTGAAGATGATTGTGTTCAAGGAATTCTTTTAATATTTTTGAATTGATTTCCCTAACCGAACACTTTCTTGCATAAATCTTATTTTCGGTTTTTCCTAAAATTGACTTTATTTTAGATTTAACAATATCCTTCTTAAATTCCCACTCATCTTCGAATACATGATATAGTTTCACTCCGTTTTTCTCACAAACATCAGTTTTTTCAAAATGATAAAATTCACTCTTCTTAACTTCTGAATGCCAGTACAGACCATCGAATTCAAATCCTATTTTTCTATCCGGTAAAAATAAGTCAATTTCCCTACCTTCAAGTATTTCTCTATCTTCAATTACAACATTACTATCTACAGATGAAATAAAATCTGAAAATTCTATTTCCACATTAGAATGTAAACGACTGCATTTAGGACAACCGTAACCTTGTAGAAAATTATTAGCAATTATAGGAAAAGCACCATGTTCAGTACTGTTTTTATATTTTACATGACAAACAGGATAAATCACTTTATATCCGACTTCATACGTAACATTACTTATATCATACTTATCTCCATGTATTCTATCGACATCCTTTATAAAATCTTCTTGTGTTTTCCTCCTTTTTAAACAATTTTTCTCAAAACTGCATTTAGGACATCCTTCACCTTTACGCAACAACTGATAAGGGTATTTCTGAAATTCACCATGTATTTCACATACACAAGTTACTTTCGTATTATCATTAACATAATCACAATTATCAAAATTTAAATTCTGTCCTTTAAATTTTTCTTTGCATTTGTCAATGAATTCCTGTTTTAACATTTTTTTTCTTGCACATTTAGGACAACGTTCACCTGAAAGATAATGTGCTGGTGTCATCCAAAATTCGCCGTGTTCGTCACCGTTATAATCTTTTTCGTGACATATTAGACAAACCTTTGTATCTGCATTTACATAATCAACTTTAGATAAATCATATTTATCCCCATGTACTTTAAAACTTTTCTCCTTGAATTGTTCAATTGTTAAACGTGTTTTACTTGCATTCTTTATTTGTGAACAATGTCTGCAACCCTGTCCTTTCAAATGATGCCTTAACACTTGTTCAAAAACACCGTGAATAGGGCAAATACATTTTATTTTATCATTTACCCTATACTCATCTTTATCGAAAATATAACTGTATTTACCGTTATGAACCTCTTTACCCCTTTTTTCAATTTCTTCTTTTTTCATACTGCAAAGATACTATTTTTTCCATTTATTATGATTTTTCAATAATTAAAATTTGTTAACGTACAAAAATTCCCAACGGAGTACCCTTCTGAATACGTCTCAAGTCCTCAACCATATCGGCATTCTTCTTCATGACCTCATACGGTGACATCCTCTGCAACCTCTCCTTCAAATCATTCATAGCATTTTCACGCTCTTTATTACCCAGTGTCATAAGCATACCATAGTCCATAACCAGCGGACTTGATATCATCTGGATATTACCACTGAACTTGCCTCTTATCAATGCCAACGTTTCAGCTGCCAAACCTGTAAATAACTGACGTACTATATTCTTTGAAGGTGTGTTCAACAGTTCATATTCAAGTTCATCCATAGGAACCTGGTCGGGTGACAGAATTACAAAGGGATTATCCTTACGGCATTCATCGACATTGTTTTCATCCGTATCATAATAAGTGTACCATACATAGCAGTCCTTTAATGAATAAACACCGGGCATACCACCGGCACCGAACGTAAGTTTACTACCGGGTGTTGACATAAGATGAATAAGATGAGAACCATCCGGCCCTGCCGTTACCTTATAAGCCAAATCACTACGAATCATTTGGTTCTTAAAAGATAGGTCAGAAGCCATAGTCACAACATCTGCCATAGGCAATGCCCACATTCCGACACCCATTCCATATCCGCTTCCTATACCTCCGAACACGCTTGCAGCACCTAATCCCATCTGTCCCATTACGCCTCCTCCGAATGCTGTTGCGAAGCCTCCGTAGTTAGCCCAAAGAGCAGATTGTGTTGTAGGCGGTGTAATCCAAAGTACCTTGTTTATTTCCCTACCGGCCGGTACTAAATACACTTGTCTGCCTTCTTCAATCTTAAAGAAATCCTTTTTAAGTTCCCATTTCGTTCCGGTCTGTTGCAAGCCTACATTATGACTGAACCATTGTCCGAATTCATTTACCATATCAAGTGACCTTGCGGTAAGAGCATAGGCGATATCCTGATTAGTTATCTGATTATTGTATTTTTTTCCGTATAATTGTGCCCAGTTATTTTCTATAATGAAATTCTGTACTTTTTCAGTATAGTCACCTACAGCAATCTTCAACAGGTCGCATAATGTATCATCCTTAAGTTCCACGGAACGTACAGATACACCGAGGCGTGACTTTACCATTCTGAAAAGATTTTCTATTTCCTTTGATAACATCTCAAAAACTGTCTTATTATTATAAATATCTGAGAGTATCTTATCATTTACAAAAACTGTCCGTAAAGATATATTTATGTTATATAAAACAGTATATTTTTTCCTATGACACAGAATTTTTTCATTACAACTGGCTCAACTCTTCCATCATTACGTATGGAGGTAATAAACGACGGAAGAAACGACTTCCGCAAGGCTTATCTTGCACTTCAGTCGGCAACTGTCACATTTTCAATGACAGATATTGAAACGGGTATAAAGAAAATAGCGAATGCTCCTGCATATGTTGTTGAAAAGGAAGATTCCGGCTGTGAGGAAGAATATGTAATTGAATACAGATGGAAAAAGAGGGACACAGATAAAGCCGGTACGTATATAGGTCAGTTCAGGATAGTATTTGACGGTGAAATCGTAATAGACGGTCTGAAATTCCCGTCAGGTGAAATGTTTGTACCCATTGCGGAGGATTTGGTTATTACCATCAATGACAGTGGATTAAAGAAATAAGGACAAGTATATGGAAAAGAATGTAATTAAAATCAATGAAAATGTGCATAATGAAATCATTTCATTAAAAGAAGAAAAAGGTGTAAACTTAGATGAAGTGGTTGTAGAAACAAATCGTGTACGTGATATGGTTCTTGGAGAACTTATGAGGGTTCCAAAAACGTTAAATAATGAAATGAACGTACCTGAAAGACATGTTGAATTTACTGATACTTTATTTGGTGATTTAATAAAGTTCAATGTAGCCATGTATTATTTTACAACACAAACTTACAGACAAAATATTAAGAAATATCTATCATTAAAGAAAAATGCTTTAAATAAGAAAACCGGTACTTTTTTTCTAACATTAACAGTAATTGATGATGAATTAATTACACATGAATATGTAAATTCCATTCAACACGAAGTCCATCATTATTTTGAAACCAATAAATCAGGTAGTACATTTAATGACAAAAGCCTTTATGATTACAGTATTGATTTAATGAATGGCAAAGATATGAACTCATCAGAAGAAATGAATTTTAAAAAACTATTTGGTATGATGTTTTATCTTTCTTTTAAAGAAGAACGTGAAGGTTTTGCAAATGGTTTATATGCTTATTTAATGGATTTTAAGGATTACCTTGCTTGGGAAAATATAGATGGTTATATTAAGAAGGAAGAATCTTACATTTATCTGAAAAATATCCAATACTTAAAACAAATAATGGATAATAACAGATTTTCAATGCAAGAAAAGATATGGATTAACGATATTCTTAAAGATACAAAAAAAGGATGGAATGCCATTGTTAAAGTGACTAATTACACATTAAAAGATTATCAACGACGTTTAGAAAATATAAAGAAATTAGTCACAAAGCAGCTCCATTTAAATGAAGGGTTATATACAACACAATACTCAGAAGATTACATTGACAGGATTTTAGAATTAACCGAAAAATACAACTGCATCTTAGTACATGATTAACATTTTTTAACTGAAATAATTTCAATATTATAGACAAATGTATTAACTTTGTCACATATTTCTGAAAAATTTATGGCAAATAAGTACAAATTACTCCTTAACGGCAAGGAAACTGACAGGGAAATACTTTATGAACTGTTTGACAGATACAACAAGATGTATTTCAACGGTGAGTTGGGAAAATGCAAATTCTACTGGTTAATTGCAGGAGATACATATGGAAAATATGATTTCGAGGAAAAGAAAAACGGTAAGTCGGAAAGTCGTATCGGTATTTCGAGAAATGTAAGATGGACGGATGAAACACTGAGGGATGTTATGGTTCATGAAATGATACATATGTATGTTACAACCGTTGAAGGAATACATTTCGACGGATTTTTAGGGCATGGCAGACATTTCAGAAAACACATGAAACGCCTCAACAAAACCTATGGTATGAATATAAAGGTATATAATAACCTCGAAATGATTGTAGACAAGCCGAAAGACGGCTTATTTCTGAAAATAGTTTCATGGATATTCAACCGGTGAAAATAAATATAAAAAGCAGACCTGTATATCAAGTCTGCTGTTTTTTTATAGCAAAAAAGCTATTAATAAGCAACACCGCCGCGACGCTGAATCTGTCCTCTACGGTTTGCTACCATACCTGACATAGTACCGAATCGGTTGTTGTTGTATTTGCCGCCTACAAGCTGACCTACCGTAGTATCGGGGCTAATCTGTCTGGCATCAAGCAACTGTTCAAGTTGAGTGCGAAGGGAAGTAAGATTATTCAAGTCACCCTGTGTATTCCAGTTTTTCTTTGCCTGTGATAATCTGTTACCGACACCGCCTTCAGCATTGAAAGCTGTTCTCGCAGCACTTTTTGCCTGATTCCACTTATCTCCAAGCCAACCTTCATCCATTTCAGCACTCTCAGCCAATACTTCCTTTACTGATTCTGCTATAAGGTTATGAAGTTCGCTTTCCGTTAATTTATACCTCTGTTTCATCATTCTAAAAACTTATATATACAATAAATATACGGTTTCAGACAAAAATATTTTAACATTTGTTAAAACAGTTATATTTTTGTTTTTAACGTTATTTACAGTATATTTGCAGAAAGTATATCCATGATGCCCGTTTTAAGATGTCGGCTTTAAGTGGATTTTATATAATATTAATTTATTTTTACTGAAAAAAGATGCCAAAGGTAACAAAGGAAGAAATCGAGTCATTCCTTAACGGTACTGACCCTATGGAGCATATCATTAAGATAGAATGCGGATATGATGACAACAAGGTAAGTATCATATACAGGAACGAAGAGGGTAGGAAAATGATTAAAAGGGAGAATTTCTATCCGTTTCTGTGGACAAAGGAGACAACAGCCCAAAAACTTTTCGGAGGTGACAGAAAACTGATAAGGATTAAACTGTCAGAATACAATATAGGCGTAAAGGGGTTAAGGACTACACGTGATGATGGTACTGAACCTGAACGTATGAAGAACGGATATAAACTGCTGTTCTATGCAAAGGTTCCCATGACATATTCAAAGTTCATGGATTTCTTCAAAAAAGCCGGTAGACCTATATATCCTAAAGAACGTGACAGTAATTACGGATTAAAGGAATACATATGTATTTCTCCTGTTGAACAGTACATGATTCAGACAGGCAGGAGGCTTTTCAAGGGGTATGATGACTACGATGACCTGCTCAGAATGGAATGGGACTTGGAAACCGAAGGACTTGACCCTGAGAAGGACGCAATCAGTCAGATAGGTATAAGAACCAACAAGGGTTTTGAGAAAATCATAACGGTTGACGGTGAAGGTGAGGAAAAACGGAAGAACGAGTTCAATGCAATACGTGAATTTTTCGAAACAATAAAGGAATTACAGTCTGATGTAATCACAGGACATAATACCGAAAACTTTGACTGGAATTTCATTGAAACAAGACTTAGACTTATGGGCCTCAATATGGGTGAGTTCTCAATGGAATACTTCAGAAAAGGTGTATTCAAGAAGAAAAAACAACAGGTTCTGAAACTTGGAGGTGAAATGGAGTATTTCTATCCTACCGTTATGTGGGGTACGCATCTTACGGATTCACTATTTGCAGTAAGACGTGCGATGGCCATTAACAGTAATATAAAGTCCGCGAACCTTAAATACATCACAAAATACTCCAAAATCAACAAGGAAAACCGTGTATATGTACCGGGTAAGAAAATCAATACCGTTTGGGAGGATTTGACTGAAACATATGCATTCAATAATCTGAACGGAGAATGGTTTAAGGTTGACAATAAAAAACTGTCCAAAACATTAGAGGACGGTTCACTTAAATATACTGACTATTATGAAAATGACAAGCATTTTCTAAAGGACAATTCAGATAACAGTATATATGAATATACTACCGGCAGATATATCGTCCAAAGATACCTTCTTGATGACCTTTGGGAGAGTGATAAGGTAGAATACAAATATAACGTTACGAATTATTTTGTATGTAAATTACTACCCGTATCATACGATAAGGTATGTACAATGGGAACTGCTGCCGTTTGGAAATATATCATGCTTGCTTGGAGTTATCAGCATGATTTGGCAATACCGGAACTGATACAACGAAGGAAATTCTGTGGTGGAATCAGCAGACTTTTAAAAACGGGTAAGATAAAGAAACAGTTCAAAGGTGATTTCTCTTCACTTTATCCCAGTTGTATTTTAACCTTTGGTATAAAAACACCGGTAGATTTGATGGATATAATGTTATATCTGCTTGAATATCTTTTAAAACAGCGTCAATATTATAAATCCAAGAAAAAAGAAGCTGAAATCAGAAAAGAAAAACTAACAAAGGAAATAGAAGAAAAAAAGAGTTTAAATGAAAATACGGATAATCTTTTAGCTGAAAAGGAAACTGCAATTGCTGAATATGTTTTCTTTGATAATATACAAGGTTGTACAAAGGTTATTTGCAACGGATTTTTCGGAAGTTACGGTAGTGGTGAAATATTTCCGTTCTCAGATATTGATGCTGCTGAAAATACAACATGTATCGGTAGGCAGGCACTCCGTCTGATGATAAAATTCTTCACTGAATTAGGAACTACAAACGGTTTAGGTTCAGATTACAACTATACACCTGTTGTAGGTGACTCATTTACTTCTGACACGCCTTTATTTATCAGATATGAGGACAGCGGATTAATTGACATAAAGCCTATTTCAGAGTTAATAAGTGAAAAAGACATACAGATTGACGCATTAGGACGTGAATATGACTATTCAAAGAAGAAATTCAAGGTACTTTGCAGAAGCGGATGGGTTGAGCCTCAGTATATTTACCGGCATAAGACAACAAAGCCCATATACAGAGTCAGTGATAAGGAAAATAACATGTTTGTAGATGTAACCGAAGACCACAGTCTGTTTAATTCTGATAAGGAAAAGATAAAACCGTCTGAAATTAATTCAGATACAAAGTTAGAGTATTATGAAGGTGATATATATTCTTCCTTTAATACATTGACTGAAAATGACAATATTAAGGACACATGGCTTTGGCTTCTGAATGCAAATATCGAAAACAAGAAAAATTTCATAGATAACCTAAGTAAAGGATGGAACATGAAAACAAAAACTGACATAGCAAGAATAGAGTTTATTAAGAAATGCGTTAATATCAAGTATACAATACATGAAAAGATACCCTTTTTTATAAAAAAAGACTAACTATTGATGAATAAATTGGTAATGGTATATATTTATTTATATAACACAAATTAAATATGCATAATTACGAATGGTTTAAGAATAAGGCAATTGAAGTTCATGGTAATGAATACACATATGAACCGGATTCTTATGTAAATACTAAGAAAAAGATGTTCATGACACATAATAAATGTGGCTACAGGTTTCAACAAACCCCTAAAAACCATTTAAACGGTCAAGGATGTCCTGTATGTGGTAAAAAATATGCAGCGATGTATTCTAAAAATAATTGGGAACATTTTACAGAAAAGGCTAAAGAAAGATTCGGTGATAGATACACATTTCCTTATATTGAAACAGAATATGAAAACAGTCACAGTAAGATAACTGTTAGGTGCAATTTATGTGGTAATGTTTTTACAAAGATTGCCTGTGATTTTATTACTTCAAAAACAGGTGGCTGCTGGTGCAAGGAAACACCTAAAGAAACAATAACATATAATGAATTATCGGAGAAAATAAATGGTTTTTATATCGAATACTTCGAAGGTAAAAAAAACATAAAAGATGACAAAGTATTGACAATATGTAAAGAATGTGGAAATAAAGAATACAAGAAAATCAGTCGTATATTAAATGGGAAATGTTCATGTAAAATATGTGCAAACAGAAAAGCAGGAAAGAAACGTCGTTTACAAGTAGATGATGTTAAGAAAAGGATGGAAGAAGTATATCCGTCAATAACAGTTGACTATTCCCTATATGACGGCACAATGAAAACCATGTCTTGTAAATGTAAAAATTGCGGATATGAGTTCAAAAGACCTTACAACAGATTTTTCAACGGTTTTTTAAATGGCGACCCGTGTCCTGAATGTAATAAAAGGATAATATCTAAAGAAAAAACAAAAACAACAGAAGAATTTAAAAAGGAAATCGATTCAGTATATGGAGAAGGTAAATACACTATACTAAGTGAATATGTATCTTCAAATAAAAAAATTGAAGTCAGATGTAATGAATGTGGAAGAACGTTTACTATTGAGGCTAATTCATTTTTGAGGGGGCATGGTTGTCCTTATCACAACTGTAATTCTTCTTTAAAAGAAAAGGAAATATGTAATTTTATAAGAACACTTGGTTTTGAGGATGCTTATAATAACGACAGAAAAATACTTGAAGGAAAAGAACTTGATATTTACATACCTTCTTTAAAGATTGCCTTTGAATTTGACGGTGTATTCTGGCATAATGAAAATAATAGGGAAAAGGATTATCATCTATGGAAAACGACTGAATGCGAGAAAAGTGGTGTTAGATTAATTCATGTATTTGAGGATGAATGGATATACAAAAAGAATATATGGAAATCCATAATTTCCAACATTCTCGGTAAAACCGAAAAAAGAATATATGCCAGAAAATGTATAATAAAAGAAGTATCAACAAAGGAATGTACTGTTTTTTTGGAAAATAACCATATACAAGGATGGTGTCCAAGTCAGATAAAGTTAGGCCTGTACTATAATGAAGAATTAGTATCATTAATGACATTCGGTAAATCAAGGCATTTTATCGGCAACGGTAAAATGGAGTATGAATTGTTAAGGTTCTGTAATATATTGAATACAACTGTCATAGGAGGTGCTTCTAAACTATTCAAATATTTTGTTGATAAATACAAACCAAATAGTGTTGTTTCATATGCTGATAGAAGATGGTCTAAAGGTAATCTGTATGATAATTTAGGTTTTGAATTTTCACATTTTTCACCACCAAATTATTTCTATGTCATTGGTGATATGAGGAAAAACAGATTCAACTACCGCAAAAGTATACTTGTAAAAAAATATGGATGTCCGGAAGATATGAGTGAAAGTGAATTTTGTAAATTACAAAAATGGTATAGAATTTATGATTGTGGTACGGCAGTTTACAAATGGTTTAATAAAAATTAACAATTATAATTTGGTAAAGTGAAATAAAAGTAATAAGTTTGCCAAAAAATATAAATGATGGAATCCAAATTATTAGAAAAAGATTACAGTGATTATGTCTATGATATTTCACTTGACTCTACTATTATCAATGCCAACGGATTAAATGTTATTAGCAATACAGATGGGTTTAACTTCGAATTACCTGATAAATACAGATATACAGATGAACATCCTTACATCAGTAACGGAAAGGGTGAACATACAGTAGAAGGTAAAAAATATACAAAAACAGAAGCCGATGTAGCAGAATTCGAGGATTTATATCTTGGTGTCGAATACGAAGGAGGCTCTAATCACATGGGGTTGGATATAGATGAGTATATAGATTCTTCATTAAACTTGTCACGTAAGAACTATCTTGACCTTTTTCCTGACGGTAGTCTTAAATTTGTAGGTAATTCCATTAAATCAAAAAAAATACCGTTATACATTGAGAAATTCCTAAATGAAAAATGTGTACTTCTGCTTGAAGGAAAGGGTAAGGAATTCCTTGAAGCCTACTATGACTATATTGAAAAGATATACAACCTTCAGATACCATTAAAGGAAATAGCAACCGTAGGCAAGATTAAAACCTCAATAGATACATACAAAAACAGTTGTAATGAACTTACAGCAGCCGGTTCAAAGAAGGCAAGACAGGCTTGGTATGAACTTGCCATAAAGCACGGCCTTAATGTCAATATGGGTGACAGTATATATTATATAAACACAGGTAAAAAGAAGGGGGATTCAGACGTTAAGCGTGTAACTGACTACTATATAACGGATAAGTCGGGTGAAGAGGTTAAAGTAACAAAGGAGTTGGAAAAACTCTATACAAAAGCCAAAAAGGAACGTCCTGATGAAATGAAGAAAAAGGACGGAAAATGGATTAGTAAATATGATTTCGGTAAATCACACTACGGTAGTTCATTCCATGACAAAGATACACTTATTTTCAACTGTATATTACTGTCAAATGATATTGTAGAGGATGATGATGACCATTTCTGTGACGATACCTTTGAATATAATGTTGAAAAGTACGTGGAAATGTTCAATAAGAAGATTAAACCGCTTCTTGTATGCTTTTCAAGGGATATAAGGACAAGGATAAACGAAAAGGGAAAAGAGGTGTCTAATATCCTTATAAACAATCCGAAGGACAGAAAACAGTTTACTGATAATGAATGCGAACTTGTATCAGGAGAGCCGTATAACCCTACAGACCAAGATACATATGAACAGCTTATGACAATGGAGGATAAGGAAATAAAATTCTGGTTATCAGTTAATAAAACACCTCCATACATAAATGAAATAGGTATGAATTGGGATGAAATAGTTGCTGACTATAAGGAACGTATGAAACAACTTGAAAAGGAAGAAATACAACTGGAACTGTCACTGTATAATAATGCAATCGACTCACTTACAAGAGATGAAGTAGATGAATTTATTGAGGAAGGTGTTATACCTGACAGAATACTCGCAATCGTTGACGAAGATGTTAACTCTAATAATTTCATTTCAAGAAAATATAATATAGTACTGGGTAATATATTCGATATTATAGACCACGAATTTGTAACAAAAGAAGAAGAAACAGCAGAGGAAGGATAAAAAAATTCCTGAGTAGTTATTTTCTAATTACTCAGGAATTAATTATTTAAGTGTATAACTTATTGATTTTCATTAAAAAAATAATACATACCACAGTCATTTTTTATTTTCTAATGATATTTATATATAAATAAATATATGAAATCAAAAGAAAATGAAACATGAAGATTTTGTAAAACGTGCAAGGGAAAAACATGGTGATAAATATGAATACCCTTATTTTGAAGAAACGAGTTGTGCTAACAAAGTAAGTATTATTTGTCCTAAACATGGTGAATTTAAACAACAAATTTCAGTACATCTTAGAGGTGACGGTTGTCCTAGATGTGTAGGAAGAAGAAATTGGTCAACTGAAGATTTTATTAAAGCAGCAAAGGAAAAACACGGTGATAAATTTGATTATTCAGAAGTTGTTTTTAAAGGTAGAAGAACAAAGGTTTGTATAAAATGCAAAGAACTTATTACAGATGATAATCCCGAAGGTATTTTTTGGCAAAAACCATTTATACATATTGATTCACCTGACGGTATGCCGTTTACTGGTAAACGGGGACGTGAATATGGAAAAATAACCGATGAAGAGAAAATAAAATTAAAGACTGAGGACTTCATAAAAAAAGCTAAAGATAAATGGGGTGACAAATATGATTTTTCAAAATCCATTTATACTGGCTGTGTGCAAAAGGTTGAAGTTATATGTCCGGAACATGGTTCATTTTATGCAACACCAAATAATATTTTGCGTGGGCATGGCTGTCCTTCTTGTGCTAAAAATAAACCTTTAACAACAGAAGAATTTATAAAACGCGCAACAAAAGTTCATAATGGTAAATATGATTATACCAAAACAAAAATTGGTAAAAATAGTGATGAAAATGTGGAAATAATATGTCCGGAACATGGTTCTTTTTTACAAAATCCGGTACACCATTTACGTGGTATTGGCTGTCCTTCTTGTGCTAGAAATAAACCTTTAACAACAGAAGAATTTATAGAACGTGCTTCAAAAATACATGATAATAAATATGACTATTCTAAAACTATTTATACACGCAATAATGGAAGTGTTATAATAATATGCCCTAAACATGGAGAATTTAAACAATTAGCAAACAGTCATTTACAGGGTCAGGGTTGCCCATATTGTAATGAAAGTCATGGTGAACGTGAAATAAATATACTTTTAAAGGAAAATAATATTGAATTTACAAGACAAGCTGTAATTGAAGGAATAAAATATAAACATCATATGCCATTTGATTTTTATATACCAAAACTAAATATATTAATTGAATGTCAAGGGCTACAACACTTTAAAGAGTGCAAAAAATTTAAAGAAAATTTTGATGAAAGAATTAATAAAGATTATATAAAATACAAAGAATCAAAAGAAAGGGGTTTAACTTTATTATATTATTCTGATGTGAAAGATATAAAAAAATACATTGATACTAATGAAAAATTAAAGGAAATGTATCATGACAACCTATTTTCTTCAAAAAATAAACTGTTAAAAAAAATTAAGTCTCTGCAATAACAGAGACTTAATTTATATAGAGTTTTTGTTTCATCAATATACACCTGCGTCAAATACTGCAAGTTCAGCAAGAGCAGCATCAACAGTAGTAGCATCAAAATGTGTATTACTAAAACTTACATCACCAGCAGCGGGTTGAGCGCGTGTTACAGAAATCACACCGTTTGCTTCACTAACAGCAGTTACGAATTGGTTAGTAACAGCAGTATCAGTAGCATCCAAAGCTTCAATAGCAGTAGTGATAGCAGTATTTACATTGGTACTGTTAACTGTGTTGTCAGTAGTAATATTTACAGCAGTAATTTTACCATCAACCTCAGTTACCTTAACTTGTACATTAGTACCGTCTGTGGAAGTTTTTTCAGCATCCAAAGCAACAACAGCAGCATCAGCATAAGCCTTAGCACCGTAGATGGTATTAGCAGTGGAAGCATCACCACTTGTACCAATTACTTCACTCTTAGCAGTATTGATAGCATCAGATACACCATCAAGTTTCAAACCGTCACTTCCAACAGTCAAGAATTTACCGGCACCTGTATCATCACCACTTGCATCAAGCTTAACAGAAACAACGTGATTATTTACTTGTAAACCGTCACTAAATTCAGTCTCCTCTAAGAAAGACTGAACATTTACAGCAGCCAACTTATAATTACCATTAGCCAACTGCATTACATATACGAGAGCAGTATCACCACTACCTGAAACAATGGTACTTGAAGCAGATTCATGTGTTGTAGGGTCTTCGCTTTTAAGTGTATCATCAACATGACCTAATTCAATATTAACGAGTGCACTGTCCTTGTAAATCGTAACTATATCACCAATAGCGGTAGTACTATTGCCATAAACCAGTTTATACTGTTCCTTTACATTAGTTGCTAAACCGGTTGTTTCCTTCAAAATCTTCAAATCAGCCTTCAAAGCACCACCATTAGCCTTAACGATTGTAGTACCGTCAACATTAACTACAACACTTGTACCTTTATTTTGAGAAGGAGCAACTGTGATAGAACTATCGTCAGAAACAATAGCGTTTGTTGCAACAGTGTTCTCCAACTTGCTCAAAGCCTTTTCAAGAGTATCAGTTGCATCAATTGCACCGGTATCTGCTGTTTTGGAATAACCACCAAGAATTACATCTGTAAAATTAGTTGCTGTTGCAGTTACTTTACCATTTGTTTCACCAACAACAGTAATTACCTTACCCGTTTCACCGATATTAGTAACATTCAAATCCATATCGGTCAACAGTGCGGCTGTTGTTACAACATCAGTTGCAGTTCCATCCTTTGTATAGGTAATCTTATTATTATCACCATCATACTGTACGCTGGTCACAGCCTTAGCAGCAGAACCTTCATTATCGAAGATTTCATAACTTGTCTTACCTTTAATACCAAGCAAAGTATGCTCTGTTCCACCTTTGCCGTCGGTATAAATAGCAAGAATAGGTTCACCATCCTTTGCGGTTGCAGCCTTCAACTGATTCTCCAAACCTGTCAACGCAGCAGTACGTGAAGTAAAAATAGTTGAGTTTCTTAAAAATTGTAATGTTTTATTAGCCATTATCGAATATATATTAATTTTTTATTTCTCTTTTTCTTTTCCTTTATAAATATTTTAAATATCGGGGAAAAGTCAACCTTCCCCGACATTTTTTTAACAATTTTATCAATATGTACCGTAGTCACCGTTATAAACCTCACGCTCAAGAACTTCAAGTCTCTCTGCAACTGTATGCTGACCGCTTATGTCACCAAGTTGGGTATCTATTCTGTCAACATCTGTCAGAAGTTTAGATACGTTACTCTTGACCTGAGTCATGTCAGTTTCAAGGCTTGTAACACGGGTCTCATAGCTGCTTACGGTTTCCTCAAGGTCGTTAACCTCATTTGTAAGGTTGGTTACACGTCCGTTAAGGTCACTTACCTGAGTTGTCAGAGTCTCGATTGAACCACGGTTGGTTGCAATGTCGATAGTATTCTGAGTAACCCTTGCAGATACAGTCGTAAGTTCTGTCTGTAATGAACTTACATCACTCTTTACCTGAGTCATGTCACTCTGAAGAGTCTCAACGTCATGTACGATATCCTCTATTTCACCGGAAGCACCTTCAATCTGACTTACAATCCACTGCAATGACTTTTCTTCGCCTTCCCACAGACCGGTCATATTCTTAGCCTCATTTGAAGCATAGAGCGTACCGTTATTGTTAAGGATAAGGTTATGACTCTCAGTTGAGATATCAAGTCTTGCACTGAGTACGTCAACACCTTCAGGGTCGATTGTCTTACTGAGCTTGATAGGATTGTTAGTACCGTTGTCAACCTTCAGTGTATGGATAAGTGCAGCAGCGTCGATTCTGATTTCCCTTATGGTTCCGTCAGCTAATCTTGTTACAAGTACTATCTGCTTTGAAACTGAATCATAGTAGCCGTTTTCAAGCAGTGAAGCACCGGCAAGTTCAAATTCCTGAGTAGTTACGCCGTTACTGAACGTAATCTTGTTCGTAGACTGGCTGTAAGTCATTTCAACGTCTGCTATCAGACCGTTACCGGTTACCCTGATAATGTTGGTAGCGGAAGTATCGAGCTTGACATCAGCCATGAGTTCAGTACCGCTTGCGTCCTTGCTCTTAACCAGTTTGACTGAATTAGTCTCGTCTGCAATCAGATTCTGACTTGCAACCTCTGCATTAAGTGAAGCGATATCCGAAGTATTCGTTGCGATATTCACATTTGCAGTGTTTATTGCTGACTGTAAGTTGGATTCAGCCTGAGTTGCGCGTGTTGTCTCAGTACTTACCTCTTCCTTTGTTGCCAGACCTGCTATATCGGTACTTGTCAGATAACCCTTTGCATCGATTTCTGCAATAGTATAAACCTCGCTCTTGTTAGCCTTGGTGTTCAATGCATCGTTAATACCTGCAATCTGAGTATCATAGTCGCTTCTTACACCGGCAATACTGTTGTCAGTATAGTCCTTGGCATCCTTCAAAGCCTTCTTGATAGAGCCTTCCTGTGCCTCGTTACCGTTAATCACTGCAATGGCATTTGCATTTGCGGTTTCAGCAGCAGTAGCACGTGCAGTCTCAGCAGAAACACTGTTATCCGTATAAGCCTTTGCATCTGAAAGCGACTTCTTGATTGAACCTTCCTGAGATTCATTACCGTTAATCACTGCGATGGCATTAGTATTTGCCGTTGTAGCCTCGCTTACAGTATTCAGTTCAGCCTTTGTAGCAAGATTATCAATATCTGCATTTGTCAGGAACTTGTCATCTGCCTGAGCCTTTGTATATACATCGGCAGCGTTGGCCTTTGCAGCGAGTGCAGCGTCGATACCTGAAACCTTGATACCCTCGGCAGTTACGGTAATGTATGACTCGGAATCCTCGTTAATCTTCACTGAGAACTTGTTGTTTTCGTCAAGTTGCAGACCGTTACCGGCTGTATATGTATCAACCAAGTCAGCAACGCTTACCCTTACGGTCTTGTCACCTTCTGAGGTCTCGAATACGAATACAATTTCCTTATTACCGGCATCATAGGTTACACTCTTCAAGAACTGGTCTTTTGGAATGTCAATTGTACCTACTGATTGACCGTCAACTCTGATATCGTATGACAAGTCACTACCGGTACTCTTTACAACCTGTACGGTTTCAACCTTCTTGTTGACCTCGGTAGTAAGTTCTACATCCTTAGCATCCAGACGTGCAACCTCGGTAGTTACCTCAGCCTTTGTAGCAAGTCCCTCGATATCAGCATCGGTAAGGAAGCCCTTATTATCGATTTCAGTCTTCGTATATACGTCAGCTGCATTAGCCTTTACAGCGATTTCAGCTTCAAGTGCATCCTTAGCAGCCTTAACCTTATAGTCAACTGAACCTTCTACAAGTGCATTTCCGTTAAGGGTTGTAATGGCATCCGTATTAGCATTTACCTTGGTATTCAGTTCGGTATTATAGCCCTCAACCTTATTGTCAAGTGCAGTTACTTCAGCCTTTGTAGCGAGACCCTCAATATCAGTACCGGTCAGATACTTAGCATCAGACTCAGCCTTGGTATAGGAAACACCAACATTAGCCTTGCTTGCAAGTGCAGCGTCAATACCTGAAATCTTGATACCCTCGGCAGTTACGGTAATGTATGACTCGGAATCCTCGTTAATCTTGACTGAGAACTGATTATTCGCATCAAGTTGCAGACCGTTACCGGCAGTATAGGTGTCAACAAGGGTTGACATATCGATATCTACGACTCTTTCACCTGCTGAAGTCTCGAACACGAATGTAAGTATTCTTGTTACAGGATTATAGCTTACGTTCTTCAAGAACTGGTCTTCGGGAATATTGATAACACCCTTTTCAACATTATCAACGAACAGTCTGTATACAAAGTCGGTATCACCCTTGACAATCTTAACGTCCTCAACCTTCTCAGCAAGTTCGTTTTCAATCTGAATATCCTTGTTCTTAAGGTTAACGATTTCAGCAGCATTTGCTTCCTCGGCAGCAGTTGCACGTGTAGTCTCAGCTGCAAGTTCAGCCTTTGTTGCAAGGTTCTCGATTGAAGCACTTGTCAGATACTTAGAATCAGACTCAGCCTTTGTATATGAATCACCTACATTAGCCTTTGTAGCGTCAACTGACTGTCTCTCAGCCTTTTCAGCTGTTACGAGTGCATCAGCATAAGCCTTTGCGTCTGCAAGCGACTTCTTGATTGAGCCTTCCTGTGCCTCGTTACCGTTAATAACCGTAATGGCGTTCTCGTTTGCGGTAATTCTGTCTGTAAGAGGTGTAAGGTCTTGATGTTCCGTAATATACTTAGCATCAGACTCAGCCTTGGTATAGGAATCACCCACATTTGCCTTGTTTGCAAGTGCAGCACTTATACCTGTAACCTTTATACCGTCCTCGTCAGCAGTGATAAACTCACTTGCAGGATTAATCTTAACTGAGAACTGATTATCCACAAGTTTCAGACCGTTACCGGCTGTATATGTGTTAACCAAATCACCGATAGGTACATTGACAATCTTTGTTCCTTCAGTAGTCTCGAATGTAAAGATAAGAGTCTTTGATGCAGAATCATATCTTACTTCCTTTAAGAACTGGTCTTTTGGAATATCGATAGTACCTACCCTCGTACCGTCAACTATAATGAAGTACTGAAGTTCATTACCGGGATTCTTCTCAACCTCTACGGTTTCAACCTTTCTGTTAACCTCGGCAGTAAGTTCAGCATCCTTAGCATCCAGACGTGCAACCTCAGTATTTACCTGTTCCTTTGTTGCGAGATAGGAAATATCCTGATGTTCAGTAAGGAATTTGTTATCTGCCTCAGTCTTTGTATATACGTCAGCAGCATTAGCCTTATTGTCGATTGCAGCCTTGATACCGCTAATCTTGATTCCGTAAGGAGTAAGTGTAATATACTCGTCACTTGAAGGGTCGATAGCTACACTGAATACATTACCGTTAAGGTTCAGACCATTACCGGCAGTATAAACGTCAACCAGGTCGGAAATATTAATCCTTACGATTGAAGGTCTTCCGTCTGTTGTTATGAATATGAATTCAAGTGTCTTTGTCTGTTCGTTGTAGGTTACACTCTCAAGGAACTGGTCTTTAGGAATGTTGATTTCACCTGCATCCTGACCGTCAACCTTAAGTATGTACTGCAAGTCACTCTGCGAGTTCTTGACAATCTCTACGTGTTCAACCTTATGTACGATTTCACCCTCCAAAGAAACTATACGGCTTGTATTAAACTGTTCGGCAGCAGTGGCACGTGTTGTCTCAGCCTCAAGTTCAACCTTTGTAGCAAGGTGTGAAATATCCTGATGTTCGGTAAGGAACTTTCCGTCTGCCTCAGCCTTTGTGTATACATTTGAAGCATCTGCCTTAGTAGCAAGTGCAGCATTAATACCGGTTACCTTGATACCGTCTGCATCGACTGACAGGAATTCACTTGCAGGATTTACCTTTACACTGAATACGTTACCGTTAAGTACGATACCGTTACCGGCAAGGTATGTGTCAATCAAGTCGGCGATACTGATAGTAGTTGTCTCACGTCCTGTCTGAGTCTCGAACACGAATGTCAGTTCCTTGCTTACTGAATTATACAGTACTTCAACTAAGAACTGGTCTTTAGGAATATTGATTTCACCTGCGTCCTGACCGTCAACTTTCAATATATACTGCAAATCACTCTGCGAGTTCTTCACAATCTTAACCTCACTTACCTTATCGGCAAGTTCGCCCTCAATCTGAATATCCTTCTCCTGCAAGGCAACAATGGCATTTGCATTAGCGGTTTCAGCAGCAACGGCACGGTTCTTCTCTTCATTTACCTTTGTATCGGTATAGGAAGTTGAAGCCTCGCCTGCTTCGGCAACCTTAGAGTCGGTATAAGCCTTTGAAGTTGCAATAGCCTCGGCCTTTGCAGCATCCGTATAGTCATCCGACATATGCTTACTGTCAGCAACTGCATGGTCTGTATAGGCATTTGCCGTTGTTACGGCAGCAGCTTCGGCCTGTGTTGCTCTCAGTTCCTCGTTCTGCAACAGAAGTTCAACTCTCTGTTCAGCAGCAGTAGCACGTGTAACTTCATTACTGATTGTCTGATTAAGTTCATCCTTAGCACCCTTTACAAGTTCCCTCATTGAGCCTGATACAGTTTCACTACCGTTAATTACGGCAATTGACTCTGTATTAGTCCTTATACCGGCAGACAGTCTTTCAACGTCCTCACGGTGTGAAGCCTCTGCTGCGGCAAGTGCATTCTGCAAATTCGAAATCTGCTCGTCATGTACTGCATCTGCTGTACTTCTTGTAGTCTTTTCAGCAGCCAGACCCGATTCAGTTACACTAAGTCTTGAGTCAATTGCATTTTCAGCAGCCGTTGCTCTTGAAGTCTCTGCTGCAATGGCATCTGCATTTACACCTTCTGCTGTTGTAGCACGGCTTATCTCCGCATTGAGATTTGCATTTGTAAGCTCAACCTGTGCCTTTGCCTCTTCTGCATTTGCATAGGCTTCATTAATCCTTTCTTCATCAGCATCGATTCTTGCGTAGATTGCATCCTTTGTGGTGTCAATCTTATTGTCAAGAACCTCGTCAGCCTCACGTCTGGCGTTTTCCTCTGCCTCTACTGCACTTCTAATCTGTGCGTCAGCAGCCTCCCTTGCCGTTGCTTCCTCAGCAATCTTGTTGTCAATTGCACTACGGCTTACGAAGAGTTGTCCGTATGCGTCCTTTGCGATAAGATTATCTGTTGAGGCAAGCTTGATGTCTGCTGACAGTTTCTCAGGGTCACCGGCAACTTCAGGTTCTGTCTTTGTAAGCACGACAGGACTCTGAGGATTGTTATCGACAATCCATGTATTAAGCATATCGCCTACAGGGATAACGGTTTTCTGTGTTCCGTCCTTCCATGTAATAACGATACACTTGTTAACGGCATCATAGTAGATGTTGTCAACTATACTGATACCGGGAAGCTGTACTTCCTTTGTATTGTTACCTACACTCAGTATAAGTTTGTTGTTGGTTGAATCCACATTAATATCGACATTAGCCTTGATACCGCCGTTTGCAACCTGAATTGACTCATCTGAACTGAGTCGTACGTCAGCAGTTACGGTATAGCCTCCGTTAGGATTCTTTATTGCCTTTGTAAGGATAGTATCACTCTCATCACCCTGAATGAAGTCCTCAACCATAAGGATTCTGATTTCATCCTTGATTCTGTCAATTTCCTCATTGATAGTATTGAGTGCAGCAGCAACAGTAGTACCCTTGTACTTGATATTCTTAGCCTTACCGTCAACCAGAAGTCTTCCGTCATGATTCTGAAGAATATTCGTCTCATCAGAAGCAATCTTAACATCTGCTGACAGTGTACCGCGCTCGTTATCGACAATCATTTCAACGGTATGACCTTCGTTGTCTGCATGATACTTCGTATGTTCACCAAGTTCGATAATCTTTACGTTCGCATCTGTTACGAAACGTCCGTTCTTAACACCGGATGTAGTGAAAATAAGGCGGTTTCCTAACGGGTCGTATTCCATGTTACATGCAGCAAAGATACCGTCAGGCTTGATACCGACAATATTATTGTTGAAGTCAAGTTCGTCATCCTGTCCTTCAGTTGAAATCCTAACTTCACCGGTAAGCAATGTCTTATCCTCTGTCTTATTGATATTAAGGTCAATTGAACGGCTGTCAACTACGTCAAATTCCAAATCCTTTATTTTTTCCTGTACGAATGTGGAGATAATGGCTATGGCCTCGGCAACGCTTGTTGCACGTCCGATAAGTTCGTCACTTGGGTCTGGTTCATAGTGAATCTGGTCTTTTATTCTGTTTTCATCAAGGGTAAGACCGACAGCACTGACAATATTAAGGATTCTCTCAGCAGCCTCTTCAATTTGACCGGTATGAATGTCAACCTGTTCCTGAATGGCTGCAATCATTTCTCTTAATTCCGCATCATCGATGTAGCAGACACGTGGCCTTGTGGCTGTTTTACTGGCACCGAATGCAAGAATCATCTTAGGCTCTCTCTCCGTACCGTAGAAAGCAAGACCGGGTTCAGCCCATAGAGCGACACCTTTAAAATTGTCCTCTATGTACTCTACGGCCTCCTCTCTGGTAGGGAAAATCTCACCGTGATTCAATAATTGCAATCTATATTCGTTATTCATTGTAAGAATTGTTGATAAATCTTTATTTCTTTACTTTATTTTCTAATTAGAATTCTCCGAAATTGAAACTGAACTGTACTGTTATGTCATTAGTACCGTCTGCACTCTTCAGAGTCAGTTTACCGTTTGTCTTATCAAATTCGGTTCCTTCCTCAGTGAGCAGCTTACCTTCTATCTCGGTATCTTTTTCCTCTCTTGCAGCAGCCTCTTCCTCGATTGCAGTTCTCAGAGCCTCATCACCGGCAATTCGTGCCTCTGCTTCCTCGGTAATTCTGTTACCAAGTGCCTCGTCAGCGGCAATTCTGTCAGCAGTTTCCTGATTAATCTTCTCTACAAGTTCCTCATCCTTTGCTATTCTCTCCGCTGTCTCAGTCTCAATCTTGGTATTAAGTTCCTCATCAGCTGCAATTCTGTCAGCCTTCTCGGTTTCAATCTTCGTATCAAGTGCTTCATCACCTTCGATTCTTGCTGCTTCTTCACGGACAAGTTTTTCTTCAAGTTCTGCTATCTTCTCATCGACATCACCCTGCTTTTCTTCAAGTTCGGCAATTTTCTCGTCATGTTCGGCATCCTTAGCAGCCCTTGCAGCGGCCTCTACCTCAATTGCATTCCTGAGAGTATCGTCAGCAGCGGTTCTTGCCTCGGTTTCCTCGGTAATTCTGTCACCAAGTGCCTGTTCAGCTTCCTTGGCCCTGTTTTCCTCTGCAATGATAAGTTCCTCAATGTGGTCAAGTCTCGGCTTTATAATATAAAGTACATTATTTACGATTCTGAGTTCCAAATCAATCAGTTCACCGTTTATAAGCTGATATGCCGTGCAGTATCTGTTATTAGGTGCATCGAAAACTGCAACCACTTCACCTTCCTTAAGTTCGTTTGTAAGGAATTTCTGACCGTCCCATTCATAGATGAAATACTTCTTCATCATTGTCACTCCCTGACCGTCATTAGGTACGATACCGTGATAACAGCGGTTGGTAAGTGCAATGTTAACACTCGTCCATACCTTGCTGCCGGTCTTAACAGACGGCATAAGTACTGTAGGATATGTGTCTGTAAGGATTTTCTCCCTCTGATAGTAGTTGTTACCGTCATAGTCCTTTACAAGTCTCAGTGAAAGGTAAATTGTGCCCGGAACTATATCCTGATATACATTTGACTTGTTATAGTCGAATCTCTTTGCATAGCTGCTTGCACCGCTTCTTGATACGGTAGCAGTCCAGAACATTCCGCGCTCACCGAAATAGCCGTAAAGCATTCCGTCATCTGCATAACCGGCAGGTGTAATACCGAAACCGTACTTGTCTATGCCGCGATGGTCGCATTTTCTGTGTCTGTGACAGTGATGGTATTCACCGCAATGTGTAGGATTGCATTCACCCTCGCTTCTTCCGCAATCACTTGCATCACATGTATCTTCATCAGAATAGTCAAAGCATGTATTTGCATTGTCATTGTTAATACAACCCTCACTGCGCCACAGGTGCTTACTCTTCAGGAATTTACCGGCAAATCTTCCAAGCCATGTGTTAGAAGCGGCACTTGTATGGTTTCTGTCAGCCTCGCAAGGTTCAACTGCATTCAGCATATCATCCCAGTCATCCTTTGTAGGTATTCTCCATGGAGAATTAGTACCGATAAGGTCACATGCAATCTTCTTTATACCTTCATAGTTGTAAAGCAGTCCGTAGTCACTGTTCTCGACGTGTACGAGGAAACGGTCTCCCGGCAAAAGATGCTTAGGGTTAGGAAGGCATTCGTCAGTATGGCTTGAACACTCCGAACAGTTACATCCGCAATCATCCTGTGTAAGGTCTATAATCTTCTTAACAGGAGTGTACATTCCCGGTCTGTAAACAGGTGAAACAGATAATGGAGAAGAAGGTTTTCCCTTACCCTCAAGTGTACTGTCAGTTGCTACGCCTCCGTTAACTCCGTATTCCGTCACAAAACCTTCAATTTTCTGTACCTGACCGTTCTGCTTAACGTAAAGAATACCGTTCTCGGAATCGAAGTCAAAGGTCAAGTCCTTTGCAAAATTACCGAATACATTACCGGATTTAATTACCTGTCCGTTAATAAGCTCGATTTTAATTTCATCGTTCTCAACGTAGACACATTTTATGTCCCTACCTTCAAGAGTAAAGAAATTGTTATCAACTTCATATCCGTCCAAGGCACAATTCTTCGTGATATCACCTTCGTATGGCGAATTCAGTCTAAAATATGTTATTCCCTTGTTATTCATTGTAAGTAATAGTTTATTTAATTATAAATATGGTATCGTTCCTAGAAATCGCTGTCAAAAACCGCATTTTCTGATATTTCTGAAAATGTTATATCACAATTATATATACGGAGTGCCCTGACATATCCTACAAAGGTTCCTGCAAACTCTTTTTCAAGCGGAAGCTCATATTCCGGCAATTTTCTGTAGTTAAGGTAAATCACATCAGCCAACCCTTGTGTACCGCCTCCAAGACTTATATTGAACGGTACTCCTTCCTGCTTGCTGTACATATCATTAAGTTTTCTGAAGTTAAGTGTCGGAATCTCCTTTGAAACCATTCTGAGTTTACCGTTTACATAGAACAGTATCTTCATTTTGTCCGAAGCAGACGTATTTTCCGTACACTCATCATATTTCCGTCCTACCGGTATCAGTTTCACGGTAACAGTAGTCCATTTGTCCTCCTTTACAGTACCCGGCAAAGTCCATTCGTTCAGTATTTCATAACCGCGCTCCTTTTCACAGTCCCTTACAAGGTATTTGTACCCTAATCTTCCCTCGTCATCTATCTGAAATGCTATGGCATTACGGTATAAATCATTCAGAATATCATATTTCCTTGATTCCTCATCTATAAGACTGCCGATTGTCTCAGTCGTATATCCGTTACAGGTTCTGTCGAAAAGGAGAAAATAGTTCTTTATCTTAGGTGTAAGTACCTCTGTTATTACTGCCTCACTGCCCTCAACCCACGTATCTGTAGTGAATCCGTCACATGTACGGTCAAACAAAAGGAATTTATTGTCACTTCTGTACTCCCTTATATTCACCTGCCTTATACTGTAACCGTCCTTCATTACAAGTTCCTCGTTCTCGTCAATCCTAACCTCCGGTTTAAGATAGTCATCCTTGAAATATATACTACAGTCACATGAATTCTCATAATAGTCCTTTGTTATATAGTCATCAGGGAAATAATGGTCACAGTTGCACTTTGATTTTCTGCTATGCGAACCTCCGTTAAGTTTACCGGTACTTTTAAGTTCACTTTCAATCCATAAATGACCGTCCCTGTCGAACCATACCGAATTATCCTCGTATGTATTCAGTGCTTCGGGATAAGTGAATACCGGCATTGAGGAATCATATGAATATCCGCTTACCTTTCCCTTACCGTCCTCACAGCAGCAGTTTTCATCACATTCATCCGTAAGATAACCGTCTGCAAAGTACTCTTCCGCTGCATATAAGTCCTTATATGGCTTTATATAGTCATCATTAAGGCTGTCCTCTTCGGTATATTCACTTTTAACATAGCCGCTTGTGATGAAACCGTTTTCTATCTTCCTCGGCTGATGTTCAAGAATATACTCCTTCCACCATTTGTTCTCAGCCCTTGTACCCAAATAAAGGAAAATACCCTTGTTATCGGAATGACGGTCATTAAGTCTGTATTCATTGTCCTTTTCAAAGTCATGCTTCTTCAATACCACCTCAAAAGTAAGGCCGTTACCTATATTTCTCGGTAAAACCCTATAACTGTCATCAGTTCTGAAGAAACCTTGCCAGAAACCTCCGTTAAGTTTAGAGACAATCCTGCCGTTTTCCTCAACCATATCATTGTCATAACTGAAAATCTGATTGTTTCCATATACCTTATTTAATATAAGACGGAAATCACCCTTTTCAACCTTATATTCGCTTTCCTTGAATAATCTCAGGAATTCCTCATTACCTGTTCTGTCCTTCAGATAGTGTATAAGTCCGTTATCAACCCCGGTATAACCTATATTGCTCAGACACAGACCGTCGTTCACTGATTCATCCCATACATACTCCTTCTTACTGTAAAGGCTGTCAAACCATATACAGTCAGGGTCGGTTGTATCTATGTATGATATTAGACAACCGTCATACAGTCCTTCTTTTGAAACATTAGAACCGAAGGAAGGACAACTCAGATAAAAATCCAAGTATTCACTTTTATCAAGTCTGAAATCAAATACAAGTCTATTATGGTTTAAAATGTTACCCATTACCGAATATGCACTATTTATAATAAATAGGCTATTTTTTTGTGTTTTTATAATGAAAAAGATGCGAATTATAAGGTTAACGGAACAACAGATAAAAGAAGCTGCTGGTGATACGTTCGATTACCTCGGAAACGGCGATTTCAAGCAGTATAACGGACAGTCGGAAATATCAGTAAACGGAAAGTTGGATGATGAAGAGGACGGAGAACCTGAAACAACAGACAGTTTTGCCGATAAACTGTCATCACAGGCATATAACAGATATGCCGGTTTTGCACTCAGACCGCATACGTTGAAGGAAAACGACACGAATAACGATAATGTCGATGATTATTACAACAATAAGGAACTTGACACTTTAAGTAACGGAAATACAGATGATAACCTCGTAAAAATACCTCAAGGCGTACAGAACAAGGCTAACATACTGATAGATTCGATGAAACCTCTTCATCCGAAACAGCAGGCAATCGTACTTAACAAACTGATTGAGAGTTTTGATTTTTCCTCACTCCCATATTCGTGGTTAAAGGAACTGAAACTTAAAATAAACAATATCAGAAAATAACTGTCAAAAAAATTATGATACATTTCTTATTTGAAGGAAACAGGGAACTGTTAAACAGGAAATTCGTCATACCGAAAGGTATAAGGAGTTATCTTACCGGCATATTGAACTCATATACCGGTGACAAGAGTGTAGAAGGATATAAACGCCTTAATAACATTCTTGAAATGGATTCAATTTCTTACAACGAAATGAAACGTATCAAGAATTTCTTCGATAACTATAAAGGTACACAATATTCAGATGAATATACACTGAACGGTGGTGAACCTATGATGAACTGGGTCAATAATACCCTTAATACAGCTACTTCGGCAATAGAAGGTTTCAAAAAGGCAAAGAAGGATGCAGGAATGAAGAATGCCTATATCAGACCGCACGAAAAACAGAGACAGATAAGAAAAGACAAGCCGACAATAGCAAAAATACAGACAAAGAATGTATCAGACAAGATAAGCAACAATGATACGGTTCGGTTCGAGAACAAGGAAAGAAAAGGAAAGGTGATACGCATAACCGAATCTCTGTACAGACAGATTATCGGGGAGAACAAAAGATACGAAGTTAATATGGATGTTGAACTTGCAAAGAAGGGACGTACAGCAGCTAAGATAACACCGAAGGAGTTTGAAGAAAAACTGTCTGATATATGGAACCGTAATACAACTGGGGATGATGACCGTAAATTTAACATTCGGAATTTCGTAAACAGGTTTTGCAGTCCATACGAAGAAACCCCTGAGTTATCAGAACTTCACAATGACCTCGAAAAGGTTAAATTTGATTTCGAAAACTGCGAATCTATAGGAGATATAAGAAAAACAAACGGAATATCATATATAATCGGATATGCCGGAGGAGATTGGGAATCTCCTGTTCTTTTCTTTGTTTACTGGGACGGTAAAAAGTTAAGAGGCTATATACCCATACACGGAAACGCAGTAAACAGAAAAACAAATTCGGCATTTTCACAGTCAGAAGAAGATAAGGATTTTCTTAGGACACAAAACATACCCGAAGAGGAAATAGACAAGGCAGTTTCGAATATTTCGTATAACGAAGATGAATGTATTAAGGATTTTAAGGCCAGAATCGGTATTAAGTGATATTTATATCAAAATAAGAACTAATTTTAATTAAAATATGGTATCATGTTTGGAAAGCGTCTCAAGAGAAGAGAGACATGAGGAAATAATCAGAAATGACTATCAGAGGGATAATGAGTATAACGAGACTCATGAAGATGCACGTGCAGGCGGAAAATTAGGCCGTGGAACCGGTGGTGGGCATACACACTGGTTACCAAATTGCACCGGTGCATTAGGTGTATTCAATTATTCTAACTTCGATACAAATCCTGAAAGTGAGGCAGGTACAGACGTTGACAATGAGACAAGAACCCTTGCAATGGTAAGAAGTCTCTATAAGCCTACACGTATGTATTCAGAAAATCTTGTTGACACAAGTCTTAATGTAAGGGAAGGTCAGTACAGAGTACCCTAACTGATAAAAACACACACAATTATTTCATAACCCGTAGATAAAAAAATCTACGGGCTATTCCGGATATAAATGCTTACAGAACTTTTGGAAAACATATTACTCAATGAATCTGTTTCGGTAAGTGAGATAGATGATGCAATTGACAACCATAAGAGGATAATCATAAACTATCATTCCTATGGTGAAGATATTGCTACCGGTGCCCGTATCATTGAGGTGTATGCCTATGGTGTTACGAAGGCCGGTAATCCTGTAATACGTGCATTCCAACCGTATGGTGATACAAGGTCAAAGGTTCCGTCATGGAAATTCTTCAGACTTGACCGCATAAGTTACTGGAAAGAGACAAATCAGACATTCAGTGAACCTGCTTCTGATATCTATAAAGGTTTGGGTGATTTCAACCCAGACGGTGACGAAACTATGGGAATTGTGTATAAAATCGCAAAGTTCGGAAACAAAAACACTATTGACAAGAACAATATGGTAATGAATACTAATCCTAAGTTAAAGGATGACGTTTTCAAAACCGATTCTGAAAAGAAAATGGAGAGACTGAAACAGCAGGTAATTAATCCTATCAGACTGTCTGACATAAAAACGAAGAACGGATTTACAGATTATAACAAACAGCCTTCAGAAACCGGCCCGAAATTAAAGAAGAGTGCGGAGAAAGAGCAGACAGTTGACAATGTATTCAATACAAGTACTGCAAAACAGGATATTGACAGACTGAACAAGTCAGAAACAGACAGAATGAATCGTGCAGACAGACGATGGGAAAAATCATCTGATTCACGTTATCTGAACAGAAAGGACTCTTTAAACAGGGAACTTGACAACCTTAGAGACAGATTAGGTGACACGTCAAACCCGATAACGAAGAAAGAATTAGAGGACAGGTTAAAAAACACTGAAGAAGAAGAGGAAAACACTTGATTTAGTTTTCTGAAAACAGTATTTTCAAAATATACAAGTATAGAAATTCATGGATTTAAAAAGTAAACTTAATACAGCGAAGAGTATGTCATCCGATATAAGTGTAAGTAACAGAAGAATACCGGCACAGAATGTAAGTACATTCGTAGGAAATGTGGATGACCTTACTGAAAAGGTTTTCGGACGGAAAATTGTTGACGACGGTTCCGGTAACAGGCCATATGATGCAAAAGAAGAAATGGAAATGCTGAAAAACGGAATTTCACAGGAAAATATACGTAATTCAAAGCTTCCTAGCGTCATAAAGGAGTCAATTGCCGCAAATCCGCTGATTTCAACAACTGTAGACCCGAAAATGGATGCATTTACACAAAAACTTGCAACCACAATGGGAAGTGTCTCCAAAAGTACTGACATAATAAACCAGTTGGATGAAATGGATAAGGAAAAAGAGGCTAAAAAGGCACTTATTAATGAAATTAACCGGAATGCGAGTGTAAATATCGACTATTCCCTTATAAGGACTATCGTTGAGGAAGCCGTAAGGTCTGTAAAGGACGAGATAAGGAACGAACTTAACGAATCCATGAACAGAAACATGTCAAGAATGAACGGAAACATGCTTACGGCGATGAAAATGAGTGACAAATTCCTCTTTTTGGACTCAGACAACAATGTTTTCGAGTGTCAGATGGTTTACAAGGGGAAAAACAAGAAAAAAAGCTGAAAAATGAAGAATAAACAGTGGAAAAACAGAATTTTCCACTTTTTTTATTTTGAAAAACCCGTATAAGCACGTATATTTGCATTGAAAAACCTATAAAATGCAAAAATATGCTTACAATTGAAAAAATCAAACTTAATTACGTAACCTTCTGTAACAAGTTAAAGAAATACAACTGTTATTCAGAAGAAATGATTAACGATTTAGGTGAAAAACTGATGAATGCAAGTTTTTCAATGACAGCCGAATGCGGTTCTGCCTATCAGGGGTCGTTAATCGATGTTGTACTTAACCATTTATGTACGATTGCGTACAGTATAAATGAAATAGTATACAGTGATACGGGTAAATTCTCACATATGAGGGTTAATAATGACATGCTGATGAGAGTTCTGCTATTACAGCATATTTCAAAGGCTGAATTATTCGTAGATACAAGGGAAACGTGGAAAATCAACAAGGGAATCCTGTACGAATTCAATGATGAACTGAAAACTTCAATGAAATTAGGCGAAAGGTCACTTTATCTTTGTCAGAAATACGGAATTTCATTATCAGAAGAGGAATATGAGGCCATAAGGATTATAGACAAAGCAGATGATGACAAAGCAAACTATTTCATAACGCCGCTTGCTTCACTTGTCAGAATGGCAAATCATTTCGTAGCAATTGAAATGAAGGAAAAATACAAAAAATCTATTAAAAAAGAAGAAATTGAGGAATGATTGTAAATAAAACACTATACAGCCTAAAGGATATTGCCATAATGCCGGCTGTTTTATCCGAAATTGAGCATAGAAGTGAATGTAATCCTTATTATGATGGAAATAAATTGCCGATTTTCACTGCTCCGATGCCGTGTGTTGTAAATAAAGATACATTTTCCAAATATGAACAACACGGAATTAACGCAATTCTGCCGCGTACTGAAGATATAAAATTCAGATTAGAGGAATGTAAGGGAAAATGGTGTGCGTTTTCACTTTCTGAATTTGAAAAATACTTTATAACCGAAAAATTCAAGAGTGAAACAATATATGCACTTATAGATATCGCCAACGGTAATATGATGAAACTTTACAACATATCATCAGAGGCTAAGAAAATGTACGGTGACTCACTGAAACTTATGGTTGGTAACATTGCAAATCCTAAAACATTCGAAAAATTCTGTGAAATAGGTGTTGACTATGTAAGATGCAGTGTAGGTTCAGGTGCTGCATGTAATACAGCTACATATCTGGGGCTTCTATACCCGTTGGCTTCACTTATTGACGAATGCTATCAGATAAAGAAGGACAGAGGGTATAAAACAAAGATTGTTGCAGACGGTGGTATATCAAGTTTCAGAAGAATGTTCAAATCACTTGCTTTAGGTGCTGACTATGTAATGTTAGGAAGTGTATTGAACCGTTTGGAGGACAGTGCCGCCGAAGTGGTAACAAAGATGGCTGCTGATAAGGAAACAGGTCATTTGAAGGAAACAAAATTCAAGGAATATTACGGTATGGCATCCGAAAAGGGTATGAAAATGCTCGGTAAGACCGGTTCACCTGAAGGTAAGGTGATATATAACAGATGTGAAGGTACAATCGAAACCTTTACTGAAAAATTCATAAATTATCTATCATCTCTTATGTCATATTGCAATAAAAGGGATATAAAGGATTTCATAGGGGAAGTTGAAGTGAATGTACTAAGTGCAAATGCTTCAAATCAGTTCAATCAGGATTGACAGAGAACAGGTTTTTCTTTGTTGTTTATATAATTCCGACACGGATGTTTGCTTTTTTTAGTGAATATCCGTGTTTTTTGTTTATTTTATAATATTTACCGCCTATATTAAACTATATATAGGTTTAAAGGAAAAAAATGTTGGAAAAACTTACTATTGACGAACTTTATACGCATCTCAGACTATGTGAGAAGAATTTGGATTACCTTAATATTAAAAGGAGCATGAATCCTACTGACAAGAGAATAAGGGAAAACTATGATAAGTCATTAACACTAAGAAATATGATTTATTCGGAGATTAATAACAGAATTTCAAGTTTTTTTGAAGATGAGTCTATTTAGAAAAATCATTCAGACAGTACAATCATACTGGTACGGTTTGTTTTACGGCATGAAACAGACCAACGACACAGTTTTCACCCAAGTCGGTATTGACAACAGTATAGGGACTGAAATACAGCAGGAAGTAAACGAGAACAGGGTTTCAAAGGACTTACTGAAGGGTGAAGTGACACAGCAGGTCGAAGAGTTAAGATACCGTACATATAAGGTTGACAGAGAATCGAAACAGTATGAGTATTTTTCGCCTGTAAAGGCACTTAAGTATGAAACACCTTACGGAAGATTCGAACGTCAGGACAGTAATTTCGTAAAATACGAGAACAGTGAGGATTTACCGGTTATCACAATACAGCCGAACAATCCTTGCATAAAAAACGTATATGACGGTATCAAGGATGTTGACTTCGATACGGTTGAACTCAAGGATAAACAGGGAAATATATGCATTGACGTAGGTGACTTCAGTTCGGTTGACGATTATACGATTAAGGTAGAACGTGATTTCACTCCACGTTTCAAGTTGGAGAATTTCACAACAAGGCTCGTTGTCAAGAAATTAGATGATAACGACAACATGATTCTCGATTTCTACGTCAGCAAATACCCGAAGGAACAGAATATGAAATCAATCTACTTTGTCAATGAAGTTGAAAAAATTTTCAATGGAAATACACAGAGTGATGTACTGTCATTAAAGAGGGTTATGTTTACGACTTCACACGCATACAGACTTGAAGATATGATTGAATTCAGATTTGATAAGATATTCTATAAGGGTATTGTCGAATATGACGGTCATTATGTGCTTAAATTCAAGGCCCATGCATACGTAAACGGTGTTGACCTTACAGAAGAATACTACTCTAAGTCAATGGATGAGAAATATCGCAACAAGGAGAAGAAGGAAGTTGTGCTTGATGCATATGACGGAGGAAACAGACACGAAACATTCATATGTGCCGAATGCGGAAGAACGTTTGAATATGATACGGAATCCATGAATGAGGAAACATTAAGACCGGCCCGTGAAATAGACGAGGAAATTACAAACGACGGTAATGATGTACTGTCATTCTATGACTTGCAGATAGCAGAACAGACATTCGGAAAAAAACTCTGTAAGGAATGCTTGCAGAAATATCTAAATAATAATATTAATTCACTAAAATAGGATTTTTAAATGGAAGACAAATATGCATTTCTGATGATTGACTATGATACACCGGAGCTTATTCATGACATACAGAATATATTACCTTCAGAAGAACTTTACACTGAGGATAATGCAGACTACGGTATTGAATACGAAACACATGTGACGTTAGTACCATGCCTTGATAATTACGTGGATGTTGAAGAACTGAAGAAACTGTTACAGCCTATCGACAAGTATGTCCTTATGCTTACAAATGTTTCCTTATTCACTAATAATGAAAATTTCGACGTTCTGAAATGCGATGCAAACTCGATTGTTCTGTCCGATACAAACAGACTGATTAAGTCTAAGTTTCCGACATACAGTGAATACAAGGACTATAATCCGCACGTAACAATCGCTTACCTAAAGAAGGGCTTAGGTGACAAATATACAAAGGAAATGCTGTCTCCGCTTGTCGTACTTAAGCCTAAGAGTTTCCATCTGAGTTTCCATGATGAAAACGGTGAGAGAAAACAATACAAGTTCAGATAAATATTGAAAATAACAATTATTTCCTATATATTCATTATATATGTGCAAAAACACTAACATATTAAATATCAAACGGCTGTTAGAGGATATTGAGAAAAATAACAGGTCGATTATAGTAACCCTACCGTCAAACATATCATGGGAAGAATATGAAAAAGAACTTGATAAGGTCAAAAACTATGATGAAGTGATGAATTTCAAGGTCTATAACTTCCCGAAGGGAATAAACAGAGGTGACAAATGCTATATAGTACACAAAGGATTCGTAAAGGGGTGGATGAAAATAATAGGGTTTTCGGAAAAGGAATTCAAATGTACTACAACAGGCAAGGATTATAAGGGCAAATTCATTGAAAGAAGCGGGCCTTTTCACTATATTGACAAAGAAATACCGATGAAGGGATTTCAGGGGTTCAGATATTTCAACATACTTGACTATCAGAAATAAAAAATAATAAAAAAATACAGAAACAGAAAATGGGAAATACATCTAAAATTTTAGAGGATTACAAGAAGCAGCTTGAAGAGGACAGAAAAAAAGAGAACAGTAATTTCGACATAAACGGAATCAGTGAGGATTTACCGGAAGGCTTTAATATCGAACCTGTTAATATGGAGGACGTAATGGAAGAAGTAAGGAACATAAATGACAGTCCTTATGATATGGAGAACATCTATAAGAAGTTCCACGATGAATATGTGAAGATTAGTGAAAAAGAACTTACGACTGTTCTTGACGAAGATATCAAAGTAGGTATCAAACATGCATACTGTCCTAAATGCGGACGCGAACTTGTAAGTAAAGCACCTACCGTATTCAACCCGTTTACTTTTGAGAAAATTTCAAAGCATGAATGTGAATGCGGTTTCAAATGCAACCTTGAATATGCGTACCCAAGAATCGTGTATGTCAATTCAAAGGGAGAGGAAATAAAGGCGTTTAATGATTAAAGAATGAAAATAGCGATTGACATAAATGATGTACTGCGTGATTTTACAAGGCAATTCATGAACTACTATATCCGTGGTATTGACGAAACATTTGAAATCAGTTATGAAGATATAACCTCATTTGATTTGTCTGAAGTTTTCCCATTCAAGGACGTATATGCGTACAAATTGTTCCGCTATGTGGACTATGCATTTGAACTGTACGGAAGGGCAGAGCCTATGGACAGAATGCTCCCGTATAAGTTCAACGACTGGACACAGAAGACACTTATGAACCTTGACAAGGAAAAAGTACCTGAAATCATGCTTGTAAGCCCGTTCGAAACAGGTAAGTCAATACAGTCAACGCATTCATTTCTGTCAAAGATAAGTTCATCGGTACGCGAGGTATATTTTCCTCTTGACTCGGCAACAATATGGGACAGATGTGATATTCTTATTACAGCAAATCCTAATTTAATCGAAAATGTACCGGAAGGTAAGACTGTAATAAAAATAGAAGCACCTTACAACAAGGACGTTGAAGCAGAATATACATTCAAGTCATTAAAGGAAGTTATTGATGATAAGGATGAGACTGTCATAAACATTTTAAACAGGAATTAAAAAAATATGGGTAAAGAATACGTTATCAATTTTGACAAGTTTTTTGAAACAGTGACAAAGGTTACCGAAAAGGAAAAAAACAGTGAAACCACAATAACCGAAATTTGGCAACCGTTGGAAAGCGGCGAACTGACAATGGTTAACAAGGAAGTCGTAGAGAACAAACTGGATTTGAACGAACATATGTGTACCATGCGTTACGATTTCTTAAACGGAATGCTTAACAATGTACTGACAACATATATGACACCTTCAGGTAAAATCATAAAAAACGTACATGAAATGCCTATCGGTAACAGAATCATTTTTGATTCACTGGTAAAGGAAGGTATTTTGGAAGAAAAGGACAGAACTATAAGTTTATAATTGAAAATCATGGACAAGACAAAGGAACAGACGATTTTAGAACGTATAGACAATGCAATCAGCAGTGTAAGGAATAAGGATTCAGTCCTTTATTTCTTCGTTGCGGATGCAAGAAACGTACCTAATGCTAAAATGGCATATATCTATCAGCTTGCATATACATTACAGCAGCTTGACTATAAAGTATGTATGCTTTATCAGTTGGAGAATGAATATACCAAAAAGGAACTTGATGAATTAAAGAGGAAAGAACAGCCGATTGATGACAGAAGATTGTTTATCGGCGTGTCCGAATGGCTCGGAGAAAAGTACGGTAATCTGAAGCACCTTAATATATCGAACGGAACATGGCAGGTTTCACCCTCAGACTTCCTATTTATACCGGAAGCATTTGCCGGACTTATGAGGGAAACATACTCAAAGAGAATACCGTGTAAGAGATATGTGATAGTAGAGAATTTCAGACATATAACCGAATTCATTCCATTCGGTGACCAGTGGGCTTCATACGGCATCACAGATGCAATAACAACTTCACAGAAACAGTCAGACCTCGTCAAGTCAGTATTCAAGTATGCTAATACATATGTTCTGCCCCCTGCAATACCGGACTATTTCAGAAAACCGCTAAAGGCAAAGAAACTTATTGTCAACATGGTTACTAAAACAAAGGAGGATGCTGAACACATCGTTAAGATGTTCTACTGGAAATATCCTCTGTTCAGTTTTGTACCGTTCAGGTTCCTTGTCAACTTCCCAAGGGAAAAATATGCTGAAATGCTACAGGAAGGCTCGATTACAGTATGGGTTGACAACGATTCGTCATTTGGTCTGAATGCTTTGGAATCCATGAAATGCGGCGATATCGTAATCGGAAAAATTCCGGAATTAATACCCGAATGGATGACAGACGAAAATGGCGAACTTAAAAACAACGGACTTTGGGTTGATGAGATAAACAAGATTCCCGACATGATAGCTTCAATTGTAAACACATGGATTGAAGATGAGGTTCCTGAAGAAATCTACAAGGAAATGGAAAATACCGTGAAATACTATAACACGAAGAAATGGAATGATAATGTATCTAACTTTATCATGGGAATATTCCAGAACAGAATTGACGAATTCGAATCATTAAAAGAAAATAAAGATAAAAACGACGTTGGATAATGAAGGAAGTTACAATTATAATACCTGTACATGAATATAACGAAACCGTCTCGGAACTTCTTAAGAATGCACTTAAAAGTGTTGAACTGTGCAGAAACGAATATAAGGACGGAAATCTGCCGGTAACAATTGTCGCAACGGAAAATATCAGGGAAGATATTGAAAAAAGCGACATACAGGACATTTTTGAGGACATACGGGTAATTTACAATGACGGAGAGAGTGATTTCTGTTCTATGATTAACTATGCAGTCGATAATATTGAATCTGATTTCTTCTCAATTCTGGAATTTGATGATGTGTACCGTCCTAAATGGTTCAGAATCGCAAATGACTATTACTACGGTAATGAGAGTATCAGTATTTTCCTCCCCATAAATGCCGTACATTCCAACAATGAAAAGTGGCAGTTCGGAAATGAATTCGCACTGTCAAACGCATTCATTACTGAGAATGCAGACGATACGGATGAGGTAGGCATAATCAATTTCAAGCGTATTGAAAACTGTTCACTGTTTAATCTTACCGGAAGTATCTTCAACAGAAAGGATTTCATTTCAGTCGGAAAATACAAGCCTTCAATCAAGGTTTCATTCAACTATGAACTCCTATTGAGAATGACTAACAAGGGACTGAAATGCATGGTTGTGCCAAAAGAAGGCTATGTACACAATATAGCACGTAAGGGAAGTCTGATTGACACGTACAACAATACACTGTCGGATGAGGAAGTTACCAAATGGTTTGAACTTGCACTGCGTGAATACAGTTATGATACAGACAGAAAGAAGGATATCATAACAGTAAAAGAAGAAGAGTTGAAATAATTTTTTTGCGTTCTTTGTTAGACTAATGTGCGATGTTGTCAAAAACGAAACAAATAATGTAGAGGAAGAAAAGAAACCGAAGAAAAGAGGGAGAAAGCCTAATCCGGAAAAAAGAACAGGATATTTCTATGAAAACGAGGAAAAGGCATTCAGGGAATACATAGAAAGTAACGACCAACTATACAAAGACCGGATATTCAGTAAAATACTATATCCGGCCTTCACTAAGATGATTGAGTCGATTATGAGAAGATACGGACTGTTCACGCCTTCTGAGGATTTTTCAGATACATTCAACGATACCATGTCCTACCTGATAACAAAGGTCGATAAATTTGACTTCAGTAAGGGGTATAAGGCATATTCATACTGTGGAACCGTATGCAAGAGATATCTGCTGCTGAAGAGGTCAACGGATATGAAAAAACGTGATACCGTACTGTCCTATGAAACGATGTTCGACGGAAACAAGAATGACAGAAGTGACTATGACAATGAAAAAGCCACGATTTCATTCAACAACGAACTCATTAACAGGAATATAGAGAAAATACAGAATATGCTAAGTCCTGAAAGCAATGAGAAACTTACCGAAAAGGAAAAAAAGGTCGGTTATGCACTGTTGGAGATTCTGATGAACTGGGAACTTATTTTCTCGAATCTGTCAAATGACCGTAAATTCAACAAAACCGCATTTATATACTTCGTAAAGGAATATACGAATCTCAGTACTAAGGAAGTAAGGGAAGCCATGAAAAAATACAAAGGTATGTACTTTGAGGAAAAGCAAAACCTCATTGACGAATAATTATAATAATAACATATTATACTGCAATACAAATGGTAATAAAACCCTTGAAGAAATACAAACTGAAACTGAATTCAGCTGAAAAAATAGAGGAACTGTTACAGGAACTCTATAACGAGTCATGCCGGAATGTTGAAACAATTCAGAATGAAATGAATAAACTGTCTAATTCAATTAATCTGAATGAAGAAATCGTGGACGCAAAAACAAAGTACGCAAAGGCTATGAATGATTTCATTACCAACAAGGACAAGGCTATTGGAAGAAAACTTGAAATCGCAAAGCTTATGACTGAAGTACTTAAGTTCAACGGAAATATCAAGAAGACATTCGAGGAAAGCGACGCTGTCGGTGACTGGAGCAAACTGATTGACGTAATTAACAATAATACGGTAGAAGAACAACCTGTACAGGAGGAAAAAATAGAATACAAACTTAACTGATTTCAACTAAAAAGGCATGAATTTCGAAAAAACTAAAAAGGAATCACTTGCAATAATAAACGGCGCACTTACAACTCTGAATAATTTCCCTGAGTTGGATGACACGAATACAAACCTGTCAGCCGGTATTTCAGCAAATCCGTTCCCGTTCCTTATGGATTTGTTCAAATCCACCGTAGGCTATGATATACTAATTAGGATTATTTCAAGATTCATTGCTTTAGGGTTGCCACCTCTTGAACTCGCAATCAAGGCACAACTCCTTACAAATATCAAAAACCTCCTTACATGCTCACTTAATCCGTTCATCAGTAAAGAACTGCTAATGAACGGTGTTGTGTTTGATTTGCGTACTGTTGATGTAATGTCGCTCCTAAGCTACTGTCCGTTGTCGGATGAAGGTGGGTATATGTATTTCGGTTGCCGTGGAATGAAACAGATTAACCAACTTGTTCAGGCTGCTGATTTCAATGCATTCCTATGGTATGTCAAAAACAAATCCGCAAGAAGAAGAGTATGGTACGGAGTCAATTTCAAGAACACTTTTTCCGACTCTGCATTTGAAAAGGATGAAAACGACTACATCCTTCTTCAAAAAGAACCGGGACCTGTTCCGACACAGGAAGATGAGAAATGTACTAAAAAAGCCGGTATAATAACATTAAGCTATAGCGAAAGGCCTAACGGACTAAGAAACTGTGAAGGTAACGGATTATCCTATGACAGCACGGAACAGGGAATAGTAACACATTATTCAATGCTCCAAATACCGCATCATAACTGTCTTCAGGTATTCTTGGGGAATACACAGGACAATGACACTAAAATAGACCGGCTTGAAAATGAAATTGACAGAATAGATGTAGACCTCAAGACACTGAATGAAGAAAAAGAATCCGTAAAGGATGAAATTTTCGCCGACTATTACGATATTGAAACACTTAATAATGAATTCTCAGTACAAAAGATTGACGAAGACTATTATCATGATGAATATGACAGAATAAGCAGCGAAATCGAGGGTTTAAACAAACGTCTTAACGGTGACGGAACAGAAGAGAATAAGGGTATTAACGGTAAGATAGCCGAAAAAGAACGTGAAAAGAAAACAAAGGCAAACGAACTTAACAAAGAACTAAAGAACCTTGACTCACCTGACAATTACCGGAAATACTATCAGAACTATTACTATAACCATACACTGATAGAATTCAATACCGACTATGTAATGTCATTGAAACTGTTTGACTCGAAAACCGTTACAACACAACTGCTTGATGCACTTACAGGATTCATCTCAATTGACCTCAATCTCTCGTATGAACAACTCATAGTAAAGTATGAGACACAGAAAATGGTAAAGGGTGTAATCGAGAATGATGATGTTGTAATAAACGACTGTTTCTTCACCTTCTCTAATGAGGACTATGACGATATGCTGAAAAAGTCAGAACTCACAAGGGAAAAACTGTATGCTATGAATGTAAACAACCCAACCGGTGTTACCATAGACAAAGAATCGGTACTTGAAACGCTCAACAGCATAAATGATGCTGCATCAAAGGAAAATATACAGTCCGTAATCGAGGGTAGCCTGATTGAACTTAGCAAACAGATATCAGACGTTAACTATACTGACAACAGCGGTTGGAATTTCGGTGCACAGATAAATTTCATAGAAAACATCATTAACAATCTGGCATATGTGATAACAATGTCAATACTATCACCGAAGGTCTATCTGCTTTTTGCCATTAACCTCAAGATATTAGGACGTGAAAGTACTGCAACACTTGACGAACTCATAGAAAAACAGAAGGAAATGCTCGTAGGTATCATAAGGCTTATCAGGGACAAGATTATAGAATACCTTTTAAACGAACTTACGAAAATACTTGCAGACCTCTCTTCAAGGGTTGCCATAAAACTTACGGCAGAACAGGCAATATACTATGCAGACCTCATAAGGAGACTGTATTCATGTATAACATTCGGAGGAAATGACAATGACCTTGATTTCAATGTCGATAATGTTGACTATGCAGACATATATGACGAAGAATCAGCACCGCAAGAGGAATGCTGACAAAAAAATTAATCTATATTAATTAATTAATTTCAAAAAGAAAATGAGTTGGATTAGTATAATATCACAGCAGATAGAAAAAGCCTTCGATAAAATCAGACCTCCATTTCCGGTAATACCGCCATTACTGCTTATATGTGAACTCTACCGAAGACCCGGTTTGTCTGCAATGGCACTGACAAGTGCAATCATAAGAAGGCTTCCCGAAGCAGGAATAGAAACCGGTGTAAATCCAGACGGTTCACCTAACAAGATAAACGGTTTCGTAAGAATAATATGCGAGGAAATGGTTAACGAACTGAAAAACAATGCAAGGGTTTCATGTGCATTAGAACCCGGTAATGTTATGTCGGTAGGTACAGGCTCAAATGCAGCGGGCCCCGTTGTCGTACACTCGATAAACACAAGTTTCTCCAAAGTTTTAGGAATACTTCATTAACATATATACAAAGAACTGATTATGGAAAACATAGAACTTATGACAAATGAAGAACTCAAGACCGTTAAGACGGAACTTGAAATTGAGTTTGAAAAACAGAAGCAGATTATCTCAAATGCCTACCAGATAATGCTGTCGGCACAGGATACTTATGCAAAGGTAACTGAAATAATGAACAAACGTGGTTTTGAAATTTGATGGAACAGGAAAAAACTCTGATATATATGTGCCCGGTACTATATGTTACCGATAATAGCGACGGATTGAGAATAAAGGTAAGAATCCCTTACTATGATGATAACACTGTAAGTATAAACGATTTGCCATACGCTTTTCCGCTGCTGCCGAAATTCATGCACGTAAACCCGAAAGTGGGTGAAATGGTACTTATAATACTTCAGAATACCGGTGCTACAAACGGCAACAGATTTTTCATAGGCCCTGTTATTTCACAACCACAGAAAATGAACTTTGATGCATATGACTACTCGGCACAAAGTCTTTTGAACGGAAATATAATATCCGCACCGCTGACTGCACCAAGTTTAGACCCTGACAACAGAGGTACACTTCCTGACAGGGAAGATATCGCAATTGAAGGACGTGGAAACTCGGACATAATACTAAAAGATTCAGAACTAAGGATAAGATGCGGACATAAGGTAAATTCATATGCCTTTACTGACAACTGCCTCAAGTTCAACAAGGAAGACCCTTCATACGTACAGATGAAATACGGTAAAATGAAGGACGCTAAAAACAATGACTTCTCAAGTGTCGTAAATGTTGTAGGTGACAGAATAAACCTCCTTTCACATGACTCAAAGACACATTTTGAACTTTCAGACCCTGAAAAACTGATTACCGACGAGGAAATGGCAAACATTTTCCAAAAAGCGCATCAGCTGCCTTACGGTGACGAACTCATAGCATTCCTAAAGGATTTCATCAGGATTTTCCTGAACCATACACATCCGTTTGCAATGGATAAACCCAAACTTAAACAACCTGACTTGGAGAGACTTACGACAAAATCACATCTGGATGAAATGCTGTCCGACTCAATTAGGATTAACTGATAATATTTATTAACATAACGTTTTTTAACAATGGCTATTAATACTAAGACATTTCTTTCAAAATGCAATACTATAATAAAGGATAACTATGCCAACACAAGCCTTAACCCTATACTTGAACTTGACTATGGCAAGGCTCTTACGAGGGGTATGATATACTTTGACCATAATAAGGTAAGGAAAATGGTTGAGGATAAGGTATATCCCGACATAACGAAACTCAAACATGTGCTGCACATGACAAACGCGGCATCCGTGAACGACAGGAACATAAACTGTCCGATGCTTGACAGTGAATATCATGAGCATAAGAAACGCGCCATGTCATTCGACCTTATATTCTTCCTCATACCGAACGACTGGGATAACGGAAGAGGATTTGATTTCGTTTTAGACCTATATGACAGAGACCACCGTTCAGTGTCAACCGACGGAAGCAGCTGGTATCAGTTTAAAAACTACTGCAAATGGGATGAGGATGGTATATACTCAACAGACAGACTCTCAAAGGAACTGGACTTGTTCACATCAAAGGAAGGTAACCTGTCAAAAGTCATAATAGGGTATCAGCATTTCGACTACGGAAACGAACCTATAGAACTTGACATTACCGAAATTTTCAACAAATTCATCGCCGGCGAATTATGCAATTACGGAATAGGAATAGCATACTCACCTCAGTATGAACTTACGCACACTCTTATGACACAGTATGTAGGATTCTTTACACAGCATACAAATTCATTCTACGAACCCTATATAGAAACAACTTATAATGAAACAATTGATGATGACAGAGGTGACTTCTTCCTTGATAAGGATAATAAACTCTATTTCTACGCCTCAGTAGGCGGCGAAAACGTTAACTTGGATGAACTGCCCACCTGTGAGATAAACGGCTCTGAAATGGCCGTAAAACAAGCAACAAAGGGTGTTTACTACGTGAATATCAGAATGAATTCATCGGAATATGAAACTGATACCATGTACTATGACACATGGAGCAACATAAAGTACAAGGGACAGCATATTAAAGATGTGGAACTTTATTTTGTAACAAAGTCATCGGACGGTTATTATTCATTCGGTTTACCTTCTGAAACAAAGGGTACTGAAAAGTTCAAACCGTTCCTGTATGGTATCAATAATCTCGAACGTATCAAAAGAGGTGATATAAGAAAAGTGTCAATTGACTGTAAAATACCCTATACTACAGACCAACTGTATGCAGTGGATAACCTTGAATACAGATTATACACAAAACAGGGCGAAAATGAAGTGGAGGTAATCAGATACTCAAAAGTCGAAAGAGGGTACAACTCAAACTATTTCTATATAAATACAAACGAACTGATACCTTCAAGATACTATATCGACATAAAGGCAAAGTATGATATGGAGGAAATATACCATAGGGGTATACTCGAATTCGACATCATAAACGAGGCAAAGGAACACTTTATGTAGCAAAAAAAATGCAGTCCGAAATGGCTGCATTTTATGTATTATCAGTTCTGTGCCCAGTTTGAATTATCATCTGGGTCTATTCCACGTTTCCTTAAAGTCGCATCAGACAGTATCTTATACTGTTTCGGGTCTAAGTCATAGTCAATCAAGTCGGCAAAGAAATAATCCTTCTTAAATGCCTTTAATTCATCCGAATCATAATCAGAATAATCCCAACCGTTAACAATCTTACCGGTATCTTTATTGACTGCAAAATGAGTATAATTCTGATTATTCTTGAATTCTTCCTCACTTTCCCTGACAACGCTCTCAACAGTAGGATTACTGCCTGAAATCTGAAGTTCATCCAACTTCTTGCCAAAACTGTTAATCTTACCTATAAACGAACATACGTCATTCCATACTTCAGCAGAAGCATTCTTACCACCGGTAACACTTCCGTCTATACGGCTTACATAGATATAACCGTCATCATCAACACTTACAACAACAATCAGGTCACCGAACTCAGCAAATGCCTCATAGTCATCCATATCACATCCGGTATATTGACCTAAGCCTTCACACATATCATCAATAAGCCTCAGTATTATACTGTTATTGTCGTTAATGAAATGATTATCATCAGTATCTTCAATATCCATAATACCCTCTTTTACAAGGCGTTCAATTACGTTTTCAACAATATTTATCCCTTCGTTTTTATCTAATCCGAACATCTTCTTTCCTAAAAAAACCTATATATTATAAATATGTCTCAACAGTTAAAAACGTAGGCTATAAGACCGCAATTCCATATTTTATAATATCCTAACTGACTTACCATCTCAGATTCAGTCATGGTTAACGGAAAACCGTACTTTCTGCTTAATATCTTCTTCCTGAATCCGAACTTGTGCCTCCTTATACCATGACCGTTTGTGTAATAATAATCAGGCTTCAAATACGAGTCAATCCCAAATCCTAACTTTATATATACATTATCCTCTGCGTTATTCTCAAACCGTCTGTCAAGAAAAGTCCTTATTTCAGTAAATTCATACTTACTTATGAAATAGGAAAACAACTTAGAAGCTGCACCCTGTACTATATAATGTATATCAGAAGCAAAACGCACCAAAATCCATTTACCACCCTTTTCATGGGTAAACAGCATTACACTTACTAATTTCTCATTACGATACAAGCCTAAATATACACTTGCTTTGCATTTTCCCTGAATATGGTTATTTTCAAGAAAAACAGAAGCACTCTTATAGTCAATTTCCTTTATGGTACATTTTCTCGCACCTATCCTTTCCAAACCTGTGTTTAATCCTAATATGTTTCTAATCTTTGACAGTACAATCTCCTTCCTTGAAATATACTCATCCTCGAATATATGCAGCAAAGTAATACCTTTTTCCTTACATAACAGTGTCTTTTTCAAATGATAGTACTTATCCTTGCCGAATTTCTCCGAATGCCAGCGTAATCCGTTGAACTCAATAGCAACACCCTTTGACGGTATGTATAAATCCAACTCTGAACCGTCTAACAGACTTCTGTCATTCCTGATTATTTCACCCTTATTAAAATAAGAACACAATTCATTATAAATATAATCCTCACCTGTTGATATATGATTTCCACATTTAGGACAGCCTTCACCCCTTAGAAAATTATCAGGCGATATGCTGAAAATACCGTGAGGCTTACCGTTTGAACCGATTTTATTACAGATAATTTCAACCTTAGTCCTATTATTGACATAATTAACGCGGCAATAATCATAGTTTTTTGTCGAATGTATATACTTCGCCTTTCTTATAAATTCCTCAGTATTAGAAGTCTGTCTCTCAATCTGTCTGTCCCTTGATATATCAGGATGCGTACAGCCTTTTAAGTGTACGGCAGGTTCCTGCCAGAATTCACCGTATTCAGTACCGTCAGGACGAAGTTCGTGGGATATTATCTTAACCTTTACATGCATTCCATTATACTCAACCTGCGAATAGTCAAGATTTTCACCTGCATGTACCTCCATAAACCTACTAATCACTTCCTCCTGTGACATCTTCTTTGACTCTGATATCTTACTTCCGCGTCTGTCAGGATGAGAGCTGCCCCTTAAATGATTAGAAGGAGTCTGCCAAAACTCGCCTAAAGTTTTGTCTATAATTTTTACCGGTGTTCTGTTATCGACATAAAAAACCTGCGAATAGTCAAGGTTTTCACCCTTATGGACTTCCTTTGCCCTCCTTATAAAATCATCCTTCCTCTCTTCAACAGTTTTCATGAATTCCTATAAATATATCTGATTAACCCACAATCCCAAATACGGTCATAACCTAATTCTTGAGTCATTTCCTTTTCTGTCATACCTTCAAACTCAGGATGCTCCTTAAGCATTTTTGTCTTCTTTAACGTTAATTTGTGTTTTCTCTCACAGCCATATAATTTAGGAAAATAATAGGTAAAGGATGGTTTGGTTACACCATCATTTATAAACCCAAGTTTAGTGTATAAATTATCCTCTTCATTAATTGTCCACCTTCTGTCAGCAAATGACTTTATTTCATTAAATTCATAATTGCTTACAAAATACTTAAAGAGCTTACCGCCAACTCCACTACACCTGAAATGATAATCCGAGGCAAACCTTACAAGCTCCCAATTATTATCAGGTAATACACAAAAACACATCACACCAATTAGCATGGCATTATAATAAGCCCCCAATGATACAGTAAAATGTGTAGTACCTTGTATATGATATTTCTCTAAGAATATATCAGCCTCACTTTTTAACACAGTCCTAATTTCACATTTACGGCCATATATTTTAGGCTTATTACCATCAAACCCAAGAATATGCGAAAGCTTACTCATAACAATATCCTTATGTAAAGTATACTCATCTTCAAATATCTGAATTAACCTCACACCCTTCTTTAAGCAGTCATTCTTTTTTGATATGTGGTAATACCTGTTTTTCTTACCGAAAAATTCTGTGTGCCACTTATTACCGTTATATTCAATACCAATATTCATGGATGGTATGAATATATCAATTTCCCTACCATTTAAAATAGACCTGTCAGGCTTACATAATACACCATGTTTTTCTATAAATCTCTTTATTTCCAATTCATCTTTTGAACTCTTAACAGGTGTCATTTCAGTATTTGCTTTAATTGCAAATTTAGACATGCTATCGTGGAAATTCTTACAAACAATATCCTTATCACCATAAATACTTACATAGTTTTCTAATGTCATATTATGTGATTTTATATGATTTCCACCTATATGACTGACTTTCTTACCACAAATTTTACAAATAACATAATTATCAGGGTTTGTTTCCATCTGTCTGTTTAAAATAGGGGAAACCAATGCAAAATAATCCCTGTCTTCAGGATGTTCTTCAAGGTATTCAAACTTTGTCATACAGTGCTTTTTGTTAAGATGTACCTCAAATACCCCACTTAGATTATTAATATCCTTTGTTTCCCAATTACAATAAGGACATTTTTTTGTTTGTACTTTATCTTTTAGAATTATGTCAAACCACTGTTCCCACCAATAGTTTCCGGTTCTCATGTAATACACACGTCTGTCATAAAGTGTCGGTATGTCTATACTATATTTCTCCTTAATATGTGATGTTAATACACCTGCCTTATTCTTGTAGTCAGTTGTTGTAAAACCATCATTCCTATCAACAGCAACATAAAACTTACCTTCTACTTTCGGATATTTCTCAATCTTCCAATCAGATAATACAAAATTACCCGTAAGAGGCTGTTTGCCCCTTTTCTTTATCCCTATTCCATTCTTACCTAATATTTCCTTAATCTTTTTTTTACCGGTATGATATTTCAAGGCTAACGTCTCAACACCAACCCTTTCATTCAAATATTCACTACAAATTGTACTTTCATCTAAAATTACCTTTTTTCTCATTTTTTATTAAACCTTTTAATTTCGTTGCAAATATACTGCTTTATTTTTATATAACCAAATATAAATAGTTAGATTTTTCAAAAAAAATGTCAAAAATAAATAGGTATTTTCAAGGTCACACCTTTAAGAGGGTCGTAAATTAAACGGATTATAAAGGGTATATCTTGACTATTAATAAGGAACAAAAAAGAAAGGGTTAAATAACTTAACCCTTTCTTTAATAAAATATCGTAAGTAACTGATTATCAGCAAATTAACGCAACTCGTCTGTCGACCAATGGGTCAAGCCGTCGCATTGAATTGCACCGTAGTAACGGTTGTTTACTAACTTCTTAGCATATCTTGTGGATATCCCCTTTACGGGCGCAAAGTTGAACGGGTTGTACATTACAGGTGTCAAAGCCATGGGAATATATGGTGCATAGATATAACCTGTATCAAGCAAAGATGTACCGTGGTGTCCCATAATCAATGACCAGTGAGGTGCATATGGGTCAACAATAACCTGATAACGTCCCTGCAAAGAACCGATTTTCTCGATACCCATGTTGTACTGTTCGCTCTCGGCACTTGCATCTGTTACATGGAAGTATTCAAGGTCGTTCAATACAGCTGAAATCTCAGCAGATACAACAATGAAGCTTGCACCGCCACGGAGTGTTGACTTCTGAATCTGTGCTGAAATCATGTTAATCTTAGTCATAAGAGTCTGATTCCAGTCCTTCTGTGTATAAACAGTTGAAGGAGTACCGATTCTCTGCCATCCGTTGTAGTCCCAACGAGCCTTCCAAGGAGCAGACTTACGGATATCACGGAGAATTTCACGGTCAATCTCAGCAGCAATCTGCTCAGAGAGGATAGCAGTCAGCTCAGCCTCTGCGTCAATGTTATGGAATGCGGACACGTCTTGTGCCAACTCAGGAGACCATGTTGCACGGAGTTTTCTTTCCTCAACGGAAACTGTAACTGAAGTCAGCTGGAATGATACCTCACCCATCTCGGTTTCGAGTTCGAGAGAGTCATACTCAGCCCAAGCAACCTGGAAGTCAGTAGCAGGGTCAATAGTAGTATCGGGGTTCAGACCGATATAACCGTTGATTGTAGTACCCTGATTCTTGCAAGGCTTTGTAAGGTCGAGTTCGATATAGATATGTCCTTGTGGGTCACATGTAGGAGCATAGTCTACGAGACCTGTTGCATACTTCTGTGTAACAACACGGAACTGGATTGATTCACCCTTCTTGAATGTGGTATACTTACCGTCCTCACTGTCATCAGTGAAGTCCTTTGTAGTGATAACCTTCAGAGAAGCAAGGAATGATTCAGTGTCCATTTCATTACCGTCAGGGCCAATCAGATGACCTGCATTGAACTGGCTAAAGCCGCCAACCTTCAGCATAAGTGAGCTGATAGAACCGTCAAGTGGGCTAACCGGAATGTCAGCGGGGTCAACGTCCTCATAGTCACCGTTAGGAAGGATAGTAACAACTGAAGCACTGCCTACCTTGATAGTAACCTTACCCTTTGAATTATCGAAGAGGAAGTCATTGTAGAAGAGGTCATAGAGAGTCTTCTTCATGTACTTCGTTACTTCTGGAGTTGTGGTATCAGCATCAGTCTGTGTAGGCTGTACAACCTCGTCAGGAAGATAGTAACGGTTCTTTGAGTTCCATGTTCTCTCGTCGTTTGCATCGAAAGGTTCAGGATTACCGTCAGCGTCATAGAGGCGGTTCTTCTGTGTTCTCTTATAACCCATAAGACCTAGGTGGCGACCTGTATCACCGTCTGTAATCTGTGTATCGGAAGCAAAGTTCCAGTCACGCTCAGAAGTTACGGGCTTGATGAAGAACAGCTTACCGATAGGAAGGTTCATAGCCTGTACTGAAACGATATCGTTTGCAAGGAGCTTGCTGAATACACGGCGAATCAGTGGGAACACAACAGTTTCGAATGAACCGGAGTTATCTGATGCTGTAGCCTCATATATAAGGTGCTTAGCCTGATTCTCATAAAGTGTTGCAACAGTTTCCATAATATGACCTTCAAGACCGTTTACAAGTCCCAGTTTCTGCCATCTTTCCTGGATATCCTGTCTGATTTTCTTCTGTGCATTAAGTTCAATTGAGCCTACTGCACCGCTTGTAAGTAATTCACGCATATGTTTTAATACTTTCTTTATTTTTTATTTAATTTGTATTATATAATATCAGTCTTTACATTTTGTTAAGGCGTTCCATCAGGCTCAGTGTTGCTGACAGGTCTGCTGACTGGTACATTGTGGTTTCAACAAGTTTTGTCTTCTTTGATTCCGTCAGCTGTCCGTCAAGTTTGTTCTCACTTGTGTTGTTGACCTTGTTTGCTCTCTTAAGTTCCTCTGCAATTGTGTTGTAGAGTGCCTTGCCCTCATTTATTGTCTTAACATTGTCAAATCTTCGGATTATATCCTTCTTCTCGTCGATTGTGGTACTGTTTTCAGTTACAAGCTTGATAATGCTGCCAAGACTGCTGTTTACGACAATTGCCTCTTCAAGTTTATTCTTTATTGCCTCTGCAATACTTCTCAGTTCCTTGTTTTCCCTGAAGATTGAATTTGCCTTCTTCTTGATAATCTGAATGCTTTCATTAGTACCCTCTGAGTAACCTTCACCGGTACCTCTTACCTGTTTGCCCTCCTCATGCTGATTTCTTGCAAACTTACGGTGTTTGTTACTGTTGGAGTTTGTAATAGCAGTACCCCTTGCCTGTGCACTGTTTTCGGTTGAGGTATGGACTTCGTTGATTTCTTCCTCGTTACAGGTGCAATCTTCCTTTCCACAATTAGGACATACCTTGCCTTCTGTAAAAGGCTTACCGTCACCCTTGTTCTTACCCCAAGGTCTATCAGTACCGGTTGGAACACCTGCATCCATGGAATATGTTTCTTTACTGTCAGCAGGTTCGTGGTTATCAGGTGTTGTCATTGCAGTCTCCTTCTGATATTCAGTGGTATATCCAAGGTCTACTTCACCCTCATTAACCTTATTACCGGTTCTGATTCCGCATTCATCTGTCATATCATCAGTCTCAAGCTCAAATGTAACTTCGTCGTTATCTTCTGTACCGGATTCATCCTCAGACTCGATTGAACCGTCAATGTCAATGATATACTCCTTTTCAGTTTCGTCATCCGTCAAGGTAACACTACCGTTTCCGTTCTTGACAACTCTCACTCCGTCTTCGGGTTTCATAACCTTCAATACTTTGATAACGTCTTCCTTACCCATTCCAGTCAGGTCATACTCACCGTCTTCACCTTTGAAATCCTCAAGTCCGTCCCACATTTCCTCGCTTGCAGTATCATCATCAGTATCATCACTGCCTTCCGCGCCTGCAACGTCTTCAGTATCAGTATCACTGTCCGTATCAACTGTATCTGAATCAGTATCATCAGGATTTTCTACGTCACCGTCAGTAATTTCCTCAGTGTCGGTTTTCACCTCTTCCTCTTCAAAATCGTCGTTGGCTTCTGAAATCATGTTACGCAGCTGTTTGTTGATACTCTCCTCTACGATGTTCTGTAGGGTATTCTTCGTAGTATCTTCAAGCTTCTGTGTCAACTTATCCCTTTCCTCAACAAGATTCTTGATATATTCGCTTCTGATATTATTTGCCATTATGACTAAATTTATCCAATTATTTTAAATATAAATATATATAATTGTTTAAAAACACAAAAAAACGGGTCATTTTCATGGCCCGGAGGTATATTTTAGTTAAAAAAACTTAAAATTTTGATAAAATATCTGTTTATCTAGAAAACAATGAAACAATTATTGGTATAATAACTTTCAGTTAATTCATCTTTATATAACTGAACAACACCCCTGTATCTATTTGCAAGTTTCCTCAAAACCCTGTCAGCCCACCTCTTAAGCATTACTCTGTATTTTTCCCCGTTAAAATCATATTTGTTCATTTTAGGTATATCAGTATTGCCATAATCATTAAGTATTCTTGAGTTTGTATGAAATAATTCAATTTCAGTATACTTGTCTATAATATCATTAAACTCATCTTCTGTTTTTCTTAGATTTTGATAAGATACCGTCTCCTTGAACTTATCCTGTATATTATCATGAGTTGCCTTTAGCCCCTTTAGTTCATCCTTTATCTGTGCTGTAAATGAATTGCTTTCAGTATATATGGACAAGTATGCTATTGAACCTATTGCATTCAAGAGTTTGTCACGGGATATTCTTGTTTTATTGAAAAGGATTGTTTTCTTTGACGGTGTACTTTCTCTGTTGAATACACCCTTACCGCCACGTAGTAAATCACTGTAATCATCATACAGATGACCTATCTCATGTCCTATTGCCATATCCATCTTTCCTGTATTCAGCTCTTTTGTATATGATACCGGAAATGTAAAATCAAGAAATGCATTTTTCAGAAGATTATCTTCCAAAGTTTCATCTGAATTAGCAGAGCCATGATAATTCTCATTAGTGTCTATATCCTCATTATATAACAGTTTAAGTGTTACTGTTATATTCTTGAAATATTGATTAGCCCTCAAAACAGGATTGAATGTTCTTTCAACCTCATTGTTTTTCATCATTGAATGTACTTCTTCATTAATACAGAATTCTGCCTCTGCTTTCAGGTCATCCAAAAAATAAGGGTAATGCAAAGCCTCGTCAATTATTGACTTTCTTACACTACCACCGTTAAGATACGCATTATAAACTTCCTCTGTTATTTTCACCTTTCTTGCCATTTAGATAAATTTCGGACTGCATTATGTAGTAGATATATAGTTACTTTTTTTGAGAATCATATATCATATTAATGAAATCTGTGCAATCTTTTTCTATATCTTCAATAAAGAATACATTATCGTCAGTATATATTCCCTTATATTTCTCTTCATTTAATTTATTTTTGTATGATTTAGGGATTACATAAATTAATTTTGTACCATGTTCTTTGCATAACCTATTTTTAATAATGTCACGCTCAATGTTCTTTTTAAATGAAACTTCCCCACCCCATATTTCATACGGTTTGAAATGTTGGTCTCCCTGACATTCTATTGCTACATTAAGTTTTTCATCATAGGAATCTAATGTTAACATACAATTAGTTTTTGGATTTTTAAGCCAGTCATAATGCTTATTTCGCTCAAATGATGGGATTAAAAGTGAGATTTTCTCCTCAAGATGACTTTCATTACAGATAGGACAACCCTGTTCTCTGTTTATCAGTTTATTTAGAGTAATTTTAAATTCATGTCCGTGTTTGCATTTACATGTTAATTTTGTCTTAGAGTTTATGTACTCTGTATTGATATAAGGTAAAATATATTTATCCCCATGAATTTTTTCTACTTCTTCAAGTATTTTTTCAATAGGTTTTCTATTAGTTACACTTCTTCTATCATCATAACATTTTTGACAATTTGCCCCCTGTTTTAAACGATGGGGTGTTGTTTGATAAGTATAGTCATGTATTTTACATCTAACAGTAATAGGTGTATTTGTATTAACATATTCACTTAGCAGTTCCAGATTTGGATGAGTTATAGCAAGTTCAGCAGCGAAATCTTCTGTCGTTCGCTTTTTATGTGGTGGATTGCAATGTGAGCACCCATTGCCGGATAAATGCATAGAACCTGTTTGTTCGAATATTTTCCCACATTTGTTACATTTTATCTTTAATTTAGAACCGGTTTTTTTGAAACTACTTTCAATATATTCAAAGTTTTCACCATGTACTTTTCTTGCCTTTTTAACAAATTCTTCGAAAGTATCTGTTAATTTACTATTTGCACGTTTTCTTCCGCAAATGGGACAACCTGAATGCTGTACACTTATATGGTTTCTTGCAATTTGAACAAACGGGCCGTGTTCTTTGCAAATAATTGTGATTTTATCAGTTCCTTTAAATTCTTCGGGTAATTGACTGTAATCATAGTTATCACCATGTATCTCCCGTGCTCGTTTAATATAATCTTCTTTAAACATACTATTTTTTATCTGCAAATATGTTGCAGATTTACAATAAATAGTATAGGATTATGCTAAAGATTCAAAATCTTACCTAATTTTTTGATTTTTTCGTTTAAAAGTTCACCATTTTTAGATAAATCACCTTCTATAAAAGGCTTTAAGTCTTCAGGGTTAGTTTTAATATAAGCACCCGGTGTTGAATTTTCGATAACAACGTCCCAACAAATTAACTCATAATCGTCTGATACTAAGGTAGTTCCGAACTTTTGTTCAACACTTCCTACACCTCTCGAAGATACACCTATAAGAATGCCGTCAAGTATCATATTAGCAACCAAATCACCACTTGTTGAACAAATACCATATTTTTTATAACCGGGTGACAGATGAAGTTTCATTTCTCCTACAAGTGTATTCTTTTCCCACCTTAAATCCAAGATATTATGTGTTACATCATGACCGGATAAGCTCGATGAATTACCTGACCATAAACAATGTCCGTCATTGCACATTGTGTAAAAAGTATGGTTTTCAACCTCAACACAATATACACGTCCTTCATAGTCCTCTTCAGTAACTTCAGCATCTGTTAATGCATTAACAACAAATTCACTATCTTCTTCACCCTTCCATTCGCCGACTTTGAAAAAATATGAATGATTTTGGTCAGGTACATTACCGTCCAATATATCCTGTGCAGTATAAAATCCTTTCCATTTCTGGTTACGGTCTAATACAGGAAAACGATGATTAGGTGTTACCTTAATATCAATAAATCTACCCTTTAAATGGATGAGTTTTCCTTTATACGGTTCATCTATCTTACGTAAAACAGGTTTAATTTCGATTTTCTTATCTTCTGTAACCGTAAGTATATTCTCACCAACTTCAACATCACTTATATATTTCCAACCTTTTTCTGTAAATATTTGTGTATCTGCAAGTTGACAAGATGGATGGTCTAAGGCCCCGATTGCATTATGCATGGCAACTCTCGTCTCCAAATATTTCTGTACTTCCCTTCTCAGTACATCCTCAGGATAGATTCTTCCGTTTGCGTTTTTTATACCGTATTTCTGAAATACTGCCGACACTATAAAGTCATCAGGTATGACAAATTTATGGTTATTGTCAATATCCTCCTTAATCTGATTTATCATATCCGGTTTTCCTGTGATATGACCGTCATTCTCTATAAGCAGTCCGTAACCTGTCTGTCCCTTCTTAATTTCTACAAGCTGTTCCTTATTCTGTATCTTTTTCATTGAAAAAAATCTTTTTTAATAAATATGACTATATCCGTATAAATATATTACCGGACATCTATATTATTATCATTAAGAAGTGTTTTAAGGTCTGTATTGAAAATATGTGAAAGTTTCTGAATTTCATCCCTGTATTCCTCAAGTGGCTTCACTGTTTTTGGTTTTATGAATATATCATATCTTACACGGCTTTTCTTTCCGTATGATATACCGTTCTCACTTATTTCCAACGTACATATATGACGTTTGTCATAGTCAGTCAGATGTGCCATTGTCTTCTTCACATTATCCTCAAATACCTTTTTCAGTTTGGATATACTGTCTGAAAAATCCCTTTTCCTTACCTTCGGTGTTATCGTAGCACGTGACTTTATATAAATCACTTCCGGATTCTTCTTGTCCAAAGCACCGTATTTTGTCTTAAGACCGGTAGTTTCATCACTGATACTATACTCCTTTGCTGTTCTCTTAATCATTAAAAATTTAGAATATATTGCAAATATACTATTTTATTAATAAATTCCAAAAAAATACTAAAAAAAAATGAACCTTTAATTGTTAAAGGCTCATGATAATTCTGTTTAACATTGTCAACAGATTTATTTTCAGTATGTTGAACTTTCTGTTAATGGCTCGCTAATGGCTCTTTAGTAGAGTTGAGCATCGGTAGCAACAGCATTTTTAAGACATTCAATTGCTTGTAGTATGTTCTTCTTTACTGTAATATTCAGTTATTTAACAATAAATAACTTTAGAAGTTTATTTGTTACATGAAAAAGTAGTATATTTGCACGTGGTTTGGATAATTATGAACGATAAACTGTACTGTATATGGGGAAGAAACAGATAAGACTAACCGAAAATGAGCTGAAGGAAGTTGTAAAAGAGGCTGTTCAGAAAGTAATAGAAGGAATAGATATAGATACTGATTCTATTCCGCATACTGTTGGCTTTAATCCTAATCACCAAGAATATGTTGATACTAATGACCCTTGGAATCCATATCCAATTTACAATAATGTCAACGGCTATAAAGTTATTTCTGTATTCACAAGAAAGAAGACAAATGACAGATATGATTCAAACCCATTAATAAAGGCTTTAAAGGGACATAAAGATTGGGGGTTTAGAGATGAACATTATGATTTAATGGCGTTATTACGCAGATTTGTTGCTGTCACGAAAGAATTGAATGAGAATTTTGATGTGATAATCACAACACCATCTAATAATCAACTTAATAATAGGATTTTTGGTATAGTTGAAAGAATTATTCCACATGAGAAAGCAATAAAGGATTTCTTTAAAAAGTATGATGCAAATTATGTTCTTGACTATATGATAGATGATGACCTTATTGCCCAAATGACTAATACAGACGAAGAATTTAGGGATTGTAAGAAAGAAATAGAAAGGTCAATAATGAAAATGAACCGTAAAAACGATGGGGTTTTTTCATACAAATATATTGAAGAAAAATATAGACAATACGTAATTCAGTCAATGTACATCTCTGATGAAGTGAAAAGTAATTTGGAATTAGCCAATGACATTAACGGAAAGCGAGTACTTGTGCTTGATGATACAGTAACAAGTGGAAAGACTATTTCTGATTCAGCAGAAGCATTATTGGAAACGTTTGACCCAAAGGATATAACATTTCTTACTTTGTTTAGTCCATTAACAAATGAAAAATGAGCCACCAAACCAATGACTGCCCGTTAACGGCTCATTCAGACAAAAAAAACACCCCGAATAACGGAGTGTTTTATAAGAAAAAATTACATGTTCTTCCACCAACCTTTATATTTACCGGCTTTAAGGTTTGTTTTTATAATACCACCCATATTTTCCGGTTTATATTTATCAGCCATTCTTTCAATATCTTCCACTATCTTACTTGCATCTGTCTCATCATCTGTAATATATGACAGTTCACTTATAATCCAGTCTCTGTTACGTGTACTTTCACCTATACAGTTTCTTGCAAGTTCTATTGACAGTGATTCAACTGAATCGGTATCTGTTTTCTCAGATTCGGTAAGTGTATCTTTTATTTCCCTGAATTCTGCCGCGTCTGAAATAAACCTGTCTTCATCATATGTCTTCATGGCAACGTTTTCAACTATCTTCTCCAAATCCGTATAGTTTTCCTCATCACATTCATTCAGCCTTTCATTCAGTATCTTTATCGTATCATTCTTTGCTATGTCGAAATATGCTTCCTTTGAGGTTATTCCGTTAAGTTTCTCTACAAGCATCTTCTCTTCATCCGTAAGGTCTGATACATATTTCTCATTAACACTGTCAATACCTTCCCTAAGTACCTCATCGACTGAATTACTGTTTACCTCAGTGTATTTGCAGTTTTTATCTATATGCTCAGACAGGCATTTCTTTGCCTTTGCAAACTCGTTGGCATTATTGAGGTTCTTTCTGTTTAATGTGACAAACTCAACTGATTCCATGAGTTTCATGTCATCGTCTGAAATTTCAACCATTTCATCCAAACCGAGTTTACGGAATGTCCTTATCAGTTCCTCGTTGTTTCTTACGACATCTTCCTTTTTAAGCGGATGTATGACGGAAACAGCCTCGTTTACATAAGTTTCCGAATCACAGACTGAATCAGGATAGACAAGAGACTTGTAAATGTCGAATTCCGATTTAAGTACCTTGTTTTCCTTTATGAGATTCAGTATTTTTCCGAGTTTCACCTTACCGTTCTTTTCCTTGAAAAGCTTCGGTGCATTACTCTCGAATACTTTGTATATGATACCGAAGTTACGGTTTTCCCCATACAGCATTGTCATGCCCTGTTCCGAATCGACTTCTTTTTCTGCAAGGTCATACATGTCGTTTGCCATCTGTCTGTCCTTGTTTCCCCCTTCAATATCACCTTTCTCATATTTCTTCAAGGCACTTTGCATAAGAACACCGGCCTTGTGGTATGTATCGTTAAACTCACTCATCGTACAAAAATTATTTTATAATAAATATGTTATTTCTTAGCGTTAATTTCATCAAGCTGCTTAATCATCGAATTTAAATCCTCATTTATCAGGAAATTCTTCTGATATATCGGTACGTTCTCGTTTATACGGTTTGATATATCATATTTCTCCTTACGCTCCTTCAGTCTGTCACTGTATTTCTTTCCCTTTCTCGCTATATCCTTCTGCACCTCATGCTGTTCGTTAATCATCTTCTTGAACAGCCTTCCGAGATAATCTTCTCCCATAGGAGGTATAGGCTCGTTTCCTGCTTCAGGTGCTCCTCCCTGCTCAGGAGTCATTTCATCGGCTGCTGCATCCATGCCCATTTCACCTTCTGCACCCATTTCGTCACCGCCTTCGTCACCGAAGTCGAAATCACCGCCTCCTATAGTACCTCCACCGATACCGCCGGCTCCACCGCCCATACCGCCCTGACCGTCTTCACCGCCTACAGGCTCTTCCGAGTATTCAGCACCGGGTTCGCCGTATATATTGTCAACCTTATCGAATATATTAGTACGCTTGATAATCTGTGCGGTTTTCTCCAACTCTGCCGCAAGTGCCTTTTCAAGTCTGATTTCCTGCAAGTTTTCCTCAATTTCCTTATCAGACCAACCGAGAATCTGCTTACATGCCCTCGTCCATGACATAAGCTGTATTCCGTTACCGGCATCAGAAATAGCATCCTTTGCTGTTGTTATTTTCTTTGCCATGTTTTCCAGCTCAAGCATTTCAGCCTGTGAAGAAGGATTATTCATGGTAAGAGTGAAATTCGTAAGTTCATCTTCAAATCCTAAAAGATAAAGGTGTATGATACAGATTTTATTCAGTTCCATTAACAACGACTGCTGTATTCTGTTTACTGTACGCATGAATCTTACGTCAAGTAACGAAAGGTTCTTACCGTCACCGGTGGTTTCCTCGAAATTCAGATATGATTTGGGTATTCTCAGTGCTGTACATACTTTATTCTGTATGAATTTTATGTCATCCATCGCAGTCATGTTCTGTGCTCCCTGCAACGTATCTATAGGGTTGCTTGCATTATCATCACGTACAGGTATGAAGAAATCCTCAGATACATTAAGTATGTTTTTCTTCAAGTCCAACTGTCCTGTCAGAGGGTCTATAATAGGTGTACGTTTGAAGTTGTTTGCAATGTCCTCAACATAAGCAGGAACATCCTTATCATCAATCGTACCTACGTTTATCTTGAATACACGTCTTTCAATTGAACGTTCCATTCTGTATATAAGCATCATGTCCTCCATCATGGACAACATACGCCAGTGCCTTCTTGCCTTCTGTAGAAAACTCGTACCGTATGGCAGGAATATCGAATCATAAAGCAGTCTGAAATGTGCTATCTGCCAGTTTCTGTAAGGCGTGAATTCAGTCTGACCTACCCAAACAAATTTAGTGGAATCCGTCTGATTAAGGTCTATATTATTCAGATTAACATAAGCATTTGCATATGGATTTTCCATACCGTTTTCATACCTCTCCAACTCATAAACCGGTAACTGTCTCCAATTCACAACACCGTTTTCCTCATTTATCTCAAGAAGCATGAACGTGTTACCGTACTTAGCCATACTTCTGCATACCATAGGAAGCATAATATTAATCTGCAAGCGGTTTACAAGCAAATCCTGTAAAATTGATTTTACACGTTCGGATTTGGAAGTCACGTTAACCATAAACTCCTTCACGAAACATGCCTCCTCAGATACTATATCAAGCGCAGTACCGATTTCAGGGAAACAGTCCATCAGGTCTGCATCACGGTACATCATCTTTACTTCATTCAGTCCGGCAAGTGACTTGTTGGTAAGGTCATAGTTCGCCTTCTTCCACTGCTTAGCAAGCAAATGCTGCTGCCTGAGTTCCTTTAACTTACTGTCATACTCTTCCTTGTTATTAGTACGGAATAATATATCAGAATCGTTTATACCGTAGGAATTTACCTTTTTAACAGCACCCTGTATATTATTACTGTTTGAAAGTATATTAGTAAGCCTCTGAAATATTGTTGGTTTTGTTGGCATTGTAGTTCTATCCTATTTATAATAAATATAGGGAATAAATGAATCATTGTCAACAAAAAAAAATACACTCGGAAACGGGTGTATTAAATATATATGTTTTTAAAGTCTACTGGACTTGTTCGTAAATGGTCTGCTCAATTAAACCTATATGTAATCTTCTATCCATTGTTCTACCTCAAAATCATTAGTATCAATATAATCATATGGGTTAATTCCGCGTTGTTCGCAATAATCGATAAATTCATCAAATGGTAATTTGTCTTGCATCATCTCAATAGCCGCACGTGATGGGTTATTGCTATAATTGGTTGTATTAAACACACCATTTATTCTAATGCTATTAGAGCCTTTATTGTTATTACGTGTAAATGGAGTGTCTTCTATGCCTCCAACTGATATTAAATGGTTATTGGCTTCAGATAATATCATATTTACTGATTCTTTCACAATTCTGTGAAGGTCTGATTCTGTTAATCTTATTCTATTCTTCATTATTATATTCTTATTGTATTTAATAATAAATAGTTGAATAAAAAAAAAACAAGCGAACCGGATGGATTCGCTCATATATGTTTTTAAAGTCTATCGGCTTAGTACACAAATGGTCTGAGATTAGAGTTGGTTTAATTGCGGTTTAATACTCATCCTCATCATAGTCGTTAGTTGGGATGACATCTGCTGCATACTGCATATACTCACCTCTTTTAAGATTTATGACTAATTCATAAAAATTGCTTGAATTAGAGATTGCATCATCCAATAGTCCCATTATATCAGTGTCATTTAATAATATTTCCTCTGCTTCCCCCCAATGAACACCGCCTTCTGCCCAATATCCGTGATTCCATTCAGCATTGCCACCGGTTAGCCAATATAGTGCATTTGCCTTATCATCTTCGGTAGTCGGAACAACCGGTAATTGTGTCAATTCTGAGTTTTTCATTTGTTCAAGAAATCCCTTATTTGCAGAAGCACATACAGCAGCAGCCTCTAATTGTGATTTTGTATCAAAGTCCCATCCTTTTGGACTAAATTCATAACTTGTCGGCATATCACCTTCCATTCTAACTGTAAAGATGGCAGAACCACCATAATACCCACCACCATTTCCAACATAAATATCCTCAGTTAGACGTTGTTTTTTGTCAATAGTTCTATGTGCTGATTCCCTCAATACTCTTTTCACAGACTCTTTCACAATTCTATGAAGGTCACTCTCTGTTATTCTTATTCTATTCTTCATATTCTATTCTTATTTGTATTTAATAATAAATAGTTGCATAAAAACAAAAAAAATCCCATCAGCATATTGAATATGTACCGATGGGATGTCTATACCGTCAATTTCCTATAATCACAATTTCTTCCGGTTTATATGCCGATGTTATCTGTCCTTCCACATTAGCATCATATTCCGTTACTACTGTAGACCTCTTTATGTCAGTCCATGCCTCGTCAATTACAGTACAGTAACTGTGTACCTCTACAGTAAGTCCGTCACCGTACTTTGCCTTAAGTGTATTAATGAATTCCTCATCAATTCCGTTTATGGTTATTGTTATACCCTTATCGTTATGTTCAATTACGGGAATTACCTCATACTGTTTGTAATAATAGGAATAAACCCTGATATCGAAATCATCCTGTTCTACAATGTATTCATAATCCAAAGGTATGTTAACCTTAATGGAACCGGCATATTCCCTGATATGAATTGAAGTTTTTATTTCATTCCAGTCCTTATGCTCCTGCAAGTGTATGTCAACCTCAATGTTATCCTTTACCTTTGTAGGGTCATTGTCACTCTCCTCAAACTGATATTCCTTGACATCCTTTTCAATTTCTTCATTTATACCCGGTATATCTACAACACTTTTAACGGTATCATGTGTAAGTACACCGTTAACGTGCCATCCGTTCTTCATACCGACTTCCTTTACAACATACCATATAATCTTAAGTGGCTCAGAAGAAGATAATACCTCATCCAACATAGCCCTCTCCTTTGCATTAGTACTGTTATCCCTAAGAAGTGTAAGGACTTCACGCATATCAGGTTTCTCAATTATAGCGGATTCCGTAACAATTCCATCTGAATCGAATACATAACGGAACATACCTGTATTCTCACCCGTTGCCTTGTCAACCTTATAGTAGTCAAAGCCCCTGTCATCGTAATGGCCGTAAGGATAGTCAATAGTAACCTTACCGAGATTAGGCCCTGAGAAACCGCCCCAGTATTTATTTGAAGGCTGATTTATCACACCGGGTATCTTACCGTCAATTCTGATTGAAAACCTTGCGGCTTCCCAACCTTCCTCAGCATTTACCTTCGGCCATGCATCACCATATCCGTGACTTCTTGTCTCAAAGTCACCCAACAGGCTGCCTTGTACAAATACATCCGTTGAAGGAAGGTTCTCCCTTACGTTAACAGGCTCGACATAACTTCCACCGCAAGATACCAGTGAAATCAGCATTATAAACAAAAATAAAAATTTCTTCATCGTTTTTTAAAAGTTTAATTATAAATATAACAGTTAATTCCTAAGTATCAGAATTTTCTCGCAACAATATTACACTGTTCCTTTAATTCTCTTTATATGTCTGACTGCAAAGATACTCCTTTTCAGGCAATTTACAAAATAAAAACTGTTAATGTCTCTTAAAACCGCCTAAAAGAAGCATGGCATTGAATCTCGCCCTTTCCCTTTTCTCAATCTGCGAATTACTGTAAAAAGGCATTTTCCTTGGGGAAGATATAATCATCCTGTTTTCAAGTTTTGATGAACGGAAATCCGAATTATTAGCATTATTCACATACCATGACTTGACAATCTGAGAATCCTTTGCTTTTTTTCTTTCATTTCTTAGCATATAGAATACAGCAACGAACAAGCCCATTGCGAGACAGGTAAGCAGGTCATCACACATACCATCCTGATGGTCTGGTCGGCCATTCTTGAATATCCATGTTTCCAATTCACTGATAACCCTCATACTCCTTACCCTGAATGAATCATTTTTAAGCATTTCAACAAAATTTGAAATCATCTGTATTCTTAATCCGTTACTTCTGAATCCCGGTAATGCTTCACCCGCCTTTTTATTGAATTTAGATGCTGTAATGGCTGAAGTGTAGTTTTTAAGGGTACTTTCATCATAATACAAATTAGGATAACCAAGATTCATAAGGGTTAATACAACTGCATCACCGTAACCGCCCAAAGCTTCGACAACAGCTAATGCATTATTATAAACCCTTCCATATCTGTTTACCAACTCACCGACTTCCTCACCGTTTATTTTACCGTTATACTCAAGTACCTGTTCAAAGAACGGTGTACCGTTTTCATCTACTGCATCAACATCAATTACCTCAATTGCAGTAAAGTCAGTACCGGAACCACTGGAAGGGTCTACTGAACATATGTACCTATGCCCCGGAATCGGGTCTTTCCAAATCCAAGTATCACTTATCAACTGGTCTCTTAGTGGCCAGTCAGGTGTAATGGGAATAACATTCTGCTTCTGATGCATTTCTATTACTTCAGGTGCAACAACATTATCAGAAGAACCGAGGAATGAAACCAACAACTCCTGTGCAATTTTCTGCTGGTCATTATTAAATGACTTGCACATGTTTTCAAACCAAGGAGAAGTCGGTGTCCATCCGTCCCTCTCAAGATTCCTCCAACGCTCTTCATTGTATTCTATATTACCCTTTCTGTCAATAACAGGGTCTTCATCCCATTTTATATCACCGGTTTTTTCATCCTTCTTGTACCATCTAAGATTTCTGTTATAACGGGGGTCTTGAAACCATTTGAATTCAACTGCATGGAAATTGTTTTCTCCCCTGACTGCCTGACTATATGTTTTATAGTACAACTGGTCTTTACCGTTTGGTGTAGAGACCATCAGACATTTAGGATTTGAAACTGTACTTTGTGCTGCAACTGCTGCTGTATAAGATGCCATGGCATCTGATAAAATGTACGCGCATTCGTCGATTATCAAAATAGAGACTGCACTAATTCCTCTTGCTGCGTGCGGTGTTGAGGCACGTGCATAAATCTTACAACCATTAAATAATTCTATATAATTCTTATTTCGTTTTACATAAATCGACTTTGTATTCTTTGGACTGTCCGGGTCAGGTGAATAATAGTCACCACCCCACATCCATCTTGGTACTTGGTCAAGGAAATTTACAATTTTATTAGTTAATTCGACTGCTTGCTCAAGTTTATTTGCAATACACAAAATTATTTCAGGTGATTTTTTACTGGCAAATGTACACTGACCACATGACCATGCTGCTGATATTGTTGATACGCCACTCTGTCTATGTTTTACTGCAACGGTATTTGAATTTTCAGCACAGCTTTTTAAGAATTCCTTTTGCCTTGGGAATAAGATAAACGGAACTTCACTACGTTCCATTGCGTTGAACGTATAAAGATAATTCTCTATGAAGTATATTCTCGTTTTATCATTATAACATTTTAGATATTCACTCTGTTTACTCATACAAAAAAATAAGTACTATTATTATGAAATTAACATAAATAGTACTTATTTTTCAAGTGTTACCCAAAAAGTTATTTTTTTGGTTTTTGATTTGTCGGTTGTTTAATGCGGGTTAACCATGTTATTTCAGAAATCCAACCTTTTCTACAGGCTGCTGTATAAGCCCCGTTTGCTTTTTTGGCAAACTCGTTAATGGTGGTAAATTCACGTGATTTCTCAAAAACTTTTTCTTTTGTCCAAGTTCCGCTTGGCATGGTTTTATACTTAAGCCATGTCAGTTCTTTCATTAAACCCTTTTTAGTCGCTTGGCTATATGCTTCTTTTTCATATTTTCTGAAATCTGTTACGTATTCGTAGTTTTTGGCTATTTCCATAATACGCTCTTTTGACCAATACCCAAATTCCTTCTGTCTCTTCTCTAACCATGTAAAGTCATTAATCCATTTGTGCCTAATTGCAGCACTATATGCAAGGGGTTCATTCTTTCTAAAATCCCAATTAGTTGTGTAATTTCTGGCCAACTCCTCAACCATTTCCTTTGTCCAATTAATAGCCTTTTTATCTAATCGCTTTAATCTATCCATCCATCCATTTCTAATTGCTGCTTCATAAGCTCCTGGTTCATTTTTACGAAATTCACAATAGTCATCATATTTGTCTAAAATTTCTTTAAACATTTCATATGTCCAAACTTTATGGGCACGTTTTAACCATGTATAATCTTTAAGCCAACCCATTAGTTTTGACCTAGCATAACAAGATTGTTCATTTTCACGAAAATCTTTAATAGTTTTATACTTTTTTGCAATTTCCATTGCCTTTTCCTCTGTATAAATTACCCTTCCACCGCCAAATGAGCCACAATATATTCCGGTACAACCTTTATTAAGTGTCTGATAACCTTTCTCCTGAAATTCCTTAAGATAATAATCTTCATAATATCTACTTTCTTCGGGTGTAAGGTTATCCTTTAAAACAATCGGCTCAGGTATTTCCTTACCAACCTCAGTAAAAAACTTGAACACACTACCGCATTTCTTATGTCTCAAATGTCTTGTGTGTAGATTGATTGTCAAACCGATATAAGCAACATTTAATTCATCATCCTTATAAACATAAACACAATGCATCTTCTTAAATAATGCCATTTCCTCAATTGCCTTCGGAACAAACCAATCCATTTCCTTCATCCAATCACGTCTGACAGCGGCCATATAAGCATCATGTCTACTATATCTGAAATCTTGTTTGGTTTTAAATTGTTTAGCAACTTCAAAACACTTTTCTTTAGTCCATTTACACTCAGGACTTTTGCGTTTCGGAATCCAAGTATAATCATCCAACCAACCATTTTTAACTGCAACACCATATGCAGAGCCACTTTCTTTTTCAAACTCAACACGTGATTTATACTTCTTAGCTTCCTCATAACAATGCTCATAAGTCCAGTAGCCACTTGGTTTTGATTTACGTTCCAACCATGTATATTCATCAACCCATCCGTTTTTTCTTGCAACGTCTAATGCCTTTGGATATGCATTTGCAAAATCCGTATAAATAGTAAACTGTTTTGCTGCTTCCATACACGTTTCATAACACCATTTCTTATTATGTGATTCCGGCGTTTTCATCCATGTATAGTCATTAAGCCAATTATTTCTTAAAGCAGCTTTATATGCACCCCTTGTACCCCTTTGAAAATCGACTTTACACTTGTATTTCTTTGCTTCTTCATAGGTACGTTCATAAGTCCAATAATTAACAGGTGTACAGAGTTGTTTAAACCATGTAAATTCTTTTACCCAATCCCACCTTAAAGCAGCTGAATAAGCAGAAGGTTCATTATCCCTAAAATCTTTGTTTGTTTCGTATTTTCTTGCTACCTCATAGCATTTTTCGTAAGTCCATTTAATTACTCCCATATCTTTTAATTTATTAAATTTTTCATTTATAAATATTTTTAATACTGCAAATATACCACATTTATTACTAATAACCAAATAAAAAGCATTAAAATTTCTTAAAAAGGTGTTAACTGTATATTATTAACTGTTAATACTCTTTGCAAATGACGGTAAAAAAAGTATATTTACAGAAAATAAGCATTTTCACGGAAATTCTTTATGCCTAAATTTATAAGTGAATGGAAAAGTGTACTTAACACCATATAAACAAAGAAGCGGGCTTAAGTCAGCCCGCCTTATGTTGTTTAATCCGGAAAAGGAACTGTTCCGAAATATTTTCCGCATTCCTTGTTTGAGCATTTAAAAATCGGTTCTCCCTGTATATAGACACCTACTTTTGCACCGCATTTGTCACAGAATTCCGGAACTGTTTTACCTTCGTCATTTTTTCTGACTTTCTTCTTCTTTTTCTGCTTTTTTGATTCGTGCAGGTCAGAATCGGCTATAAGTTCCTCGCTTGTATAATATCCGTCTTCAATCTGATGTCCGTCCTTACCCCTTTCAATGAAGTCATCAAAGTCATCACGTTCTTTCTCGTACATGATTTTCCTTATTATATTGTCGAGTATTCTCTTTCCCCTCTTCGTCTTTCCGAAAATCTCCCCAAGGCAGTCATTGAACTTATCGCACGGGAGTTCTGACAGCGTCATGAGGAAAAAATTAGGTTCAATGACATCCATATCCTCAATCTGTTCTGCTATTATCTCCCACAATACATAGCCGAGTCTCATATCCCACAGTTCAGCAAGTCTGAAATCGGATTTTTTTATCACATATTCTGCCTTTTCCCTTTTTTCGGGTAAACCGTGTGATATGGCAAGTTCAAGAACACCTTTTATGGTTTCATTCAGAAGTACGGGAAATATAAGTCCTTCGGATTTTATTACCGGCATTGCATGCAGAGAGCCTATTTCAACGTCAACCTTTCCACCGTCTGTTATATTATCATTATCCTCCTTATTCAGTGTGTCCTTTTCCAAATATATAAGGATTTCGTTATATCTTACTATTTTCTTATACAGTGAAGGCAGTTCATCATCTATTTCAAACAAATCCCTTATATAATATGATATATTATCGGAATAGTACATTGCAGCACCGGTTACAAGTGCATTAAGCATTCTTCTCTTGTATATTTCCTTTGACAGCAGGTTCATGTCCTTTATACTGTCAAAACTGAAATCAGGTGTCTTTTCGGGAAGCATTCTCTGATTGTCGGTGTTTACGCTGTCAACAAGGTTTGCCTCTATCTTGACCGTATCTTCCGGAATACTGAAAAGTTCACTTACTATGCTGATACACAACTGTTCCAAGGCATCAGAACTTTTTCTTTCTATTTTCTTGCACTTGACTATAAGCCTTCCAAGTTCGTTCTTAAGTTGTTCAACGTCCGTTATTTCCATATTTTCCGTAAGTTCGGTAAATCTGTCCGCAACGGCATTTACGATAAACTTCTCTTCTTCCTCAGGCGGGAATGCAGGATGTTTTCCCAAGGAAGTTCTGTCGTTTTCAAGTGAATCAAGTATGTATTCAGGTATTTTCAACATATTAGTAAACGTGCATATTAAAAAATCTCAATGTACCTTGTTCAGGATAATATACATTCGGGAAAATTTCAAGTTTATTAACCCCGTCACTGAATTCATGACATTCGTTTTCATCATTACTTCCGACATATTTCATTCCGAATTTACTGTTAAGCATATCACATAAATCTGCGAAAGAAAATGTTGTTTTTCTTGGGTCTCCGCCTGTCATCTCCTTTAAGGCATTCCATATAGTGTATTCAAGTTCCTCTTTTTCCTCTGCCTCTGCTGCTGCATTCAGTTCGTCATCATCAGTAATACCTAAAATATTTCTTTTCTGCCTATTCGTCAAATCTTCGTTTATTTTTTTCGTGAAGCCGCTTACAGAATACAGTTTCGAGTTCTCCTTGAAATGTTTCAGCCTGTTCTCAATCAGTTCTCTTTTTGTTATTACCCTACTCTCGTTGGTCTTTGGGGGTATTTTAAATGTTACCTTATTAGGGTCTGCACCGGCGTTTACAGCCTGTTGTTTTGCCTTTTCAAGAGCCTTTACATCATCACCACCGGTTGCATTACTGTCTACGTCAATAACAAGTCCTTCCTTTAATGCATACTGTCTCTGCTCCTCTGTTATCTTGATTTTTCTCATTCCTTAAGCACTGTATTTCTTTATAATTATAAATAGTCCAAAGCCGTTATTAAGTCAACAAAAAAATAGGAACTTCCTTATAATGATAAAGAGCAGCCTTATTTGACTGCTCTCATGGTTAGTACTAATAATCATCCCTGCCTCTTTTCGGAGGAATGTATGAAAAAATCTTATTTATCTTTGAATTCAGGTGAAACAAACGGTTTTCTCTTATATGAGAATTTTCCTTTTATCTCATTATATCCTTCATCTTCATCATCATTGTTTCCATTCATTACCTGATTGAAAATCTCGTCTATCTTCTTTCTTCTTTCCCTTGAAAAACTTTCTCCCATATTATCAGGCGGCATCTGACCTCCGTTTTCATCATCTTGCGGCACATCATTCTGCTCCATATCCCCTTGCGGCATATCACCTTCATCATCGGAATTTATCTTATTCAGTATGTCGTTCCTGTCTTCCAAAGAAAGTCCTTCCACTGCCTGTTTCACTATCATACCGGCCACGTATTTATCCAAATCAGCATCAGGTTGAGGTAAGTTCTCGTTATACGAACGTAATGACTGACTTAATTTGCCTGTCAGCTGTTGGATATACTTCTTAGGGTCTGTTTCCTCGTCAGCCTCAACACCTGCGTCGAAATCCGTATCATACGGATTACCTCCGTCACCCATCATAGGGCCGTTATCCATAGGCGGCATGTCATTCATTCCGTCAGCGGGAACAGGAGGTTCTGCCATAGGTTCAGCCGGCATTTCCGGCTGATTTGGCACTTTTAACACCTTACGTTCACTCAGACTTTTTTTTTACTGCTTTCAATACGTTTCATAACCATGTCGGTAAGTTTGTCGATAACTTCCTCCGTATAAGGTGCTGAACTTCCTATCTGCATACCGAACGGTTTGTCACCCTTTGCCGAATCGTCGTTCCAGTCTCTTCCGAACTTGTCAATCTCAACATTAGGGGGTGTTGTCATAGGCTTCTTACGGTAAGCAGGATGTTTTCCGAAATCATTCAGAACTGCCTCAGTAACCTGATTCACTACACGGTTTACGCATTCATAGGGATTCTCATCCTCCAACTCATAGATATCCTCATCATCCCCGTCATCTTCAATACCGATTTCAAATTCATCTTCACCGTCATTATCCCATTCATTGAAATCTTCCTCGAATGTTCCGTCGTTATCCTCTACTTCGGGGAATGGAACATCATCCTCTTCCATACCGGCCACGTCATCAACGTCAACGACCTCCTCGTTTACCTTTTCGGTAAATGGCTGTCCGTCACCCTTGTCACCTGTTCCGGGTTCAGGAGAATTCTGATTGTCCGTATTGTGTACTACGGGTGCTTCCTCATGAATAGGTTCGGCACTTGATTCACCCTGATTACTCTGTCCGTCTGGAACTTCCTCAGTATAAGGTGCTGAACTTCCTATTTCAGTACCGTTTGACTTATCCATGAAGTCCTTTGACTTGTTCCATGCAAGAACCTGTTCCTCTGTAAGGATTACCGTGCGTCCTTCCTTACCCTCTGCTCTTACAACCTTGCCTCCGCTTGGTTTCTGTCCTGCAACACCTGTCTCAACATACTGTGGTTTCTCTGTATATACGTCACCGTCACCGCCTTGTGGCTTCTTGTCCGACTGCATATCCTTGCTTGATACAGTACCGTCCTGATTGAACGGTGCGCCTGCCTTTTCAGGATTTGTCTGTGTAGCCTTCAAGTCCTTGTCGAGTTTTGCTGTTGCCGGTTCAGTGAACGGGCCGTTAACTTTCTTGTCTGAAGGGTTCTTTGCAGGAGCCTCCGGAAGTTCATGGTTCATAGTGAAACCGCCGTCCTTTCCTTCCATGATGCAGTCCACGTTGTTTACGATTTCGGCATATCTGTCAAGTTCGGCTCTCATTTCCCTTGTTTCATTAATCTGCCATTCTGAGGTTTCGGTTTTGCAGCCTTCAACCATTACGGGCTTCTTTACGGCACATGCCTCGTTTACCGACATAAGTTTAAGTTCAAGCTGCTTTGAGGCAATAGGATATGTAAGATATTCGTACTGTTTCTTGTTCATGAAACCGCCGATATAGTCAAAATCCTCTGCAAGTACTTTCGTGTCCTTCTTAGGTGCACATTTGATATAGAATTTCTTACCCTCGCGGATAATTCCGTAGGTCTTACCGTCAGCACCTTCAGTCTTATATTCAACTACTGACTGTGAATCCCTTGCAGATGACTCGTTAATGCCATATGACATAAGGGTCTTCATTCTGTCAAGTTGCTGGTCATAGATATTACTCATGTTATTTCAAAAATCTAATAAGCTTATTTTAATATAAATAGTTCCCATTTCCGATAAACTACTTTATCGTATTCATTTTATTGTAAGTGTTGTTTATTATGTCCCATATCTTGTCAAGATAACCCATTCTTCTGAGAAGTTTGTATATGATGTTTCCGCTTGACATTTCACCGCTTCTTGAAAGTCCCTCCTTACGGATGTTCTTGAGACGTTTGAAGATACCCATTATTCTGTCACTGAGTTTTTCGAGTGCCGAATTACCCCTTGTCTTGTGTATCTTCCTTTCGATGTCGTCGATTTCCGTCATTATCTTCGCGGAAAACTCCTTTATGTACTTCTCGTTGAGTTTTGCATCATCAAAGTTCGACGGTTCCTTTATCCACTTATTCTTTTTCAGTGAATATACACCTGATGATACTCCCGGTTCATCTGCATCTTCTACGCTTATCTCTACCGGATAACCGTAAATCTTAAGTTTCTCATGCGTCTGATTCCAAATCTCCTTCTTTGACTTGAAATAATCGTCTATGAATTCGGTTTTCCTGTATATTTCCTTGAAACTGACAACTATATGTATGTCAATATCAGAATAGCGTGACCAGTTGTAGTTGGCAAGTGACCCCGTGAATACGATATCCTTTTCCTTGAAATCAGGCACTGACAGCTCATCTATGAAATCCTCTGCTATGTCAAGAAGTTTTTCCCTTACCCTTGAATTGAGTCTGTTATTAATCCAGAAATGCTCATTCAGTTCTTCCTTTACCTTGAATGAAGAGAGGCTTACGTCATCAGCATCCACCTCGGTAATATACTGCCTTGACTCTATTATACCCTCTTTCCTTAATACTTCTTCACCAAACAGCTGTCTTATCAGATACATTACTACCGGATAGTCTACACTGAACATATATTCATTGAACTCACGGTTGATTTTATCAAGTTTCTCAATCCAAAGGAATATGTCCCCGTTACATCTTTCAAACAGGTTTCTGAATTTCTCCTCATCCCAACCGCCTATCTTCTCTATTCTCAGATTATAGTCCTGTACTGGTATTTCATTTGTTTCGGAAATAACTTCGGTATTGTTCATAAACTTGAACTTATATTCCTCAAAGTCGCTCTTAGGTACTTCTATTGAGAAAACCGTACCCTGACCGAAATTATTCGTAAGTTTTGTACTGAACCAGTTAACACCGTATGTTTCGCTTCTCTTACCGCTTCTCATGGCAGATATGACACCGTCCTCTATAATGTCATTAAGTGCCATTACATCAGTACCGTGATACAGTCTTATTGTTTCGGGTAACTCATCATAAAATGAAGGCTTCCATTCATTAATATGCATTTTATGTTCATTTACACTTTTCTTGATTATTTTAACTGAAGAAGCATTGAAAATAACATAGTTATTACCCTCTTCACCGTCAAAGCCGTATACAGTGCCTATAGGATATACGACACCTTCAATACCGCACATATTATACAGAAACAGCGAAGCCGACTTAGGCGTACCCAACAGACTGACCAACATACCGTACAGTTCCTCTCCGCTGCCAGTTGAGTTGTACAGTGTATCTTCATATCCCTCAAGTTCAGGATATCTTACGGCAAGTCTGCTGAAACCTGACATTACATTATTTATTATATCTTCCGATAATGTACCGAACCATGGAATGTAGTTAGTACCGTTGTTATCAGGTATGTCAACCTCATATACATAGGAATCAGCCTCAAAGTAATCAGGTTCCAAGTCTGACAGTGTACTGAAGAACCGTGTTATCTCCTCACTGTGTTCCGGATATTTTGAAACGAACTTCTCGGATTCATCCTCTATAACCTTATTATTAATCGTTTTTGTCACATACATAACCATACGCAGGCTGTGAACAATGTCATTGACGATGTTGGTATCTTCTATTGTGTCTTCGGCTATTTCCGTGAGTTTTTCGGCTGTTATCCTGTCATGGTTTTTCGTATATGTGCCTGTATTTGATTCCTTGTCACGTTCGGCATATTCTCCGGCGATATCAGGATTGTCGGTAATATAGGTTCCCCATCCGAACGACTGTGAACCGTCACCCGTATTGAGGTATTTCTTATGATTGAATCTCTCAAAATCATGTGAAGTACCGTGATAACCGTTAATTTCTGATAAAATACTATATGCCGGCATGCTTAAATGTTAAAAATACAAAATTTTATAAAAATAAATATAGGGAAATTTGGTGTTTAGGAAAACATTTCGTACCTTTGCAGTCGAAAATCAAACAAAAAACTTTTTTACTAATGGCAAAAACAAAAAAAGAACAACAGGAAGAACTTACTCAGGAAGAAATCAACGAGATTAAGGCTCAGATGAGGGAGATTATGGACAAGGTAACACCGAAGTATCTGTATGACTACCTTAATCAGTATGTAATCGGACAGGAGGAGGCGAAGAAGTACATTTCAGTTGCAGTGTACAACCACTACAAGCGTTTCATGGACAATATCTACGGATATACCAGAAATGATGAAAACAACCCTTATGAAGGAGTTGAAATCGAAAAAACAAACTGTATCATAATGGGGAATACAGGAAGTGGAAAAACCTATATGCTAAGGCTGTTGGCCAAACATTTGAATATACCTTTCTATATACAGGATGCAACATCATTAAGTTCTGCCGGATATGTCGGTGATGATGTTGAAAACGCTGTTCTCGGTGCGTTGAGAAATGCCAACTTCAACATTCAGGCAACGCAGCATGCAATTATCGTATTCGATGAATTTGACAAGATAACGAGGAAGTCCGAAAATCCTTCAATTACAAGGGATGTCGGTGGAGAAGGTGTACAGCAGTCATTACTTAAACTTGTAGAAGGAAGCATTGTTAACGTACCGCCAAACGGAGGAAGAAAACATCCTGAACAGGAATGTATTCCGGTTGATACTACTAATATCCTTTTCTTCGGTATCGGTGCTTTTGACGGCATTGAAAGAATTATCGAAAAGCGCAAGAACAAGAAAAGAATCGGTTTCAATACTGTTTCAACTGAAGATAAAACCAACACAGAGGAAGAGGACTTGCTTGCTGAGGTAACTTCAGATGACCTTAAGAAATTCGGATTCATTCCTGAACTTATAGGAAGATTCCCTCTCGTTACACATGTAAAGCATCTTACTGAGGAACAGCTGTATCAGATTCTTACAGATACGAAGAATTCAATTATCAAACAATACAAGAAACTATTTTGGATTGACAACATTGAAATTGAATTCGAGGAGGGTGCATTAAGGGCTATTGCCAAAGAAGCATACAAGGCAAAAACAGGTGCAAGAAGCCTTCGCGGTGTTATTGACAAACTCCTTGCCGACATTATGTTTGAATACGGAGGCTACCAGAAGGAAAGGGTTAAACTTACCGTAACAGAGGAAATGTTCAAAAACTATAGCAAAAAATTAACTGAGGCTGCCTGATACGCTTAAAAGAAAGTACCCCCTAAACTACAACGTACAAGGCATATATTCTTAGCACATCTGTGACGTTAGGAAGGAGGTACTTTTTTATAATATAATTATCATTGTTCAGTACAGGATTAAACAAAGAGTTAGCTAACATTTAATATTTTTTCAATTTTCGCAAAAAAATGAACCAGACACTTAATATCAATTCGGAAATTACGTCAGGTAAATACAAAGGTAAAACAGTAGGTGACTTAGTGACAGACAAGAAGATTATCTTCGCACTTATTAAACAGGGTGTTATATTTGATGATGAAGTACTGTCAAAAGCAGGTATCAAAAAGATTATAAGGGATGTAAAAGTAGAACAGATACTCGTTGACCACGAAAAGGATAATAAAGTATATCAGAAGGAAACAACAAGTCTGTCGAAAATCCTAAAGGAAATCAATACCATAGAGAATGTAACTGCCGAAAACGAGGAAACCAAAAAACAGGAGGAAGAGAAAAACAACATATACGAAAATATTGAGGAATAAAACAAAAAAGTGAATCTAATTTAATAAACTTTACTGGAGAATTCCCCTAAATCTTCAGTTTAGGGGATGAATCCACATCTACTATTGATTTAAAAAACCATTTCACTCTATATTTATAATATATAACCTCTGTTACGTTTTACGATGCAAATGTACTACGTTTCAGAGACATAAACAAATTTTGCGTTAAATTCCGTTAAAAACCATGACTATTGTACGTAAATACAGAATATACCCAAACGAACAGCAGCAGCAAGCCATTCTACAGACTTGCGGATGTTGCCGTGTCGTGTATAACACCTGTCTGACTACGTACACGGACAACTACCGGAAATGGGTCGAAAACGGTAAACCGCAAGGGGAATTCGATGATACTATACCGACAGCAAAGGAAATACAACTCGATGGCAAGCCATGGATGAAGCAGGCCGATGCATTGGCACTGTCCTGTGCCAGAATGAATTTCGTCAATGCACTTAATACGTTTTTCAAGTCAAAAAAAGGTAAACGTAAAGGCAGAAAAGTCGGTTTCCCTAAACTCAAGTCGAGACGTAAGTCCAGATTTGCCTACCAGACATCGAACCAAGGCAGTAACATACGTTTTAACGAGAGTAACACGCAAATAAAACTGCCCAAGTTGGGTTGGGTCAATGTGGTACAGCATAGGCCGTTACCTGATAACGGTACGATTAAACGTGTAACAGTATCAATGACCAGTGCAGGGGAATTCCATGTTTCCCTTAACATAGAATGTGAAAAGCAACTTCCGTTGCTTAACAGATATAACAGCATATCTGACCCGAACGTAGTGGGTTTGGATATGTCCCTTCCTAAATTCTGCGTTTCCTCTGAAAGTAGTGATGATACGAGAATCAAGTATGAGCACAATTACCGTAAGGAGGAGGAGCATATCAAGAAGCTAAGCCATGTATTATCCAGGAAGACACATTACAAGAAAGTAATTGTGGACGGAGTGGAGAAGAAGGTGGAGACTGAGAATTACAAGAAAGCCAGAAAGAGGCTTGCCCGATTGCACGGCAAGGTAGCCAGAAGGCGTGAGGATTTCATTATAAAGTTGGCTTTGTATTTCGTGCGTAAGTACGATGTGATAAGTATAGAGGATTTGGATATTCAGGCCATGTCCCGTACTCTGAACTTAGGTAAAAGTGTCATGGATTTAGGTTGGGGGAAATTCGTCAGTTGGTTGGAGAAGGAAGCAGAGAAGTACGATGCCTTTGTTTATAAGGTGGATAAATGGTTTGCATCCTCGAAAACCTGCCATGAATGCGGTAGTAAAAACAGTGCGTTACAGCTGTCAGACCGTGAATGGGTATGCCCGGTATGCGGTTGTATTATAGACAGAGACCGTAATGCATCGTTGAATATACGTGATGAATTTCTACGAGACTTCCATGGGTGCTGTGGTGTCCCGTATACTAAATTTAAACGCGCCGGTGGAGAGAGTGCCGCTACTTTTAGGGAAACCTTGAAGCAAGTATTCTCGATGAAGCAGGAAAATCCTAACCCGAAAGGGAAAGGATGCCACTGAATCTTTAGTTCAGTGGTAGTTCACGATTCACTTTTTTTGATATAATGAAATTAACAGTCAATTATCTTATTTGTTCCTCAGCAAAATTTTTGACAAGATATTCAAATTCTTCTTCGGGATTTTTAAGGTTAGGGTTAAATGCATTTTTCCTTTGATATTCATTAAATCTCTGACATCTTATCCACCAGTTAAGTTCGCTCTTACCTTCTTCAGACAATCTGAAAACATCACCGGCAAAATCCTTTGAATCGGGTGTGTTGTCATATGTCCACATTTCCGGTACAAACATACTATCATCATCATCCTCATAGTAAGCTGCTGTTCTGCCTATAAATGCCGTATCATCCTCATTGAACCAATCCTCTTCATGCTCTCGGATAATATGTTTAATCGATTCCTTTATTACTCTGTCAATGGACTCGTCGTAATAACCAAGTTCTCTCAATCTGTTATGACGTTTAGACAATTCTTCCGGATGTGCATTAAGATATTCATGATAACCTTTAGTGTATTCCTTATACAAAGGATTTACTGTATTTCCAAATTCATCGCTGTCTTTTCCTGAATATGAACGTTGATTCTTGGCATAGTTATAAATTTTTCCCCCTTCTTTTGCTTGATTATCAAACAGTTCATCAGAAGTTTCACCGTCGGCATTAATAACCTTTCTTGCTTGCAACGCACCAAGTTTCCTTTGAAAATCCGGCCCATTACCAACCTCGTTTATAGTTCTGTCAATTTCTTGTTTAACAGCCTCCCTTACCATGTGTCTGAGTTTAGATTCAGACAGTTTTATAGTTTGTTTCATTTACCTTCAATTTTCTTATAAATATACTTCCCAAATAAAAAACCACCGATAACTGAAACAATTATCGATGGTTCTGAAATTATAATATGAACAAAAAACACTTATCAGTCCTTAACAACAGTATAAACGGTATATTCAACACCTTCCTCTGTAACTGTTGAAGAAATCACATGATTTCCTTCTGCTACGTAAGTTGTACCTTCACCTTCGGGGTTATTGCTTGGGTCAAAGTCATAGAACTTAGGGCCGGAAGTAGTACTTGTACTGCTGATTAGAATCTTAGCCGTACCTGCTGCAAAGTTATCGTCCTTACAGTTCAGCAGATAACGCTTGTCAGCACAATTACTTCTGAATGTACCGCCTGTAATGTTAATAGTACCGCTTTCACAATAGATTACCTCAGAACCGTCAGTGCCCTGTCCTATGAAATTACCGCTTTGGATATTAACAGTTGCACTTCCGGAACACCAAACAATCTTATCTGCTGTTTCATTTACTATTTTACTGTTTGCACCGGTTCCCTTTATGGTTACTGTCTCTGTACCCCTTGCAAGAATACTTGCTGCATCGCCTGTAGTATTAACAGTAAGCGTATGACCGTTCAGATTCAATGTGACCGTATTACTTGCCATCACACCGGGGCCGAATCTACCTGTTGTAACATCTTCAGACATCTTAACTGTACCGTTATTTTGCATAAGTGTATTGAATGATTTACCTTCATTTGGCAAGTCATAAGTAACATCACCACCCATATTGCCGACAATTTTTTTAAGGTTGTAAAGATTATTATTCAATTCGGTTATCTTAGCATCCTTTTCTGCTATAATAGCGTCAACCTCAGCTCTGTCAGTTGCGATGTCACCCTTAACAGCAAGTTCCTTTTCAGGTACTATTGAAGCACTTGTACCTACACCGTAGTAGATACCGGTTGGGTTTACATTCAGTCTCGAACCTTCATTTGTAGCCTTATCTTTTGAATAAATCTGTGCACATACACCGTTTCTTCCCTCTGAATTAACACCTACATAGGTAATGATATTCTCAGATGAGTTATAGAACTGTGAACCGCCACCGTCAGATTCGTTCCAAATCTGTGCATAACTGCCGTCAGTATTTGTATAAACAGTTTTAAACCATCCCTTTTCAATATTTGACGGATTAGACCAAATCTTACTGAATACTGCATTCTTAACGGAATTGTCGGCTTCTGCCATTTCCTCCTTTGTAGGATAATCTTCGAGTGACTGATGCTGTGTAAGATAACCGGCATCATTATTCAACTGAGAAACATTAACAGGAATGTCACCTTTAACTGCAAGTTCCTTTTCGGGAACAATCGAAGCACTTGTACCTACACCATAGTAAATACCGTCAGGATTAACATTCAGTCTAGAACCCTGATTAGTAGTTGCATTCTTAGAATAAATCTGTGCATAGATATTACCTTCACCATTATTTACACCTACGAATGTTTTAACACCGGTAGTCTTGTTGTCAAACAGTGCACCTCCACCGTCGGATTCATTCCACAGCATAGCAGTACTGTTATCAGCATTTACATACTTCGTCTGGAAATAACCGTTATCCACATTTGTAGGATTAGACCATATCTTAGTGAATACAGCCTTCTTAGCAGCTTCATCACCGGCTTCTGATTCCTCCTTTGTTGCAAACTTGACATCTGTTTCATCCTTTGTATAGTAATTCTCAGGATTGAATATTTCAGTCAGAGGAATTGTTATAGGCTCCTTACCTGAATCAGTATTGAAAGTTATGACAAGATTTCCGTCTGTAATCTCTACGTTACTAATCATACCGTCCTTTATAAACGGTGTTGCATCAATCGTATCAAGAACAGTTTCATCATGTTTGAAAAGAATAGCCTTGGCTTCTGAATTATAGTCAACATTGTTAATATAGTTACTTAGTGACTGATGTTGTGTAAGATAACCGGCATCATTATTCAACTGAGAAACATTTACGGGTATATCACTCTTCTTTGCCAAATCCTCAACTGCCTCTGCTATATCACCCTTAACGGCAAGTTCCTTCTCAGGGACAATTGAAGCACTCGTACCTACACCGTAGTAGATACCGTTAGGATTAGCATTAAGCCTTGAACCCTGATTAGTAGTGGCATCCTTTGAATAAATCTGTACACAAACACCGTCAGCGTTATCCTCATTTACACCTACGAATGAATTTATGTTTGCAACCTTATTCTTGAACAATGCACCGCCACCGTCGGACTCGTTCCACAGCATAGCCTCATTACCCTTTGTATTCACATACTTTGTCTGGAAATAACCATTATCCACATTAGTAGGGTTAGACCAAATCTTCGTAAATACATCCTTCTTAACCGTATTGTCGGCCTCGGCCATTTCCTCCTTGGTAGGGTAATCTTCGAGTGACTGATGCTCAGTAAGATAACCGGCATCATTTACAAATGCACTTACATTAGTAGGTACAACAGGAATTTCAGGCTTATCTTCCAAATCATTATAACTTCCGCTTGTTGCAACAGCAGCCAAATCATCTGAATCAGCCTTTACAGCAAGCAGTTCATCTTCCTCTGCCTTAGTATAGGATTCACCTACATTAGCCTTTTCTGCTAATTTATTATCAGTTTCTTCCTTTGTATATACATTCTCTGCATCTGCCTTCTTAGCAAGTTCTGTTTCTACAAATGTAGTATCAGCTTTAGCATTCAAAGCAGTATCTGTTTCACCCTTAGTATATACATCGGCTACGTTTGCTTTTTCGGACAATTTAACATCTGCTTCGTCCTTAGTATATGAATCACCTACGTTAGCCTTTGTCTCAAGTTTTGCATCTGTTTCACCCTTAGTATATACATCAGAAATATTAGCCTTTTCCGACAACTTTGTATCTGTTTCATCCTTAGTGTAAGAATCGCCTACATTAGCCTTAGCAGCAAGCAGACTATCTTCCTCAGACTTAGTATATGAATCACCTGTGTTTGCCTTACCGGCCAGTGCGGTTTCAACATCAGCAGTGTTTGCTTTTTCAGACAATTTACTGTCAACATCATCCTTAGTATATACATCGGCAACGTTAGCCTTTGCAGCAAGCAGACTGTCTGTTTCATCCTTCGTATAATAGTTGTCAGGATTGAAAATATCAGTCAAAGGTATTGAAATCGGTTCTTTACCGGATTCGGTATTGAATGTTATGACGAGATTACCGTCAACAATCTTAACCTCATCAATCATACCGTCCTTAATGAAAACAGAAGCATCAATAGTAACAAGAGTGTTATCATTATGCTTGAACTCGATAAGTTTGGCATCACTGTTATAGGCGGCATTGTTGAAATAGGTTTCAAGTTTCCCTTCAACTGCTTCATCAGTAGTGAAATTAAGGTCATTCTCCAAATCAGATACCTTTGTCGGCAAATCTTCCTTTCTTACAAAGTTAACCTTATCGGCTTCATAGGTTGAAATGTTTAACTTAGCGTTTATTTCTTCACGCAATTCTTCCTCTATATCCTCGTCATCAAGTATCGCATTTGCAAGTTCCCCGATTGTGTTCAGTTCTTCCGGTGCACCGTCCACAAGGTTGTCAACAGCAGTATTTATTGCATCATGCAATTCCCCCTCATCAACACCCTCAACGGAAATCGGCTTAATCATACCGGTTCCTGAATCCCCTGAATAGTCATAAATCCAAGGATTAATGTTTTCGTTTATACTGTTATCCATTTTAAATTAATGTTTATTTCATATAAATATCGAAATATATAACAAAAAAAAGGCAGATTATAAAAACCTGCCCTTATCTCCTCCCTCTCGGTACTGACATATTCCCTCCGCTTCTCGGTACCGGATTATGCATTCCTCTGTTATAATTTCCGACTGAGCCTCTGTTTATACTACCGGGTGTCTGCCGTGTCGGATATCTCCTATATACATCCGTATGTCCTCTGTGCGGATAATGTGGTGTGTTTCCGTGCATATGATAGTGATGAGGTAACGGTCTCGCATATGAATGATAATAAACCCTTCCGTCAATGTATCTCGGATAATAGTATCTGTTATTATAGATGTAATAATATATACTTCCGTCAAGATAGTACGGTGTACCTAAATTAACAACTACGCTTGCATCCTCAGTAGTAAGTACTACCTCCTGACCTAATGCGCTTGTTACACAGGATGAAAACGTGAATATTACCATAAGGCATATAAACAGATTAATTAAAACTTTCTTCATGGGTAAATCCTCCTTTTTTTATTAATAAATAGTTTAAGAAATTTGTAGAACCAACTGAAAAACAGTTATTTAGGGATTTTCCATAGGACAAATATGGATTTCCCTAAAGGCATAAAAAAAACACCTCTTAGTCAGAGGCATTTTCAATTCTCCTTAATGCATTTAATACTTTATTCAGATAACCGTCTGTTGCACGTGGGTTTTTCATATACCCGCAACCTCCGTTCCAAAGCCTTATCATATGTTCCATGAGTTGTGAATCGGTCACTTCATGCTTAGGCTTATAGAAGTTTTGGACTATCCAGAACATTTCAACTGATTTTTCTACACTATACCTGTCATCCAATGTAAACCGTCTGTTGTTTTTCTTTAGTTTGTTTATACGGTTACATTCATTTACTAATACCGGTGAAATCTGTAGTATTCCTACATGAATTCCTCCTACTGCTTTTGGGTTTCCTTTGCTCTCAACTGCGCTAATTGCCTTTATTAAATTGTCCCATCTGTTTTCTGCCGGTGTACTTTGCGAAAAGATTTCCAAGCCGCAAATCATGAAAGTTAGTGTTAATAACGCTTTAATTAGTGTTTGTCTCATCTTAAAATTTAATTTTTTATTTTCAATGGAAAAACAGCACAGAAATCACATTTTTCGATATAAAAACTGCGCCGTTTTCACATTTTTTCAATGGAAAAACTGCATTCATTTTATGAAGTTAACAGCCAACAGGCCGTTTTTTGACAGTTTCCCACTATACCATTCCCTTACAATCTCTTCAAGAAACTTCTTACGGTCACTCTCATCGGTTATCATAGGAGCAAACTTATCCATAAGCATTAGCAGAAGTTCCCTCATTCTCATTGTTTTCAATGGCTGTCCCCCGCTAACCATGTTAACCATCTTAACCTTCTTAGGATATCCGTTTGCGTCAATATCGTCAATAACAACCGGTGAAAAACCGTCATCAAGGAATTCCTTTACTATAAGAACCTTCTCCCTGTCAGGTGTAAACCCTTCCGTGAGTATATCACCTATCAGTTTCTGTTCCGTTTCCTCTGTTATAACAATCTTCCGTTCCATAAAAATAAATATACAGTTTCAGATTTTTTTGCAAATATACTCCTTTTCAGTCAAAAACCAAAGGAATATCCGCTGTTTCGAACACAAAACCCTTAACCGGTTGGTTTTCAATGATATAATCTGTTATTTTATCCTCTATTTCACGCTGTATCGTATAGATTACGGGCCGTGCCCCGTATTCGGGTTTGTCAATTACCTTATTATAAAGGTATGCTATACAGTCATCATCAAAGAAAGTTTCCCCGAGTTTATAGTCAATTGACTTAAGTTTGTCTGCAAGTTTATCCAGCTCAGTTTTAATGATATGCTTTATGTTATCTTCACTCAGTCTGTTGAAATGCACAATACAGTCTATGCGGTTAATGAACTCAGGCTTGAAAACCCTCTTCATCGCCTTTTCTATTATTTCACGGTTTTCGGTATCTGTATCTTTTATGAATCCGATTCCTTTTCCCTTCTCGCTTATGTCCTTTGCACCTACGTTAGATGTCATTATGACTATGACATTTGAAAAATCTACAATATTTCCCATGTTATCCGTAAGTCTGCCCTCGTCGAAAAGCTGTAAGAATACATTATGCACGTCCTCATTCGCCTTTTCCATCTCGTCAAGGAGAAGTACACAGTGATTGTTCTTCTTAATCGCCTCGGTAAGAATACCGCCTTTGTCATATCCTATATATCCGCTTGCAGCACCGTAAAGCTTGTTCACGCTCATCTTGTCGGAATACTCGCTCATATCAAGCCTTACCATATCCTTTTCAGAACCGAACACCTCTTCCGCAAGTTTCTTAGCAAGATAGGTTTTTCCTGTACCCGTACTTCCGCTAAAGAACAGTACCGACGGACGGTTCTTGCTGCTCATTCCGATACGCTGTCTCTTTACTATCCTGCATACCTCGTCAACTGCCTCATCCTGACCTATCACGCTTTTCTTCAGTCTGTCTGCGAGTGATTTGAGTTTGCTTACCTCATCAGTCGTAAGTGTTGTTACCGGTATGTTTGTCTTAAGTGATATAAGTTCGCGTATATCATCTTCCGTAACTACTTTTACAGTATTCTTGAAAGCCTTTTCCTTTTCAATCTGCGAAAGCTCTGACTTAACCGATATTTCCTCCTTCTTAAGTTCCTCGAACTCCTCATCACTTCCGCTATCGGTGCTTCCGCTTAACATTCCAAGTTTTTCACCGATTTCACTTAGCCTTGCATTACATCTTAACACTCGTTCATCCTCAACCACGTCAATTGTCTTCATTGCAGCCGCCTCGTCAAGGATATCAAGGGCATAGTCCGGAAGTTTTGCGTCCTTTGCATATCTCCTTATGAGTTTTATACATGTTTCCACTACATTTTCATCTATTGAAACATTATGGTAGTTCTCATATTTGCGCTTGCATACATTAATGATAGTCCTAAGTTCACTGTCATCCTTCTCGTGCATCACTATCTTCTGAAACCTGCGTTTAAGCGAAGGTCTGCTTGCTATGTATGTATTATAGAATTTTTCTGTTGACGTGCATATGAAGCCTATGTTACGTTCCGAAAGTATAGGGTCTAATATATTATCGGTGTTTATCTCGGAAAACTTGCTGTTTTCGGACAATACGGACTGTATATCGTCAAGGAAGAAAATATAGCCGTTCTTCTTTACGGCATCCGTTACTATGGCATTGAACTTCGTCTCGAAATTACCCCTTAATGCGGCACCGGATACTAATGACATGAAATCAAGCTTCATCAGCTTCTTGTTTCTGAAAGGCTTTGGTACTTTTCCGTCAACGAGAAGATTCGCAATGTGCAATACAGTGGCTGTTTTACCTATTCCGGAATCACCGACTATTATCACATTATTACGGTCTCTCTTAGTAAGTATGTTGAATATCTGCCTGATTACATCATCATTACCGATAACGTCATCTATCTTACCGTTCGCTGCCTGCTCGTTCATGTTAATCAGCATCTCCTCAACAGCACCCTTTGTAACCTGCATCTTTACGGTAAAATTGTTTCCTTTTCTGTTTTCCTTCTGCGGAAACATCGAATTAAGGTTCGTAAGCAGCTGTGAATGTGTTATGCCGACCTCCTTGAACGGTGCTGCTATCGTATCGTTAATCTTAAGTATTGACAGCAGCAGATGACCTGAATTAATCTCGTCCGAACCGTAGTCCTTCTTTGATTTCTCTATCGCCCGGTCATACAGTACGTCATACTTAATCGTAGTGACACCGGTATTTGAGTTATGTACCTTGGACATCATATCCTTAAACCACCTGTGAATACTGTCAAGCGTACTTGTAATGGTTGTTTTTGACAGTATCTTATATGCTACCGAATCAGTGTTTTCCAGCACTGACAGGAAAAAATAGTCAATTGAAATATTATCAGTAGGATATTCTTTGATAAGCTTATCCTTTATATACTGAAACACTTTTGCCGTTTCACTCGTAAAATTAGCCTCTAACATAGATAATTCGCTTATTCTTTCTTCTTAATATATGGTTTGGCATAACTTTTTTCAATATATAACTTTGTTTTATCGTTTTTATGACGTATATTTGCAAACGAAAAAATTATTATTCTATTATGTCGGCAATTTACAACAAATACTCAGACAACAAAGACCATGTATGGTATGACAGCAGTAATGTAGTATACAGTGTGTGCTATGATACTTACACGGACAGGAAAACACTGAAGGTCGTATTCAAGGAAGGACGTACATACCTTTATAAGGACATAGAAGTAAAGGACTATATTATTTTCAAGAATGCCGAATCAAGCGGAAATGCCCTTAACAAATTCATAATAAAGAAATATAAGGGTGTCAGAATCGAAGATACTACGAAAGAAGAACTTGACGAACTGAAAAAGATTTTTGACGAGGAAAACGAACTGACCGAAAATGCATTCAAGGGACTTAAATACCATATAGACCTTAACGGGGTTACAGGTGAATTCGTACTGAAACTAAATGACCGTCCGATTTTTGAAGGTGTTGAGAATCAGGTATCGATAACAAGGCTTTTCAAGTCAATGAATATAAACTATACTTACGCACAGGATAATGGAATCTACAGCAAACCGGAAGATGAAGGAG